GTTGACTTCGACCAGGGTGCCCTGGGCCAAGTAGAGCTGAATGACCTCGTCTTGCAAAACGTCATCGCCGACGGTGACGAGCGGAGAGCCAGGATTGAACGCCAACGGTTGATTGTTGACGTCCGTAAACTGAGGAAAATTGAAAATACTTGCACGAGTGAGTCGGAGATAGTGATTGGCCATGGCCGCGCCCCCCTTTTTAGATGAAAACTAGGTAGACGCCGTTAGGCAATGTCGATGCGCGTAATGGCAGCGGTATTACCAATACCCATGCCAAGTGCTTCATAACTGTGAAAGAAAATGATGTCCGCCTCTTGCTTGATATAAAGAGTGGCATCCTGGAGCAGGAAGAAGTTGCCGAGGAAATTCTCCGGCGCGAAGAGGTAAATGGACGCCGATGCATTGTCTTGTGGAACGAGAATATCGTTCTTGATGGTGGTGGTCACCGGGAAGCCCCAAAGGCGCTCTTCCTTTTCCACACCATCACGATAATGCGCGGAGGCAATATCGTCACCGACCGTGGTGGCTGGCAAATCCAACGCTTCATAAAACGTAGATTTAGTCATCACGATACGCCCAATGGGCGTACGCCGATTGGAGAGATTCTGGAAACCTGCCTTGAAGGCGCCCGAGTGAAATCCGGTGGCTTTAACCACCTGGTCAGGTGCAGTGGCCAAAATCTGGTTGACCGTATCGATGAACTTACGGTCTTCCTGGTCAGCCATATCTTTGACGGCGTTGTCCGCGAGGATTTTACGAATATCGTTCTGATAGGTCATCAGTTCGAACTTCGACTTGCGGAAGCGCTGGGTCTCGATTTTGCCGAAATAGACGGCATAGCGAGGACCCTTAAAAATCGTGCGCGTCCCGGTGCCGTAGAAGGGTACGAAAGTCGCCGATGAATCCGGCTCCTTTTCGACAATCTTCTTGGGCTGGTCGGTATTTTCGTCGCGATCGATTTCATCGTCCGCGAGCAAAATGGGCGGCAGAATCTCACGCACGAAACTCTCCTGACGGAGCTTGGTGCGGATGAAAGCAGAGCCAGCCTCGGTCGCCTCTTTGACCAGACCCTGGTCAAGCTTGCGAACGAAATTGCTGTTGATGAATTGAGCCGAGACCTTTTCGGTCTCCGTACGGACGAGCGCGTTCGACATGTTAATTCCTTCTTACGTAGTAATTAGAGGTCGAGCTCGACCGTGATTGTTCCATCTGCAGCGAGGTCATTGGCGATGACCGTACCAATGACGTGAGTAGTGGCCGTGGGGCCTGCATCGACCAAAAGACCGGCCGAGTACGAGATTTTTCCGTTAACCGGAAATGCCTGTGACGGTCCGAGTTTATCGGTTTTAACGGTGAGCTTGCCGCGCAGGCAAACGACCTTTTCGACAAATCGTGGCGCGGTATCGACACCGTTGCCCTCGATGACGATGTAGACCTGCGGCTTCTGAGCCGTGCCCAGGGCCACGCTCACGGGGGAGGTTGCGACATTGACTTCAGTCTGCGAGTTGAGCGCGACAATGAAGCCAGGCAAAAGGGCCACGGGGACCCCTCCCACCTTGACAGGCGGCAGCGACTGATCGATGCCAGCATCGCCGCCGGGTTCCCAACCACGTAGAACGTCGAATTTATCGTTGACGGCGGCCATTTTTAATTCCTCTCACACACTTTAGGAAACAATCCAGCTGAGAAAACTATCCTCGGCCTGGCTCGCAGCTTCTTTGACAGTCCGAGGTTGCGCTTTGTCGTGCACCTCTCCGGGCTGGCCGAGTGAGTCAGGCTCTTCACCCGTGTGCTGTGCAGTGCGCATCCAGTGGTCCAGAATTTCTGGGTCCACTTGGCTGAGCTTCATTCGCAAAGGTTCCGGCAGACTCTCGCCGGTCGTTTGCTCGTAGCGCTGTGCGATTTTATCGACGCGCACCGTACGCTCAGATTTCTCTGCAGCAAACTTTTTTAATTCAACGTCTTCGACGTAATCGGCTAATGCGTCGATCACCTCAGCGAGCTTTTGGCGAGTGATGCTCACTTTGTGACTCCTAGCAGGTGCTGAATTCCGGTAGCAGCGTGCAGCATCGCAGCCGCCTGTACGCGTCGGCGTGGGAGATTGACGTCTGCACTTTTTCGCAAAACTTGGGCAAGTTTTCGCAAATCAGCGCTGGCGTGGGCAGCTTTTACCGGGGGTGTTGAAGGGTCACCTTCTGCCATAACCGCAGGCAGGGCTGGCTCGGGTTCATCTTCTTCGACGCCGGGGGCATCGAGATTATTTGGTTGCATGAGCTGTTCGAGCATTTCTGGGTGTTGCTCGAGTAGCGTCAAGAGGTCAGCAACTTCAGGATCATTTTGCAGCGCTGCGAGGTCCTCGGGCGTAGCTTCATCACTGTCGTCCGGGTGTGCACGAAGGTCCGCTGCAAGTTTGCGTAGTTCTTGTGCTGTCGGAACAATGTATTTGGGCGCCGTCGCGACTGTTGCGTTAGCGGTTTTCATGCGCGCTTCGTTGACGACCGTAGCGAGTACGTCGTCTGCGAGCGCCGCAATGTTCGTAAACCGACTCATGGTGTTTTACGGGCCTGCTGAATCAATTCATGCGCCGCTTGCTGTCCGACATAATGAATATCACTCGCCGTTTTATAAACGGCTTCGAGCGTCTCATCGTAGCCGCGCTCATATTCAGTAGCGGCATTCTTCTCCATGTCTTCGACGGCTTTGCTGTAGCCGTACTGCGCAGCTTTTTCGAGCTCCGTAGAGTCGACGGTAACACCGGGAATACCGGGAATACTCTGTGCGGTCTTTACACCAAGAGCACCGAGTGCTGCGTCGTATTGCGCAAAGCGCTCCATGAAACCATCGCAGATGGCAGAGCCCATCGTATGCGCCTGCTTTTCCATCAGCTCGGCTTCGGCGTCCTTGGCTTCTTTGGCCATGCGTCGAAGCTCAGGCGCCAAGGGTGTTGTGGCAGCGGCCGGGGCAGCGGTCTTCGTGCCGGTCTTGAGTGCGCTGGACACCGAACGGACCGTGCTCAACATGCGTTGGGCGGCATCGGGACCTGCAGGTGGCGCCGCATCCGACGCGGTCTTTTCTGTTACACCCGCGTCTGCGGCATCAAGATTAGACAAAATACGTTGAAAAGCACTCTCAGCCATGGCGTTCCTCGCGGGCGTTGACGGTGAATCTTAGGTGGCGCCTGTTTTTGAAACAAGCGTCATGACTTAGCACAAATTAATTTACCAAGTAGTGCCGCAGTACGATCAAACTCTAAAGAAGGTCCAAGGTATGGACTCAGCTCGTCGTGTATTTCGGCCTGCTTGGTCTGCTTGAAAAAAGCCTCAGTAGCTTGAGGGTTTAATTTTCGGGGCGCTTCGCTTGCGCGGGCAATGACGTAGTCAAAGCCAAATTTTTGTGTAGGTGTCATCTCAGTCCAGCCGGAGATGGTCTCACCTTGGTCAGTAACGATTTTGGGTCCGGCAATAGGGGTCGGATCTGTCAGCTTTTTTGCACCCATCAAACCCAGGCCTGTGCCAACGAGCCCTGCTGCAACGCGACCCGGTTTTGCACCGGGGAAATGTCGCATGCCGTAGGCAGCGCCGCCTAACAAAGCGCCCCCACCTAACAAGCTCCCGCTTGTGATGGCTTTTTGTTGCAGCCCCTGGGCAATGAGTGCGTCATGAGTCTTTTGAACGTTGCCGTAATTGGTTTGATAGCGTTGACCGTTGTTTGGGTCGGTCCACGTCACCATATCCGTGAGAGGGCGCTGGTTTTGTACGCCTTCGGGAAGCAGCTGTCTCGAGAGATAGTCGGTGGTAGGTGTTGTGGCTAGTTTCTCGAGTAACTGTTGATTGATACTTAACGTTTTATCGAGCCCTGCTTCTTTTATAACTTCTGAGTAAAATCGTGGGTATTTTGCATAGAGAGAATAGACAAGGCCCAAGTGATCACTTGCTGATTTTAGCAAGTCATCTGAAACAGGAGCACCTCCTAGTTCTGGTGCAAGTTTTTGCATAAAATAAGAAATTATTTCTCGAATACCAAGAGGCAAACCGGACGATGCTGCGGTATCGACGGCTTCGGAAGGTTTGTAAGAAATCATCAGCGTCACAGCGCGGTCATTGTGCGGCGATGGCTTTGATTCTTGTGCACATTCCGTAACGTATTTATTAATTAATGAGGCGTCACCTTTATCAAGTGCGGAAACAGATGCGACAGGTTCGCCGCGCAAGAGCTTTTCAATATCGGCTCCCTTACCAATTTCCGCAGCCTTTTGGTGGAGTGCGGTAACTTCTTCACCTAGCGCATAGCTGCCCAAACGTACGTCGTACGGGTTTTCGTGCGCGACCTTTTTGAGCATGTAACCCGTGCGGTCAGCCGGGCGCAAAACCCAGGAAGAGTCAAAAAACACAGGACTCGGGTTGAGCGCTGCATTTTGTAGTCCGGTGCCAGGGTCGATGCGACTCATGGCATATTTCAAATGATCACAATATTCGGCGCGTGTACGTGCTTTATTTCCGCAGTTTGTACAAACGTCGTGCTTTATTCTGCATCCCATGCTCTTACTCGGGTATTCACCCGCCGCAATCTTCTCGAGCAAATGGGGTGCCTTGGCGTGAATGAAATCTTCAACCAGCTCTACACGATGCATGGTTGGATTCCAGAAGGCTTTTTTTACGCGTCCAATAGCTTTGGCAGGGTCAGAATTTACGTGGTGCTCAAAAACATTTGCTTTGTCATATGTTTGATAGTGCTTGGTCAGAACTTCGTCTGAAGCAATTTTACCACGCACGGGAAATTCAGGAAAACTATCACCATTGCGATTGCAGCCGTAATGCTCAGAACCACCGAGACCTACAACAAGCACAATGCTCTTGCCGGGCTCAGGTTGGATATTTTTGATATAATCCAAGGCAGGGCTGGCAGTGCTCGCAACTTTGTGAAGGCTCGTAGCTTCACGCAGAACACGACCGTTACGGCCCCACGTCGAGACGAGCTGTACGGTGGGCTCTCCCGTCGCAAAGTGGTCGTCGAGGGTGATAATCTTCGTAGGCAATTTCAATCCTCTAAAAATTGTAGTGCATCGAGGCCGCTGTTAATTTTTTGAAACTTAGCGTGGTGATGCAATAGTGCAGTGCCGAGGTGTGTGGCTGCTGTCTTGAGGTTAATTTCAGGTAACCCTTCGAGCTTGGCGGCAACCTTGTGCAAGCCCACCTCGCGTACGCGCTGCAACGTGTCTTGGATAATCACATTTTGAGCGATTTTGCGAAGAGAATTTTCATCCATGGTTAAGCTCCATAGCCTTGGGTTTGTTGAACCGCGCGCTCGGCGTCCGCGAGCGTCTTGAGTGTGGCGTAGCTCGGTCCCTTTCCATACACGGCTGACTCCTGCAGAAACGCGCGCGTGGCGTTGGGGTCGGCGGCGAGATTAGGCGCAAAGCGTTTCATCGTCTCGTAGGACGAATTGATAAGCGCGGGGTCCGCCTTGCTCAAAATGGGGTCGGCTTGAAGACCTGAAAAGGTTGATTCATGCATGGGCTGGAGTTTCGACAGGGCAGCGTCACGCCATTTACGCTCCCCTTCAAGTTTTCCCAATGTCGACTGGCGGCCCTTTATACGATCAGACTGCGCATCGGAATCACCGAGAAGACGCGCACCGCCATAACCACCAAGTGCCAATACGCCTGCTGTGGCGGCCCCAGAAGCAACATTTTTGGCAACTGATTGTGCGCCACCCTCACCAAAAATACGTTCAGCCGTGGAACCGAAACCTGCCTCTTTATAAAGCAGCTGCGGCAGAATCGAAAAAATCCCCCGTTTCCAAGGAGACGCGGCAATCTTTTCAACCGTCTTTTTAAAATCGGTCACTGGGACTCCTGTTGCGGCTGGCGACATTCACGCAAGTCTTTAGCCGCTGAAATGATATCTACAACAGCTGAAACCATCGCGGTCATATCATTTTGACCATAGGCGCATTCCAGTTCTAAGGCAGCGCGCACGATGCGTTCTTCAAAAGAACTAGACATTTTGTTTAAGTGCAAATGCCCATGCAGCGCGCGCTGCTTCTCGTTTGGACATTTCGGGTGGGTCATCCTCATCCCCACCGCGACACGAACAAGTCCCACGCTGATGCCCTATAGAACCAAGAATATCTCGCATATAGCATTCGCGATGCCATATGCAGATGGATACATGCGTTGCATCGTATATGTACGGCGTCACGAGGCCCGAATCATTGTCTGCGATAAGCTCTTCGCACCAAATACAGGCATTACCAACAGGCGTTGGTGTCATCATTTCAGGGTGATCGATCGCGGCACCCCAAGGTTTTGGACCGAATACTTGCATATCGCATTTCTCAGCCGACGCGCTTATTGAGCTCGGCGAGGCCTAGGTTGATCGATGCAATTTTATCGGAATGCGCGAGTGCTGTTTTAAACAGTGTAAAAATAAACGAAGAATCATCAACATAACCCGCCGTCTTCTGCAGCGCAGGAATGTTGTAATTCACGGCGGGCATGCGCAGGGTTTTCCGCAAATCGGTCAGAGGCTGGACTGCGCGGTCTGCGTACAGTGCGATCGCCTGTTTTTCAAAAGCCGTAAAGGTTGTATCGGCATAGAGTCGGCGAAATTGTCCGCGCACGCTTTCGAGCGCATCGGCGTAACACATTTCTGCTGCGAGTTTTTCATAATGCAGATGGTCACGTGTTTTTCGAAGCGTGCGGCGATCATACTCAGGTCGCGTTGGGGGGTCGGCGAGGTCTGCAGCAGGAGCAGCGGCGGTCTTTTCTTCAGGTCGTAGAGAGCGAAACTCTGACAATAGGATTGTGTCAGAAGACAGTTGTTCGTCGTAATTTACGGCGGCCTCTTTAATGGCAGAACCCAAAATTACGCTGGGATCCGCAACATCAAATTCAATCACACGGTCGGCAGCCGTCTTGTCCCGCGCTGAAAACAGTTTATTAAATGTAACATTGTTGGTCGCCTCGCACAGCCGGCGCACCTGTTCTTGGTTGAGGCCTTGAACGCTGGCGAGTTTTTTGATGCTGTCGTTGAGGGGAATTTTGTTGAGCACGAGATCGTCAGCGACCGCGTCTGCCAGTTTTTTGTAGTCGTTTTCTGTGACGTAGCCCATGCGTCCCCCTAAAGGCGTGTGGCTTTAGTGTATGATTCTTTCAGTGCCTACTTCGTTGTGCAGGTCGTTAATCGTTCGATTTTTACGAACTTCTTCGAACTTCAGACGAAGCTGCTCGGTATTGGCATCCAACGCTTCGCTCTTGGCAAAGAGCGTCCGTGCGCACTCGATGGAGATCTTGGCGTACTTGGCCGCTTCGCGTGCTTGTTTGCTCGTAGCGTTCAATCCGCGATGCTCGAGAGACCGAAAATATGAATCGGTCATGATGGTCTTGAGAACATCTTCCGGTTCGACTGCGCCCTTTTTTTGACAATAATGCCATTGCAGTGCGCCGAGGCCCTGCCGCAAAGCAATATCGTACAATTTTTTGTGCGGGTGATCGTCAGGAATACCGCTCATGAACACAATGCGTTCGAGTTGTGTCCGGAATACGCGTGTATCGAAAAATAGTGTGCGGTAATTATCTACTTCGTCTGCAGCCATTTCAAGTGCTTCAGAAATAGCGAAATTATCTTTAGAAGCGAGCAAGAATGCTTCCAAAACCACACGAACCGACTGCGCTGTGTAAACCATAAATGGATACTCAACGCTCGGCTCGATAATGCTAGTCGATGACCACGGACGATGCGGAACTACTTGGTTGAGCGCTTTGGCACCGTGCAACAGGACGTACAGCGAACGCTCTTGTTCGGTCTCTGGAACTCGCGTACGCGCTTGCAGAGCTTCATAGCAATGGCGTGGGTTTGGCTCAGGACGTCGCATCAACTTCGAGCATGGCCGAATTATGGGTCATTGCCAATACTAAGCGCCCCAAACCATGAAAGGTGTCCCGCAGTTGGGTTTCAAGATCCAAGTACGTTTCATCGCCCAATTGCGTCTTGAGTTTGCTTTCTTGCATGTAGAGCGTGAGTAGAGTGCGTCCCAGGTCATCGACGCTGTTTTCCAAATTGGCTGCGTATTGACCCGTGAGACTTTTGAAACTGCGGCTGTTGGACTGCGCCAAGGAGGCGATCGTGGCGGCGTCGAACGCGCCCGTTTCGTGCAGCTGTCCTGCAGATGCCAGGAAATCAGGGTTGATTTGTTGCGCGATTTCCTCCGAAGAAGGTTCTTCGGTGCGCATAATTGGCAGCTGAATGTCGGGCGGTGCTGCGTTGGGGTCTTGCATGCCCATCGCAGCATTGGGGTCCACGGGAGCCATTCCGGCGCCGGCAGGAGCGCCTGCACCCTGCATGGCCGGGTCCGTTGCCTGCATTCCGGGATCGGGCGGGGCACCCTGAGGTGGCATTGCCGGAGCGGCACCAGGGACTGCACCTGCACCTGGAGGAGCACCTTGGCCCGACTCAATTTCCATTGCGCGCTGCTGCACAGACTGCAGCACACTGAGCTGCGCTTGGAGCTCGGACATTTGCTGAGATAGACCTTGGATAGACTCGCTAAAGGCCTGGTCCACCGGAGAAGGTGGTGGCGGGGCCGGCGGCGCAGCTTCGATAGGCGCAGGCATGGGTGCAGGGGCAGGGGCGGCCATAGCGGGCGGCATGCCTTGGGGCACCTGAGGAGGCAGAGCCCCCTGGGCAATTTTCATTCGCAGCTGCGCACGCTGTGCCTGCGCGGGCGTCATTACGTAGGCGCGGCAGACCCCGTAGACGTCAGCGATTTTAAGCATGGACTCCGCAGCGCTCGCATGGATGTCGTGTGCCAGGGCCAGCTTCTGCAAAGCGTCGCTGCGTGCGTGAGCGCGAGATTCTTGACCAAGCGTAAATAGGCCACTGGGGTCTTTACGGATGGTGGCTACTTTGATGCTCGGGTCTTTGGCAAATTGTTGATTTGCGGCTTCCTGCAGCGCACCGGGATCCGAAATAAAATCGTCCACATCCATTTTTGTAGAAAGGGGAACCCAGCGCCAATTGCTCGGAATAATGACGGGACCATCAACAGGACGCATAATACGATTACGTGTTGAGCTGTAATCGATAATAAACGGCTTGTCGGCAAATCCTGCTTCGTCAGTCATTTTGCCACGAACAATTCCGTTAGACCCCTCGCTAACGCTACGGACTTCGACAGGCATGGTGGCTGCCCAACCACCACGAATTTGTCCGACCCAAACGCCTTTGCCTTGACGCGGTTTTCCTTTTGCATCGTCGAGTGTGTTGGCCAGACTCGAGCCGCGAATAAAACCTTGAGCAACTTGTTCGCCGTACAAGTTGGTTGTTACCACGTAACGACGGTCGTCCAGAATGGCGAGGCGACGAAAAGTGTGGCCACGTTGCTGTGCCGACGGTCCCTTGGTATCTTCGAAATCGCTGCGTGTTAGTGCGTAGGGCTCCACATTCCAATCGGTCTTTGGAATACGAAGGCGTACGGGTTTTACACGGGATTCATAATCGTGCGGAAATGTTGCACGGTCGGTTCCGAACAAGTCGAGAGGCTCAACAATTACTAGCGCGGGCTCGGGCGTACTCTCTGCTGTAAATAGCCGATAGAAACCCGACTGCAGCGTGTTTTGGAAATCATGGTACCCCTGAACCTGCATCGCCATTTTGAGGTTGGGACGCTGGTCTTCGTAGTAATATCCACGCTTGAGTACATTTTGGTAGGCAAAGGGAGCGCCCTCTCCAAAATAATCTCGATACTCGCCGGGCTTTGTGTCGCGGTCTGCGACATTCAAGCGGCGCTTGATTTCCATAGAGCCCGCAGTTTTTTCTGCGTGAGGCTGCAAACACGCAACGAGCGTTTCTTCGCCATACAAGTCCGCTGCTTTTTTGAGAAGCGGCGGGTGTTTATCTAGAATTTGTACAAATGCTTTTTTAATGGCATTTGGTGCGTCATTGAGAAACTGGGGCAAAAAAGGCTGATACGACGAAACTGCCAAAGCGTGTTTAATCATATCGCGCAAACCAGACTGGTAGTCGCTTGCTGTGCGCATCATGGAGAGTCCCGCCATAGACAATCCAGCGGGCATGACGAGCGACGCGGCACGCGAAAACATACCGGGGTCTTCGCCGTAACGCGGTACAATTTGTACTTGCATCGGCTCAGAATCCGCACCCAAAATACCCCCGAGTGCAGAGCCAGCGCCACGTCCCAAAGAACGTGCTTCAGAAAGGGGGGCTTTCGTAGGCCAGCGTGCGTGGATTTCTTCGCCGGCCAAATTTCCAAGCGGCCCCATGAGAGCGCCGCCCATGGCTCCGCGCATCATGCCGGAGGGCATATCGGAAAAATCGCCGTCAGCTGCGCTCCAAACACCGCCTGACGCGGCGCCAAGTGCACCGGAGCGCACGGCATTGGAAATGGCTTTGTCGATGCGCTTGCCAATGGTCGTTACTTCCGATGCCATTTTTGGCGGCATTCCAGGCTGCGCCTGCTGCGGTGCGGGCGCTTGTGCCTGTTGGGTCGGCAGTGTCGGCGAAGACCAAGTTTTTGCGTGGGATTTGTATAGTTTATTGAGGGAATCAATATCCATCACACCAGAATCCAAAGCTTGGCCTGGAGAAACGCCTTGAGTGCTTTGGTACTGCTGTACAAAACCCGCCCACATTTGCGGATCGAAACCCGTTTGAGCGGCGCCGTCTGCTTCCGGGAAATTACCTAGTTCGGCATTTTTATGAAGTCGCCGGCCTAGTGGTTCCGTGGCGCGAGCTTCTTCAACGGCTGCGTAACTGGCGTAGCTGGCACGGCCGGACATAGGTGGCACCACGACGTTTCGAATATCTACGTCTTTGGCTACTGTGTCGGGTAACTTGGTGCCGGTACCCAGGGAAGCCACGGTATTTTTCTGAACCTCTTCTAGCCACTTGCTAGTAAGTGGCAAGAAAATATCTTTTGATTTTATATACATCAAATCAAAAGGCTTGAGTTCGTTCTCTGCGAGCACGACAGGAATATAAATAAATTCTCCCTCTTGCTCGAGAATAAATGCGCCGCAGCACCCGCCCTCGTCGACCTGCGTGTCGAGAATTTTGAATGTTACGATGTCCGGTACCAAATCCGGAAACTTAGAAGAGAACGCTTGATAAGCCATTTGTCCGAATTTTTCTTCGAACAAATGAGTTTCATCCTGCGGCTGCGCACCCATTTGCTGCGCGGCAATGGCGGGCGAAATAACAGCAGATTTAATCGCCATGGGGCTTTCTTTCTTTAACGCGTCGTAACGATTTTTGGCGGGCGAACGCGTGCAGTATTCGAGCGATGAAACGGCATTTCGAGGGCGTTGGGCACCTGCTGATTCGGAATGCGCTCCATGTCAGCGTCCATGTCTGAAAACGGCGACATACTAGCTACCTCAGCTAGTTTTTCCGTAATCAGCTGGACGCCATAGGTCAGCGCACGCCGATTAAGCATGCAGATTCTTCAGACGCGATGCGATCCCTTGAAGAGTATTTCGTGTCGCGAGCGTTGGCGCGGGTCGGACAGACGATTCTTTCTTCTGGATAAAGGCCGGAAGCTCGGGCTCTTTTTCCTTGTCATCGGGGTCCGCTTCTTTGTTCTCGTCGTCGTTCTTCGGCTCTTTTTCCTTTTCTTCTTCTTCTTCGGAAGCGGCCTTAAGGAAATGGTCATGAACCGATTTCGCACTTTCCTGTGCTGCCCCGAGCTTCAGGTAAATGTTGCCGAGATAAGCGGCACGTTCCGGGGTATCGAGACCCATGGTGTGCCGGATATGTGCGACCTTTTGCTCATCAGCCATTTTGGCAGGGAGGTAGGGCAAGATGCGTTCGGCGGTTGCTTCGAACAACCGGTCAAATGCACTCTTGTGCGTGATGTTCTTTTCGTCGCCAGCTTGGGCAGCGGCAGGAATGTCAAATTCTGTACGGCCCTGATGCTCATCGTGATTGGCGTACCCTTCGGGACGTGCCTCGAGCTCCTCTTTGGCGGCATCAGAATTTTTGGCTGCTGCGCGCAAGTCATTCGGCGGGGCGTCGCCAATATCGTTTCCAGCTGTCTTGGCAATGCGCCGGACGATGCTTTGGAGCGCTGCACTTTTGGCAACGACGGAATTGGTACCAGGTACGCCTTGGGTACCGGGAGCCTCGGGCTCCGTTTCAATGCCCACCTGCGCGGCTGAGGGGAAGGGCTCATAAATACCGGGCCCGGTGTTGGCGTAATTCTCCGGACGCTCACGGAGTTCACTCGCAGCAATCGCTGAGTTGGGCGATGCATTTTGGAGGGTGTTCGGCCCGTGCTCTTCAGCAGCCTTTTCCATCAGCGCAATCGCATCGGCATATGCGATCGACTCGGGAGTCGCTTCCTGGGCGGTCTTGGTTACTCCGGGGTTATATTGATTTCCCGCCTGCTTGCACTGGTACTCAGCGCCTTCGATCAGATGGTTCACTAAAATGCCGGCCGTCTTGATGTCTAGCCTGTCGCCCTCGGTGGCAGGGTCGGGCATGTTGGATTGGTCCGCCACAAAGTCCGCTGTCGCATCAGCAGCTTCTTTGCTGGGGTAGAAGATGACGCCTTCACGGATGAGCTGAGCATTGAGGCCGCGCACAAACGCGCGCTTAAAAAGGGGACTTGTCATGGGCGGAAGCTCCTGGGAACGAAAACACAGGGAATGTAGTGGCAAACTTGAGTGATTACCAACTAATAATTAATACCGACCGGACACACCTTCACCAAATTCAGAGCTGAACACCATGCCGGGTAGCGGGTGTGCGCCATGAATATCAGACTGCTGACCTTTTTGAGCACCCTCAACGATAGATTTCTTAAGATAACGGTGACCTAGCCGTACAAGCCAGTCTGGGTTGAGGAGTGGATTTTGTGTGGCCGGTGCCATGACGGCACTGACCGTAGGTGCTTTGATAGCAGTTTTTACCTGTTTTACACCTTCTGCTTTAAATTCAGTCACCATGGGTTCGGTTATCCGCGTGCCCACGAGATGATAGAGTAAAGGGGCTGCCAGGTATTTACCATGCGCTTGTCCAATCGGTGTATTTTCGTCACGTCCTGCAACAATATTTTTAAAAGTGTTGTAATTAATGATATCTCCGCGCATCAACCCGTGTTCGGCTGCATCGTCATCATGCACGTCTTCGATGCGTACATGGTTGAGTGTCGCCTTGGCTAAAACTTCGAAATTACGGCGGTCACTGGTTATGCCGTTGTCTTCATAAATTTGGTGCAGTTTTTTAACCAAGTAATCACGACCGGCGCCCAACCCTTTGTATTTTACGACTTCCTCGGGTTTAGGTACGCCTTGGGATAGAACATCTCCGGCGTGTACCTGGTCTCCGACTTTAACGACGGGCAAGAGTCCAGGGCGGACGTGCAGTTTGTCATCTGCAATGGTGACGTAATAGCCGCCTTGCGGCGCAGTTTGAATACTACGAATGGTACCGCTTGTGGGCGCCAAGGTTGCTTTGTTTTTGAAGGCTTCTGGGCTCTCGAGGATCATGCGAAATCCTTCAAGACCTGAAACGTCCATGGGATTTTTTCCAGAAATACGGACACCATGTTTTGCATTGAGTGCGAGCTGAGTTAATGGCTCTCCGATAGCTTGGCTGGCGCGAATGCCGATATTGTCGCCAATTTTAGCGCGGGCGCCGGTAGTGCCGAGTCCTACGCAATGTTGACACAGGCCCGTGCGTGCTTCGCACGTCATTGGCGAACGCACCCACAGTTTTTGTATTTTTATTTTTTGACACTGTGCCAAGAGGCGCTGATCAACAACGGTATTGCGTGCAAACCCGCCTTGGGTCTTGCTAAGAAAACGATCATAAATATGAGGGTCTGTAATATTCATATTCAAGCCGTTGCGCGTGCCGCAATCGGGCATAGTAATAACTTGGTCACTTGTATTATTGACCAATATTTTCGACAAATCTCCCGGTTCGATGACTTCGACTTGGGATTTAATTTGTGCCATCCGTGCTTCACGATTGTTTGCCCACCACTCGGAAGGTTTGAGCCCTTCGGCGTAGCTGTGCATGGTGAGCCAGGGTTGAATGCGATCGTGCTCGTCTGCACTCGCAGCAGGCGCGACTACGCCACGCATGAGCTGTAGGGCGCTTCCTCGAGCGCCTGAGCGGGCCATCATGCCCATGGTTCCTGGATGCACAAGTGCGTGTTGAATTAATTTGTCTTGGGTATCGCTGATAATGCTACGACGCTCGTCCATGCTGCGCGCCTTTTTAACTTGGGCGAGCGCAGGCTTGGTAATGGCATTTCGAGCCGCATAAAGAGGCTCAATGTCGTCGAGCCCTACGGACACCCCCATGTGTGTAGCGAAGCGATCTCCGAGGTCTTTTACTTTGGTAATGACATCGGTGTATTCCTGCGGACGGTCTTTGGCGAGGCGTACCATATTGGCACGCAAATCTTTTTTGTTATACGCACCCGCCGGACGGTAAGCCTTGGGAATGGCTTCGTCCAAAAGATAATGGCCGAGTGTTTTTGCCATGTCAGATATCTACGGCTTTTGTTTCAACAAACGGGGTAGCGCCGGTCCAGGGGGAGGCAGGATTAATAAGCTTGTCCTGCTTGGTAGTGGCGCTTTCGGAAGAATCGAGCTTGTTGCCGTTAGGCAGCGCATCCGCTGTAGGGTCCGCTTGTGCGAATTCTTCAAAGCTCTCTGCATCAAACCCGAGCTTCTCAAGTGCCGCGCGTTGACCTGACCAATAGGCGTGCTTTTTGATACGGTCGGGCAATTTTTTAGGTGTTTCTTTTTGCCACTCATCAATGGTCTTTTGCGACATTTCGCCGCGTGCCTTGAGAGCGTAGAACTTGCGGCGTTGCGCTTGAGACTTAAAAGGCACGACTAAACCTCATAATTGATAGGCAGTTCAATACGACTACCTGCTGGAAAACCTGCTACGGCATTGAGGCGCTGTATTTGAAACCGCAACCGTCTTTTTGTATTTTCGAGATAGTCAGGCAAATCTTCGACATCGAGACCGAGTTTTTGGAACGCGGCGCGCTGTCCTCGTGTGTAGTGGGCATCAATCACGCGTCCAGCTCCTGAATTAAGATGGGACTAGCCATAGTAATGGTCCCCCGATGATAGGCGTCCAGCGCATCTTTTTTAGTCTTGAACGTCTGGACGGCACCTTGGGTCTTCGTGGAACCGAGGTAGGCACCTAGGATGGCTTCATGCTGTGGGAATATCATCAAATCATTGCGATGCTTGTCCCCAAAGAGCAGATTCGATAGTGTTAGTCCTCGTGCCTCTTCGACTGCTTTTTCGGTGACGGGTACGTGAAGTTGCATCGTATCGCCGTCATAGTCCAGGTTTTGTCCGGCTTCCATAAACGGATTGACACGCAGGGATTTCCCGGACACTGCGACAGGGTAAGCTGCGACAAAATTATGTTTGTGTAGTGTCGGCGCCCGGTTAACAAACATGGGGCGCACTTTGGTTTCTACATTCAATACGTTTTTGGCCGCCGGGTGGCGGTCTTCAATCATTTGCTTGGCATCCAAGGGTTTGTAGCCCTGATGAATAAGCCCACGCATGATAAATTTGTTGTAGGTGGTCCAGAGCATTTCTTCGGGGACGCCAATTTGGTCTATCCCCAAAGTGTTGTCGGGTGTTGCAGTTGCACGGCCGGTCAAGTCTTGTTGGCGCTTGAGGATCTTACGGTGCAAAAAACCCTGCTTGGGACTGCCTGAGCCTGAAATCTGTTCGAGAAGCCCTTTGACGTCGCGTCCTTGCAGTTGAGGGCTCGTAGGTTTGGTTAAACCAAATAAAGCACTGATACTGTCATTTAGATGGTTTCTACCCTCCGAAATCAAAGTTGGAAGATTTGTTTCTTTGCTGCTCTGTAGCGATGAACTGGCGAGTCCTACATCACGATAAAGATAATTAATGTCTGCGACCTGTAGTTCACCCCCACGCTGTGAGGGTAGGATAGGGCGCATAATGGGCGGTACGATAGGAAGGCGGCTAAGGGTATAAGCATCTCCAGCTTTACTGAACCCGCCGGACTTTAATGCACGCAGTGCTTTGAGCTGTTTGACAACATTGTCAAGCTCGACACCGCGCGCAGTTTTTGTTTTTTGATACAGTTCTTTTTCTAAAGTATCTAGCTTGAGCGCATTGAGTTTTTCGCGAATTGCTTGCCCACCTACTCTACCAGTCTCTTCGCGCAATTCTTTTTTGGTAAAGCCAAGCAATCGACGAACGGGATCTTCGAAAACAGGATTTACCACCGGCTCGGGCAATTCCATGTGCGCCCAGCGTGTGCCGCTTAGACCTCCTGTAAGATTCGCGTCAAATAACCCGCCTGATTCAGGCTGCATATTTTTTGCGTTGAGCATAAAGCTCTTTGATTTTTCAAGGCTCGGCGTACCAATGGCACCTGACGACATGCGCGTTATGTCATGATCTGTCATTGGTGCGAGTGACACCATGGAACCATTTTTATTTACGTTAATTCCGGCGCCCTGCAACATGGCAACGAATTTATCAGAAACAAATGGATTTTTAGCATGGGGTGTGGGAAGCCCATATTCAAAGGCACGCCAGAAGGCATCGCTACGTTCACCCTTGATTGTTAGACCTTCTTTGAGCACGTTGCGTGCGTTGTGTGCCAAGAGGGCATTCATTTCCATTTTGCCTAGGCCCTTGGCACCTTCGTCACCACCACGGACAGGTTGCATGTTGGCGTCGTAGTTGGTTACGCCGCGTGCTGAATAATTTGTATCTGTCGACTTAAATAATTTGTGAATATAAGATCGACCCACAAAGATGTTGTGAATATCACGACCAGAAACTGGATCGTGTACGGTTTCTTTGTCTTTGAGGCCGTGTTCTTTTAATAGGTTTTTTGCAAACTGTACGTTATCCCCTGCTTGAAATTGCGGGATGATAATAGGCTTGCCTGTTTTTTCTACGACTTTTCCAAGGGCTGCTTCGACAATTTGTGCTGGGTTGATGCGACTTACGACACCCGCTGATGTAAACAAAATATCGACGGGCTTTTTACGCTCGTCTTGAATCATGCGGTCATCGGGAATAATTTCGGACACCACGCCCTTGCCGCCAAACCGATTGGCAAGTTTGTCGCCAATACGCATAGGTTCTTGCGTACGAATTGTGACCATAACTTGTCGAGCAGCGTTGGTGACGTCTTGCACAAAACCAATGCTGGGCCGATCCCACGTTACGGCAACGTCTCGGTAAGGTTTGACTAGAGATTTGTTGAAATTGCCCAAGAGTTGCATTTCGGGCGTGGGTGCTGATTTTCTAAGACCTAAAATAACAGGGTCTCCGAAATCAAGTTTGGCGCCTTTTTTGGCAATGCCGTTTTCGTCTAACTTGGCCAGCTGCATCGCCGTAAAACGCATGCCGTAATAAATTCCATATTTATGTTTACCCAACACTGTTTCTGCGTCTTTGAGCAATGTTTCTTTGTACATGTGCTCAGAGGTTAGTTTTTTGGCAGCGCCTTCGCTGATGACCACGGCATCATTGGAATTCTTCCCGTAATACGCCATGTAGGCGATGGACATATTTTTACCGAGTGCCAGTACACCCCCTTGGGTTGCATTGCTTTCGGCAAGGGTTTGATCTTTTTTGACACTGTCACCTACCTTGACATGCACGTCATTGTGCAAATAGGTCTTGGATGCCAAAGGAAAATAGGTGTCGTAGCGCAATTTAATAAGATCGCTTTTGGCTGCGGCTGTTTTGGCATGCGGGCGAATGTAAATATAATCGTCGTCAATTTTTTCAACAGTCCCATCGACAGGCGCTGTAGGAAGCACTAATCGTGCGATTTCTTTTTCCATGCTTTGGCCAGCTCGAGGTGCACCGGCTTGGATATAAGGCGCTTCGCGCTCAACCAACGGCAGCGCTTGCGTTTGAAATTTCGCACCCATGATGGCGCGATTTCCCTGCATTCCATTAATAAAAGGAACTAGCGCTGTTGTCGGCGTAAACATGAACGCCGGGTTGGGGATGATGTAATCAACCTTGGCTTTGGGAACCGAGATGACTTCGGTTCCATGAATTACATCCCAGTGGGAGCGTCCATCTTGACCTGGGAACGCGATGTGACTCTTGGCCAGCTGCGTTGCTTCGACATGGGTCATTTTGCCGGTGCGGGCGTCCCGTGCATAGGCGTAGAGGTTACCCGCAGCATCACGATGGGCTGCCATAGTCAGACGCACGTCGATGCCCGCCTTGGCCCCGTCAGGCGTGCGCACGGGGTCGATGATCCCAAGGTGTGTGTTGTGAACCTTGCGAGACTCGTTGGTAACGGCGCGTGTACTACTGATGCCGCCTTCTCCGAGCGACGTGATTTTCATCGTCTGGTCTACAATCTCAACCGGATTAATTTGAGTCGGTGGATTGGATAACGCAGACTGCACCACAAAACCGTTGATGCTCTTCGTAAAGCAAGAACTCGGCACGATTTCTTTTATGACAGGATTATCTGCGTAATTCATACGCAAACCGAGCTTTCGAACAATGGTGCGCTTTGCGTCTTTTTCGAGGCGCTCTTTAAAAAAATCATCAACGGAATGCACCGTCTTAAATTCTAGACTGTCGCGGTCGTCTCCGTGCGCATGGCCTTTTTGCACGTCGATGAGTTTCTTGGCTGCGACCAACAAGGATTCAGGACTGACCGAATCGTAATGCGTGCCAAGGGTACGCTGCGTAACTTTGCCGCTCATACGTGTAGCTGCAAAATAATCATGTACGTATTTACGTTTCCCCTCGAGCGAGTTGGGAATCGATTCGCTGGTGCGCTTGATTTTGCCAATCAGCTTGGCCAATACTGCTTCTTCTTTTTCGCGAGAAGCTTTGGCATTGAGCTCTTGAAGTCCGGCGCCCCAGAACTTTTTAATTTCGACGTCCTGTACGCCCAAAGAACGCAGGACCGTATATAGAGGTATTTTGGAATTCTCAAATTCCATGTGGAGCTTTCCGGATTCGGGCTCCATGGAAATTTGAAAATTGCGGCCCTTGCTTAGATTGAATGCCGCTTCAAACTCACCGTTGTTGCGTTCGCGCGTATATACGCCGGGCTTGAGTCGAAGCTGCGCGGGAATGTTGTACTCGTTCCCGCCCACAATAAAGCTACGACGCGGCGTGTAGTAGGGTAGATGCAGCAGCGTGTGTTGCTGGGTGTCGAGCACCTTTCCTGTTTTGTTGTCGCGCAGCGTGAGCATGCCTTGAACAGGCTCATGCAACGTTCGGCCGCTGAGCAAGGCAGCCTTTTCGTCATTGGACGAATATTCTTTTTGTTTGACCTTGAGGTCTTTGAGCTCGAGGGTGGTGTTTTTACCTAAAATAGGAAAAAGACCCTGGAGACCTTCCAAAGTCTTTTTGTAGATCTGCCCACGGCTGTCGTCGAGGTATTGGAGTACAGGCGTGACGGGGTCGGACATGCGTGGAGTATAGACCGCACATCACTTAGCGGAAGCAGGGTTGTCTGTGGGCGGCTTTATTTTGGTCACGTGGGGTGCGAGAGGGCCTGTGCCTTTGTAGAAAGGGTGGACCCACATCGCACGGTGCAAGGACCACTTCGGCCCATGCGCCTGGTTACGCCAATGCCCACGAACCAAAGTCGTGATGGACGGTTCATTTCGAGTATTGCCGCTAATAAAATTTCGAATCGACGGACGACAATCCATGGAAAGCGTCGTACCCATACGGTGCGTATTAATACGGGGTTTTCCATGCTTCGGAGCGCGCGCCGCAAGTTTTGGAAAAACTGTAGGTTTGTCAATACGTGCGGTGTTGATAAGTAAAATTGTATTTGCGAGCAGCCGTAGCAGCATGGTCCAAATACGGTCTTCTAAATCTTTATTGTAGAGAGCGGACAGTTCATCAGTAACCATGCAGTGTGGGGCCAAAAGAGTATGTCGGTTTGCTAGCTCTTCGAGACTTTCGTAGGTTTGGCCCGCCGTAGAGATAGAATCAGTATACGTAATTAAATATTTCGCGCGTGCGATTTGACCTGCTAGCGTTACTTGTTTTGGAATGTCACTAATCATCAGACTAAAGACTTCGCCGTGGCTGGATGTAATCAAACCAGGCGGAATTTGAATTTCCATGGCAGGCCATGGCAGCTGTTGGTCTTTCATGATTTCAGGACTTACGTCCGTAGCCATGAGTGCGGCCATATACGTCTGGGGCATTTCAACGCTTTGATAACCATGCCGGGCCCAGTTCCACAGAACGATGAGCGAGCGTTGCATGATTTCGTCGGGTGCATTTTGAATCGTTTGATAAAACTTATTCAGGGATGTCTGCATGCCGCCTGCCCAGCGGAGGAGCACATTGCGATCTAACGATTCAAATATGTCTGTGAGTGACATAGTTCTAAATACTCCGTAGGAGGTGGTAAAAGTAGATGGTCATGCACACAGATCCGATACCGTTATTCTAGATACTTTTACCGCAATACCGAGAGACATCATGGCCGATAATATTCAGAAAATGAGCGAAGAAGAGTTTCGCCAACATTGTAACGACAGCGATGGGTTTTGCACTGCATGCCAGGAGTGGACGGGTGGCAGCGTCGAACCCGATGCGCGAGGATACGAATGTGAAGGGTGCGGCGCCAACAAAGTGTACGGTGCCGAAGAGATTCTCTTGATGGGATTGATTAGGTTCTCATGACAAAATTCGAACGAGCAACTTTGTTCCGCGTTGGTGCGTTCGGCACCACCAAGCTCGAAGCGCGCGATGTTGAGATTACGTTTCGTAAATCGGCGCAATATCCGAGTTCGGTGTACGTCAGTTTTGTCGAGCGCGGCAAACGTAAACGCATGGCCTTTGCGCAGGACTACGAGCCCAACCTGACGGTGTACGCCGGCTGGGGCCATGAGCTGCCTGTCCCACCTACAATGGAGAAAACTGACGGGGGCGAGAAAACACGTTTTGCGACGTATGACCCTCGTTGGCGTCAGGAGTACGACGTGGCCATCGAAGCGTTTGCAAAACAAACAGGCAGACGACCCGACCTCGATTTCCGAAACCACGACACTAGAAGTCCGGCTCCTCAGGATCCTGAAGCTTCTGGGGCTCCTCCGGGTCCGCCAACTCCTCCTGCTTAATTGCAGAACTAAAATCAGGTAGGCCGTCGCCTTCGTCGTCTTCGTCGGTTTCGGCGGCCCCGAGTTCTACACTCTCATCCGGGTCAATTCCTGTGATCCGCTCGGGCGAGCGCAACTGTTCCTCAGTGAGGAACGGGTTGTCTTCTTGCTCGGGCTCTTTTCTTTCGAGCCATTCAATCCAGAGCACTACTGTGCCATCTTTTAAAAAAGTAGTTTCTTTTTTATTAATGACAGATTTGCCAGCGAGCGACTGGTCCATGATTTCTTTCAAGCGTTCGCCGTCGTCTTTATCTTCATAAATAGCCTGACCATTCTGAAAATCGATCTGGGTTTTACCCATGATTAGACGCGCACAGTGGAACGTAAAATCGTATTGCGTAACGCCAGGAATCTGACCATCAACACCCTCGATAACCTTGCTGGCTAATTGCTTTGTGCGTTGATGTGAGAATATATTGGGAATCGTGCTGTCATCGTCACGTGATGTATCTGGTGCTCGATGTGCATTCTCAATAGATTTTAAAAAATCAGTCGACATGGTCGTCCTTAATATATTTTTTTACAACTAATTCATGGGTCAACGGCACAGTGTCGCGCACCGCTGTAGTAATTGCCGGCAGGCTCCGTGTCCAACGTTCTTCGTAACAATTGGCGTAGTCGATCAGCACATACAGCCGACGTTCCTCGGGCAGTTGGCCAATCATTATTTTTCTAGGTGGAAAAGGGCAGGCTCTGAAAGCTGCGATGGCAGCGGCCTCTTCCACCGAGAGGGGCAAACGGTCAGGCATTACTGTGCCGCTTGTCCCGTCGTCATGGCAGCGACGGCCTGTTGTTTTTGCTGCGATTGGCGTGTTTGCCAGCGGTCTTTCACGACGGCATACATAACCGGGTCTTCTTGTGATAGCTGCGAAAGCATGGACTTCTGCGAACCAGGGTCCATTTGCGACAGCTGGTCGACAACGCTCTCCGCTTGCGCCAAAACTTGCTGCGGGTTGTAGTTGAGCCCCGCATTTCCACCGGCTTCAGATTGCGCTTGTTGTGCCAAAGAAGTTTGGATTTTCTGCGTCTCACGCTGCAGGTCCATTTGGAAGCGTGTTTCGTCAAGCGCTTCCTGCATGCGCTTTTTACGCTCGTCATTAATGTTGATGTCATTCATGTCGTAAAGCGTCGTGTTCGAGATTTGCTGTGTGGCTTGCGCAAGACCGAGCAACGTCTGCTTTTGCATGGTGTCATCAATGAGCTTGAAGGGCGTATACTTGGCTTCCGCTGGCGTCCAACCGAGTACTTTGGCAGCTTGTGTGATAATCCAATTCAATTGTTCGTTGAGCTGTCCGGTATACGTCTCGAGCTGATTTTCGAGCATACGCAGGGTGATCGAGCTGCCTGTAAATGAAAGTCCGCCATAGAGAAACTCACGCGGCACGCCCATGGCTGCAATGATTTCTTCTTCAGCTTCTTTAATTTCGCCAAGCGTCAGTAGACTTCGCCCTTGGCCACCCATCGTGGTGACGCCCAGCGCTGCGGGCGAAAACATAATGTGGTTGGGGTCATGCCGCCATTTTTTAATATTGACTTCAAGCTCCATGCGAAAGCGCTGGAGGTTGATGGTCGTAGCGGGGTCTGCTGCGCCGCTAATGGGGGCAGGGTGGAGCACACGGAAAGGTAGAATGTGCTCGAACGCAACGGCTTCGTTGGCCTTACGTAGGATTGCCGTGTAAAAGAAGAGCTTGATGGTGGTTGTAAGCGGTGGAAAGCCCCATTGAGAAGAAATACCGGCAGGTGCCGGGATCTTCATGTGGTAAATGGCACCGTCAGCGAACTCGAAGACCTTGTCCTCTTTAATGGCCCGGATGAACTCGAAGGGCATGGTATTAAGCAGATGGGCGTCGCCCTTTTCAACCTTCTGTTTATCCTCTTGTGGGATGGTGTAGTAATACTTGGACTCGTTCGTAATCGTATTGTGGTTAATGTCGATCTGTTTGGGGTCCCAACGAATTACGTTCATCCGTTTTTCGTCAGCAGCTTTTTCGTCACGGACTGTGCCTGTCGTATCTTTTTTACACGCAGGGCACAGGTATTTGAATTCTAACTCTTTTAAATTGAATTTATATTTTACTTTTTTAATTCCTGTGCGTGCATTGCAGTGCGCACAAATCAAAAAGCGATTAAATGGATGATACATGGACGTAAACGAATTGCCGTAAAGCTGCAGATCAAGCCCGCATGCCAGCGACACATGTTTAATCTTCAAGCTTTTATGAAGAACGCGGTCCCAATTCTTCTTGAGGGACTCATCGCTCGATTCAATCGTCACACTTGTGACGGGGTATTCTGCGAACTTCTTCAGAGCTGCGAAAATATGCGCCGAGTTGTAGTAGAGATACTCGACCCAGCGGAAAAGCTGCTTGAGCTGCCGAGGTGCAAAACTACTGATATAGTCGTGCATGGGGTTGGCATATCCCCCCAAATTTCTTGACCCCGGAAATTCCGAACCTGGATTTAGACTCATGTCGAACTACCCTCTGCTTGAGCTCGGTGATGTATATGGCACGCCGGTCTTTTCGTTGCGCACCACGGATGCCGCCGTGAAGAAAGTATACGCCGGAACATACTTCGGTGGAGACCAGACGTGGCGTTTTCCTGCGTTTTTTCCATTTTTTAAAATGGTTCTAAAATCGCTGCGTGAAGCTTTTCCCAATTTGCAGTTGTCTTCCCGTGCCTCGGCGCATGTGACACAGCTAGAGCAACCCGTCGTTCTGCCCGACAACTTTACTTTTGTCACTTCGCCCTACCAGCACCAGAAAGACGGCGTCATTCATCTTCTGCGCTGCCCGCGCGCGGGTCTTTTCTATGCTCCAGGTCTGGGGAAGTGCAAAATCACGGTCGACCTACAGAGGTACACGGACGACCGGCTGCTCATCCTCTGTCCTCGTGTGATGCTCACAACCTGGGCAGAGGAGTTCCAGAAGCACGGCGACGTCTCGGATGTCGTTGTCTTGGAGGGCAGCAAAGAAGAGAAGCTGGCCAAGATTGCCCAGGCGCAGGCCCACACGCCCATCGCCACGGTCGTCACGTACGCCACTGCTGCGCTGTATGCCGACGAGATTTTGGCCATCAAGTACAACTGCATTGTTGCCGATGAGTCACACCAACTTAAAAGTCACGATTCGAAACGAACCCTCAGCGCGATCCATCTCGCACAGCGTGCCTATCGCCGTATTTTGTTGTCGGGCACTCCTTCGTTAGGCTCTCCTTATGATCTCTACCCCCAACTCAAATTTTTAGCGAAATATCTCACGCCAGAAAACTACTGGGAGTTTCGTAAAAAGTTTGGGCTCTTTTATGAATATGAAGCCGAAGAAGCCATGCCCCGAAACCTCCTCGGCTACAAGAATTTCGATTTGCTTAATAAACGTGTGCAGTTGATTGGTTTGCGGAAAACGAAGGAAGAATGCTTGGATCTGCCGCTGCAACAAATTATCGATGTGCCATTTACCGTCGAAGATGCTCAAAAGCGCGTCTACAATCAGTTGGTCAATGACAAGCATTTGGGGGCAGGTGCTGTTGTACGGCAACAAATCCTTGAGGGAAAGCTCACGGTCAACACGGGCCCGGAGCTTGAGCCATACATCGTGGCTGATGAAGCCATAACGCTGCTCAATAAAGTTGACCAGGCGTCGAGCGGCTTTGTTAATTTGACGCGTAAAAACCCCGGTATTTGCAACGACTGCCCGAGTGTTTCCAACTGCAGCGTGCAACGCATTAAGCCGTATACCAAAGCCTGCACGGTGGTTCAAAAAGATTTACCTGTGCATGTGATGCGCTTGACGGAAAATGCCCGACTTGAGGCATGCCATGACCTTCTCGAGACTGTTCTTCAGGAGTACACCAACAAGGTTATTATTTGGGCTAATTTTATTACTGAACTAAATGATATTGAAAAAGTGGTAAAAGGCCTTGGCATCAAGTTCGTTCGACTGCAAGGCGGATGTACGCGTTCCGCACTCCAAGAAAAAATGGAGAGCTTTAATGAAGATCCGGACTGCCGCGTGTTCCTGGGACAGGTGGCTGTTGGCATTGGTATTACGCTCAATGCGGCCAACTACACCGTCTATTACAATTTACCCTGGAGCCTTGAGCATTATCTGCAGTCCATGGATCGTAATTATCGCATCGGACAAAACCGACCGGTTGTAGTGTACCGGCTTATTGGCCGGGGCACCTTGGATGAATCCAAAGCAAAAGCGTTGGATCAAAAAATAGATTTTGCGCAACTGGTAACGAGCAGTGCGATATGCGCTACGTGCGACGACTACTACACTCGTTGTCATAAATATAACATAAAGTTGTACGATGAACTATGCAAGTTCGACCGCGAGATGAAGCGGGAGACTGCCACGATAAAGGCATTGCCATGAAACGTAATACGGGCCTGGGGTATGGGGTCCCTAATGGCTACGATACCGTTAATTTTGAAGTGCCCAGTCAGTGGAAACATGATGAAACTGGCGAAGTGGTCACGGTGATTGCCGCTACAGCTTTTATTAGATTTACGAGAAAACATAAACCTATGATGGAGATGGTTCCTTGGGCTTTCCTAGAGCGCTACTCCCCCTGTATATAGGATTTAAATAATTGCCATGAGCTTTACTGATCAAAAACCATTTATTGTTGATGAGCGCATGCCCACGCTCCCCTGGGGTGGGATGACAAACGGTGACAACTTTCGCTGCAGCTGGTGCGGCCATCGTTTTAAAGCAGGCGATACTGCGCGCTGGATATTTACGAATACAGGTGAACCACTTTGCAAGGGGCTTAGCGGCAATCCGTTTGTATGCAGCAGCTGCGATGGGCCGCGCGATGACTTACTTTTGCGGCTGCAGCAGATGCGCGAAGAGGCGAAAAAATACTGGTGGTTTGCGCGGTGACCAAAGAACGCTGGCAACAAATCGTACGCAAAACCTTTGAAGAATTGCCAGGGCATCTTCAAGAGTACGTAAATTTACGTGCTTTAGGCGTACCCGTTGTTGTATGGGGTAATTGCACCATGGACCAACTCAACAGTATTTACGGTGCGTGTATTACCGCACGTCTAGTATTTCTAGAACAATAGGACTGTTATGAATTATTCTCCCAAAGACCCAGAGTATCGTGCCCTGCTTAAAGAGCAGATCAGCAAAATGGAAGCCACAACAAACGTGTTTTACATGATGGCCCAGCAAGCCGGCGTGCACACGTTTATTGAGTTTTGTGGCTTTATGAATGAGTACATCCAACTCTGCCGCGATGCGCTGGCGGCTGATATTGATTTCACTATGATCAACGCGCACAACGGCTCAACGATCAAGATGCCTTTCTTTGAGTACCGGGTGAATTATCTCGGTGAGAAGTTTGGATGCATTTTCGAGCCATGGTTCACCGCGCATCCTGATGCAGTGATTCCATTTTTTCGTAGCGCAGGAATTGTGATTCCTGAATCCAGCGCGGAAGCGGAGATCGATTAATGCAAGATTGGGAACTTGACGACGAAGAAGAACGGCATGTCCGTATTTCAGAAAATATGGAACCCAAAACGCGTGTCATCGACGCGCTCGTCGCAATTATACGGCGACGTGCGCCGCGCCGACAGGTCCCGCGTTCTGCAGGTGAGCTGTTCGATATCATTATGCGTACGTCAGATATTCGTGTAAGCCCCGAAGGACACGACGCGCTAAAGGAGCTCGTACAACGCCTGGAGGAGCACGATGCACAAAGTAACCTGGATTGATTTGGCGTTATTAAATTATCGCTATGAGAAGCTTCTGACGTTACTAGAGACAAATGAGATTTATCCAGATCGAGTTAGCAGCACCGCATTGTTGATGGCGTCGATGAATGTGGCGCGCAGCGAGGGCTCTTCCAAAGAAGACTATCTCGCGTGGACTGAATTGATGTGGGACAGCATGAAAGAAAACCCAAGGCAACCACCTGATGCCGCGCAAAATTGAAGAGGACCCGCCCTTTATTATGAAACTATCGGGCCCCAAAGAACCGATGTTTCGCTTGGTTGGGCTGCTCTTGGAACTACATGCTGACGTGGACGTTAAATCAACCAAAACAACAGCGCGTATCGTAGCAACCGTCCCACAAAAAAATGCGGCTGCTGCAATGCGCCTCGCGGGGCTTCCATGAAAATAAAACTCGAATTCGAACGGCACGACCTCGAAGAGATGCTTGGAAGTTATTTTGGTAATCTGGGGTTTCGGGTAAAAAATCTGGATGAGCTCTGCGCCCAATTTGGCGAAGCGTTCCCTGGCGGGCTGGTCGTCCAAGCAGAAATCGTGGATGTGCCGCAAGAGCCCGTCGACGAGCTAAATGACGCACCCCTCGTAATCGAAAGACGTGTCGAACCTGAGGTAAAAGTACTGGAAGAGCCAATCGAGGAGCGCGTTTTGTCGTTCACCGATTTAATGGACCCGACCATGCGTACGCGTGAAGACGAAGAGCGCGACGCGGCGGAAATAAGAAAGATTAGAGAAAAATCCAATGGATATGCCGCAGGAAAAAATTAGAACAGTTTTGTCGATCGACTGGGATTTCTTTTTCTTTCGCGCACTGGAAGCAGAAGACGTAAAAAAGACCGTCGAAGTCAATGGGAGACCCGTTTCGTTGTGGGGTTTCTTTGACTGGGGGCACTCTGAAACCCAAGGAGGTGGTCTGCAAACACTTCTATGGCATGTGCGGTTCCTCGACTTTACACGCCAAGGACTCGACCCGTATGTTATTGCGGGCATTAACAAAGAGTTTGGGTGTACAGACCCCGACGCGTTTAATGCGTTTGTGATGAAGGCGCTTGGTGTTAAAGATGCGAATGTGAATATCTCTGATTCACATCGCCATGCTTATTATACCATGGACGACGCAGCACAGAACGCGGGAGCTCCCGTTCATGTGATTCATTTCGATGCGCACCACGATCTCGGGTACGGAAAACGTAAATACGCCAACCGTAAAAATAAGGTTTACGATGCTGAGGACTGGCTCTACGCAGCACTGGATACAGGAATCGTAAAATCCGTTCAAGTGGTGTACCCCAACTGGCGCGGGCTTGTGGAAAAAGAAGGCTCTAATTTAGAGCATCTCTGTGACTATGATGTTGCATTTACGACGTGGGATGCGTGGTGTAAAGCACCCCCGATAAACATTGAAGTCGTAGATATTCACATTGCGCGATCGGGTGCGTGGGTTCCTCCTTGGTTTGACAAACAATTCGAGGAATTTACGCGTATGTGGAGCGCACCAGAACTAACGTGCATGGATTGCATTGTATCCGGAAATTCGAATCAACCGCACGCTTGTGAAATTCGTCCATGGGAAGATCCCAAGGTAGATGCGACCGATGAACTCGACGCCTTTCAGCAACTCGCGGGACAATTGCCCCAACCACGGTAAAGATTTTGACAAAGATGGTTATTGCTGTGATTGCGGATATCAAACTATTTATGAAAAATTAACGCCCCAGGAACAATGGGCCGAAGACAAACGCTTAGGGGTCCTCGATGCTCCGGACCGCGAGCAGGCGCTTCGTCAACAGGAAGACCCCGAGGTGCTCAAAGAAGTCGTCGACCGCTGGTTGGCAGGCGAAGAGCCAAAACGTAGCGATTACCACATAATCGCAAAAGCATTGTCGCAGCCCCTGATTACCCATGTGGAATTGCGCGACGCACATGCGCAAGGTTACGCCTTAGGGCAGCAGGTAGAGTGCCACGCATTTGTGGCGGCGTTGGAAGACTTATTTACTGCGGGCCCTATTGACACGCTGCCAGAGCGTCTAAAGGGCCTTATTGTTTTTGCAAAGGAAAGCATGAAATGAGTCAAAAGAAATACGTCGAGGGAGATCGCTTCGCCATCGGACGTTTTGCCCTTCGCACAGGAGGGTTTTTGGTTTGTGAAAGCGGCAACGAACTGACAGAAGTACTTGCACACATTCCGCAGCATTTGGACAGCAATGAGAATGAGCGGCTATCTGTGGTAGAAGTACTACGATGGGTAGAGGGTTGTGATTCCTCGACCAGCGAGCCCGATGACCTCGTGACGTTGTACGAAGTCGAGCATTACGAAGACCCGATCGAAATCAACTGAGTTTCGTATGAATGAAGAAATCGATAATGAAGAAATTGCAGGACTCCCAAAAAGTGCTGCGGATAATCGATTTAAAGACCGCCTGCCACGGGGCTACTTGTCCGTGTCCCAAGTCGGGATGTACATGAAATGTGGAGAGTCGTATTATCACAAATACGTGCTCGATAAAGCCTCGCCCTCGACCTACTACCAGGTCCAGGGGCGGGGCGTGCACAAAGCCGCTGAGAAACTTCATCTTTACCTCATAGATGGGGCAACGATGAGTGCTGACGAAATGGTTGCGGTGTATTCCGACTTGCACGACCAGGAAATTAAGGATATCGACATGAGTCTCGTCGACTTGGTCGATGGGCCTCCGGACCTCGGAGCTATTAAAGATATCGGAATCCAGCTCACCCGCAAGTATCACAATGTTGCGATGGGCCTGGAGATTAATCCCGACAACAATCAATTTATTCCAGCTCTTCGGCCAGTGGCTGCAGAGCGCATCATTCATACTGAGATCATCACGCCGGACGGGGAAGCTCTGCCGTTCACGGGCGTCATCGACCTTGAAGAAGAAAATTCAATTTCTGATTTAAAGACGAAAAAGAAAGCTGCATCGCAAGGGGAGGTCGATGACAGCTTGCAAATGAGTCTGTATTCGCACATGACCAACAAACCGCATGTGCGGTTGGATCAACTTATTAAGCCTACGAAGCGGCTCCCCGTACGTTATATCCGCACTGAAGCTGTGCGCGATAAGAATGAAATTCTCCACGCACTCGATGTTGTGAGTGAAGTGGCCGATGACATTGCCAAGGGACGATTTCGTAAAACAAATCCCGAAAATTGGTGGTGCAGCGCGGCATGGTGTCCGTACTGGCACGATTGCCGTGGGCGTAACCGCTAGGAGACTCTGTGACACTCGAGGAAGCACGGCAGTACGTCTGGGAGAAGGCACAGGAGGCCGCGCAACAAGGCATCGATGCCGTGGTTGCACCTGCTTTGCTGTTACGGCTTTTGGAAGCTGTCCTGCCTACATCGCTGCAGCCTTACCGGCACTATAAGGGCGGGACGTACACACTGCTCTGGGTGGCGGCAAACAGCGAAGAGCGCACACAACGTATGGCTGTGTATTTCTCGCACGAAACACGGCACGTCTGGGTCCGCCCATGGCTCATGTTTAATGAGCCGGTGGTTTGGCCCGACGGTGTTCTTCGCGCCCGGTTTACCCCGCTTGTGGAAGCAGAAAGGGGTGTCGAGAAATGAATTGGGACCCGACAAAAGGACCGCAGCCCAACCTCTCGCGTCTGCCTGTCTTGGAGCGCGAACGCATTACCACCCCGCTGCCACTGCGGGTTGCCGAGACTTATGGACTTGTGTGCATTTTCCAGAGCCAAACTTACGTCCACCCCAATGGACGTGTAAACGTTGCACCCTATTACGTTAATTCAACCAACGACCCCATGATCGCAAGTGACGGGGTGCAGATTGACCTCAATGACTTTTCCGGGCGCATTCCAGCGGCCAGTGTCGTCATGACGGCGAACCATGCGCGGACGGTGATTGCCGGACTGATCCACGCGTTCGTCGAGGTAGGTGGCTGTCTGGAAGACGTGCTTTCTGATGTCATCAATCAGAAACAACCGGACACGCTTCACTCGTATCCTGACGGAATCACTAAGAAATAAGGAGCTCACGGTACCCGGCGTTGGGGACTACGTGAGAATTGTCGTTTCTAGTCCTACTTAGGTACGCAGGCGGCTCTTACATTCAATAAATTTACCGTTCGTATTTGGTGTTGCAAATATTTGAGCAGTCCTCCCCCTTTTTCGCAGGAAATATAAATACCCAGCTATTTTTGGTAAAAGTAGTTGTCACCCGCTGCACCGCGTGTTTCAAAGGCATGCATGGAAAAATTTGGCGTTGAAGAGACGCAGAATTTGGACCGCGAAACTTGTCCACGTTGCGGACAGACATTAAATAGGCACGGGAAACTGTTGCTGTGCCCTGACCACGGCTCCGAGCCTTTTGAAGCCACCGATGCTTCCAAAGAGAAATGACCTTGTAAGGTCCGTAAACGCGCTCATCACGCAACGGTCGAGCACGATTCGGGCACTTTATATTGTCAGTATCGCCGCGCCCGGTTCACGGGAAGATGTACATGCGGAATTCCACCAAGCTGTGGGCGACGTTTTGGAAGGCGTCCAATTGTCCCAGCTCAAGCTGGTCTTTATTGACCGTGCCAAGGTTAAAGAGGAAATTGCATGGTTGCGCGAGCGTATCGAGTAGGCGATGAGGAAGAAGTTGCACCGGGTACGTCTGAGACTAGACTTCTAGAGCTTTTGTCAGTTCTCGTCTGCATTATACTGGTTGAAATTGTTAATTTATTCGTACCACGGATAGTTAGCAATGCCATAAGCTGGCTCTCCAGCTGGATTTAAGGAAATAGCCATGCCCGTAAAAAAGCGTGTTATTCAGGTTCCGTTCGAGAACATTATCGTGGACGACAGCTTCAACTGCCGTAAGGAATACACGAAGATTTCTGAGCTTGCGCAGTCCATTTTCGAAGATGGATTGCTCCAGCCACTCGGCGTTACCACCAAGCCGCAAGATGATGGCGTAGACAAGTATTTTTTGGTTTACGGGTTTCGTCGTTACCGCGCTCTAGAGAAATTGCGCGAAGACCACGGCGACGATTATTACGCGGTCCTCGAAGTCGTCATCAACGAAGGCACCTCTGAGGAAATGCGTATCCGCAACCTCAAGGAGAATATCGAACGCGAGAGTCTTTCCGCGTACGAAATCAGCCAGCAGATTAAACGCATGGTATTGGCGGGTTTTGACCAACACGACATTGGCGTCAAGCTCGGTCGAAATCAAAGCTGGGTCAGCTACCACCACAAGGTCGCAACCAAGCTCGGTACTTCAGCAGCGCTCGCTCTGAAAAATGGCGAGCTCACCATGGACCAGGCCCTGTACATCACCGACATCCCTGAAGCGGAACAGGAAGGCCTGGTCACCCAGGTGCTGCAGGCCGAGAGCAAGGCCGAAGCCAAGCAGCTTCTCAAAAAGGCTGCCAAGACCAGCGAGACAGGCCAGCGCCGCAAGTACGGCAACAAGGGCCGTCCCAACGCGAAAAACATGGCAGCGCTCATCAGCGAGGTCAGTTTCCAGGCCGAATCGACCCAATACTCCAAAGAAGAGCGCAAGTTCTTCAACGGTGTTGCGGCAGGCCTGCGAATCGCGTTAGGTGATCCCGAGGTCGACCCCAAGGCGCTCGAGGACAAGAACAAGTACTCGGACCCTGATTACGACAAGCGAGCGGCCAAGAAGCTCGAGGAAGACACTCCCGAGGGTGTCGAAGCGGCCGAGGAAGATGCCGAGACCGATGAAGCTGCGATTGCTGAGGCCCTTGCCGACACGCAGCAGACAGAAGAAGACCCCTACGCGCTACCAGCCGTTTCCGCCATGGATGACGACACTGAAACGCCGCGCGTGGTCTATGAAGCCGACGCGGAAACTACGGAAATCATCGAGGACGACGAACCTCAGCAGATTCGTGGGATTGCTGAGCCACCTAAAAAGAAGCGTGGGCGGCCCCGCAAAAATCCTATCGTCGAAGGTAAAAGAGCCTAGCACTCCGCAGCGGCACCCCGGAGCTTGAAAATGGCCGTCTCTCGAAGTTGCCGGACACGTTCTCCGGTCAGTTCCAGGAGACGTCCAATTTGTTTAAGCGTCTTTTGTCCGGTGTGAATTCCGAACGACGTCTTGATAATAAATATCTCACGCGTGGTCAGTTGCGTTGACTCGAAGAGATAAATAAGGCTCTGCGCTGTTTCAAGAGCCAACGAAGGTGTCTGTAAATACGAAACCACATCGGCTACACTGTTTTCGGTTAATTCGGAAGTCATCGGAGGTCGCGTTCCGCGAGCAAGTGCATGAGCGGGGACATGTACTAAACCAAGACGGCGGCTTTCTTCGCGAATCTCGTGGCGTACCCACCAGCTCGCGTAGGTAAGAAATCGTGTGCCAGCGGAAATGTCGAATTTATTGAGGGCTCGAATTAAACCAATATTGCCAGCGGCGATTAAATCTTCCAAAATTGTGCGCTCGCTGAAACTACGGGGGTGTTTCCGAGCCTCAGCAATTACATAGCGCAAAGCGCCTTTAATAATTAGATCGCGTGCACGAGGGCACTGTTTTTCCTGGTAAATGCATATGAGTTCACGCTCACGCTCAGCGCTGAGCATGCTCGTGCCCTCGACTTCACGATAGTAACGCGTTAATGCGTCGGAACTGCGAAGCTGCATATTTGTCTCCTTTTCGATTGTTTTGTATGGAAACGGCAGTAAGCTCACGTTCCAAACACTAGGCCCTTGGGAGCCAACAACATGACCAAAGAAATTAAGTCCGATACTGCTTCGAACGGCGGCACAGCCAACGGTCAACCGGCCAACGGGACTGCCGCAAATAATGCGCCCGCAGCAACCCCTAATAATGCCCCGGCACCCGCTGCAACGACTGCCCCCGCGCACGTCGCTGCTAACGCTCCCTCGCAGGAGTTGTCGGATAATACAGCTTCCTCTATCGCTGTATATGAAGAAAAGCTCCAGGCTATTTCTGGCGTGTTGATTGATTTGGCGGAATCAATCGAAGACGAAAATCTGCAAAATAAAGTGATGGCGCTGGCCGAACAGGCGAGCCCGGCAATTCGTGGAATTGATGGTCCGGGGGAGGCAAAGGTACCCGACCTGCGCCTAATGCAGGCCATGACCTCACAGGATGCCGTGCCGGCCGAAACCCGTGCCGGAAATATGTACACCACCTCGGGTGTGCACGTGGGCGACCATTTGAAAATCTTGCCCATCTACACGCATCTCATGCGAAAGAAATGGGCAGTCGGTGGAAATGCCGGAGTCGAGTGTGAGTCACTCGATGCAGTCACTGGCACACGATATGGCGCCTGCGCGCAATGCCCCTACGGCCAATTCCAGCAAGGAATGCGTCCTGAGTGCAGTGCGGGATATGCCTATTTCGCAGCGACTGCGGACCTGGATTCTATTTTCCGGGTTGAGTTTCTGAAAACCAGTGCACCAGCGGGCAGGAAGATTCGAACCCTCGCACAGCAGCCCGCTCTCTGGTCGAGAGTGTTTGAGCTCGGCGTGGAAAAGAAACAGCAACAAACAGGTGCCAAGGCGGCGTATTACATCTTCAACGTGCGCGTGGGTGAAAAGACCAGCGAACAAACGCGGAAAATCTGCGACACGTTGTGCGACTATTTCGAAGCCAATCACAAGAAAGCTGTGATTCTTCAGAACGCACATTCGCAGCGCCAGCTCGAGGCCGGAGGACCGCCTACGGGTGCCTTGAATGGCCAGCCTGATACGGCGCCCAATACGGACGCTTTGGATTTCTCTCAGGAGATATAGCCACTGACCTGATGGCACAAAAACAAACACGGTAGTACCCCCACCGTGTTTGTTTTTCTTTAGGTATTGGTTATATGTCTAAAATAAAGCTTCTTTCGCAATACGTGCCTTGGTCGCCATCCAAAGCCAATCTGGCTGCTCAATGCGCACTTGCGTTTAAATTTCGTTATATCGATAAAATTCCAGCCGGTCCAAAAGGAATGGATGGCGTAATCGGTGTGATCGTGCACCGGGCTCAAGAGCTCGTTTTACTCGGTGCACATTCAGGCAATCAAGCGCTCGCCAAAGCATTGGCCGAAAATACCGATCCACTTACGGATGAGGCACTGCATCGGATTTTGCTGTTCGAAGAGGCGATTGATGCGTTTAAAAAACGTATCGATGCCTTCTGTGAAAAATACCCTGTTCAAGAAATCTTGCTAGAACAGAAATGGGGAATCACAGATAACTTTGAACCATGTGCCTTCGAGGACCCCCATGTGATGATGCGGGGGATACTAGATTTAGCCCTGTTCCTTAAATCTGGACACGTGGTCATCATCGACCATAAAACCGGGAAGGTACGGCCCGCTGCGTACTACAAGGCACAGCTCGATATTTATAGCATCTTCGCACTATCGCACTTGCCGGGGTTAGTTGGGGTCCAAGCTGCCCTACATTACGTCGCTCGGCAGCGGATTGAATGGTCCGATCCCGTGCGTAGATCTCATATTGAAAAACTACTACGGCAATGGCTGATTAGTTATCTGACACGACGGGCAGAACGTGTAGAGACCGGAATCGCAACGCCTGGGTGGCACTGCAAGTATTGCGATTTCCGAGAGACTTGCCCGTCGGCGTTTAAGGGTGATTTGAATGGCGAAGTCGGAATCAGCGCCCGAAAAACAAAAGATTGAGCAAAGCGATTTACGTAAACTCTGGAGACGCAGTACCAAAGAGTGGCTCAATCTACTAAGTACCCTGGGGGTTGCTCGTTTATCAGAGCAGGGCCCCACGGTTAAAATGTGCTGTCCGTATCATCCGGACAGTAGCCCGTCGGCGCTTGTGCATACGGAGCATGGGTATTTTAAATGCTTCGGTTGTGGCAAGTTTATTTATGACCCGATTCGTTTCATCTCGAATGTATCGGGTGCCGGTTATGGCGCAGCACTAGAAACGTATAAAGCCTCTTTCGAAGGCGGTAAGCATTTAGACATTGAGACGCTGAGCCTGGCGGATACAATCCAGCGCCGCGTTCATTTTCTCAACGAAGCATTTTATTCATATTTGTGTGACCTCTGGACTGCTGAGCAGATGCCAGAGACTGCCAAAAAAACCATTGCTTGGTTAAAGAACAGAGGCATTCGAGACGTTCAGGGATTGGGCTCGCTGGGCATTTTGCCGCGCGTGCCAACTCTCGAGCGGCTCTTGCGGATTCAAAAAGCAACCGACGATGACGTGCAGTGGTGTCTGCGTTTTATCGGTGAATATCTCAATAACGCGTACACCGATTGTGTTGTCTATACTTACGCGACAGCACCCGAATACATTACCGCATTCAAGCTGCGGCCGGCGACGGCAGACAAAGCGGGCATCAAAATCCTCGAAGTCGATAAGACGGGGGAAATTGGTGCCTTTGGCGTTCTGACCCCGGCCTTCTACCCAATGTACGGTAGTGACAAGTGCACGCGGTTTTTGGCGGTTGAAGGGGAGCACGATCAGCTCGCGCTGTACTGCGGACAAATTGACTACGGCCAGGTGAGCGAGGTTGTCATTGCCCTCGGAGGGGATGGGCACAACGGCCTGTCCTTCATGGATACGCTGGGTTTTAAATCCTGTCGGCTCATCCCTGACGACGATGCCGCCGGGTCGGTTTACCCGACCAAGGTGCTGCCCAAAAGCCCGCGCATCAACTTCGAGGTATTCCAGTGGCCAGCGGCGCTACGCGCGCCCCTGGGCGGTAAAACAGACCCAGACGAGGCCGTACGCGCTCGAGGCTTTGACGTTGCGTTCGAGGCCTTCGTCGCCCCCCAGAACTACGTCTTTGCCCTCACGTGGGCGCTCAATGCGGCCAAGGCGAAGGTCCAGGGCACCAGCGGCGACAACATCCGTGTTCTCAAGGAAATCGCCGAAGAGTTCGCGGCGTACCTGACCGACGAGAGCGAGAAGTTCGCATTTGCACAGGAGTTCGAAAAGCTCTGCCCGAACATCGCAGCGTCTCAGGTCATCCGTACGGCGCTGGCCAACCAGGACTCGCCCTTGGGCTTCTCTGCCCGTATCGGAGAGTGGTTTCGTAAGACCTACCAAGTCACCACGTGGGATTCTCACACTAACGAGCTCACGCTCTGGCACTTGCAGAAGTCTCGAGCGCTCACGGTTCAGGTCGATGTCCCGGCGAGCATTCCCAAGCTCATCAAAGACTTCTCCACGGGGTCGTTGTATTTCTGGGCCAAGGGGGAAATTGGACTCCCAGGGTTTTTGCCAAACCCCGAAGCATTTGATGCAACGGAAGCAGTGTTGGCACGCTGTGAAAATACGATTGAGAAATCGATTCACCGTGCACTCCGCGAGCTCATTCCTGGCGCCAGCGAAGATATCTCAGCCATTAAAGGGCAGGGTATTCACCTCAGCCAAGCCGGGAAAACAAACACAGGTTATATCGTCAATGGCCGCCGTGTATTCAAACTGCTCTGGGACGATACTGGCGAACAGCTGATCGAAGCAACGCAGCTCCCTGGGCCCGTTGACGGACCGGTAGTTTTCGATTTGTCACGAAAGCCAGTACTCGTGCCAAACATGGATGACGGCTGGACTAAGCTCTTTACCAATGCGCAAGACTTGCTCCAGCCACCACCATTTTCCGCCGAAGAGACATTTGATCGCGTATTTAATATTATTGATACCGCTTTCGGATTTACCCATCAACGCATTGACGCTATGTATTGCGCTGGGTTGGTGTTTTACAATTACCTTTATGATATATTCGAAAACCGCCGCATGCTCACCCACTTCTCGGCGGAATACTCCTCAGGAAAAACATCGCTCTTGTCTGTGACCTCCAATCACGCACAGCTACAAGAATGGTCTCTATGCGACCACTCGCACGCGATCGACAGTTTCACGCAAGCTGGCTTCTACCAAATGTTTGCCAATACGCGGTTGGTAGCGGCCCTCGATGAAATGAACGATTTGAACGACAACTCGCGGGATTCGGAAAAGAAAAAAGAGTTCTACGCAAAATGTCGTTCTCTTGCGACCAGCGGCCAAGCCAGCGTCTCTCAGGGTACGCAAGACGGTCAAGGTCGACAATACAGTCTACGCACCTCGGTTATTACGGCGTCAGGAAATATCATCCACAACGAAATGGATGAGAGTCGATTTAATACGATTTTCCTGCGTAAAGATGGCAACCGTTCGAACGTGCGTGGCGTGTTGCGAAAACTGTATTCACCTGCAGAATACGCACAACTGCGACTTTCTATATTTTTGCACAGTGTGGCCATGGCGCCGCGTGTGCTCAAAGCGCACCGTAATTTGCACGAGACGTTTTCGGAACGTCCGGCCATTGGCGACGTCAACAACGTGTTGGACCGTGCGGCCGAAAACTTGCTGCCACTCGGCGCCATTTTAGATGTAGTAGGCCGCGAGGGCGCTGCGTATGTCGACCAATACCGTGCCTCACGCACAAAGCAAAAAGTCGAACGTGGCGTTACTACCGCCGGTCACATGCTGCTTGACCTCATTTTGTCGACACCGATTGTCGATAAAGATGAGGACAACAACCAGACAACCATTAAACACATGCTGCTCAGCGGCAACCAACGCGAGAAGATAAATCAGAGCAAAACAGGTATTTACTACGACGCTACGACACATTGCTTGGCACTGGCATGGCCCGAAATTAAAACCTATTTCCGGCACCCGGCGCTAAAAAAGAATGCTTCTGCTTTGATATTCGACCTGCAGTCTGCTGGAGACTGGGTTGTCTCGCTTGAGAAAGCGCAAGCTAGTGGTATCTACGATAGATTGCTGGCCGTAGGCCTGGTCCACCCGCCAGAAGTCGTAAGTATTGTAACCGTTAAATCTCGTATTTTGGATCGTGTGGAACGCGCCGTTACTGCGCAAAATGCCACCCCGGATTTCACCCCTGCGGAAGACGTTATGCCGGGGCTTTAGGAGCCGCATGTTTACCAAATTTAGAATCGAATGCACTTTCGTGCATGACCCATTAAAAGAAGATGTCACTGTTTTATTAATGCGTTTTCTTACGTCAGCAGAGATGTCGCGAAAACTCCATGATGAAACAAAGTTAGTATTAAGTGACGTTCATCTGGTGAAAGTAGAAGACGGGCGATGACCTTCGCCATACCCAAAGGGCAGTTGTGCGAAGGCTGCCCGCGTTTTGACCTGCCTCGTTGTGGCGTCACTCCCACACAGGGAAAAGTGCACGTGCTGTTTGTTGGCGACCAACCCGATGACATGTCCGCGAGCAAAAACTACGCGTTCGGCGGTCATGGCGGGCGTATTGTCCAAACGGCTATTCACCACCTCACCCAAAGCAACGCAAATTACCGGGGCCTCAACCTCGCATTTACGTACGCGGTGCAGTGCGCTTCTCCGGACAATACCCCTCCGGATAAGGTCTCGCTCAAGCAGTGTAACCCCCACCTGCACAGCACTATTCAGCGTATGAAACCCACGGTCATTGTTGCCATGGGCGCGCAGGCGCTCAAGCAGCTCGGGTTTCGGCAAATGTTTTCCGAGGTGCAGCACAAGTTCCTCAAGCATTTTTTGTATGAGATGCCGATCTTCGTGTCATTTTCGGAAAAGGCACTTATTGCGGCACCCGGCGTATTCGAGACATTTAAACTCAACCTTCATAATATTTTCGACCGCGCACTCGAGGCGCATTTGGTCCGACCTTCTCTAGAGCAAATCTCAGAGAACTATGCAACGCCCAAAACCATCGAAGACGCGATTGCGGTCTGCAAAAGTATTCTCGATTTTACAGAAGACCCGCTGCCGCTTGAGCTTTGGCCGCTGAGCGTCGATACAGAGACCACGTCGCTCCACTCGCACTTGCCGACGTCGAAGATTATTGCCTTTTGTTTTGGTTGGGGCCGGCGTAAAGCAGCCACTATTCTCTACGAGCATCCCTTTGCAGGGGAAGAGTATCTGGCGCGGCTGCCTGAACTTTGGGTATGGATTAAAAAAATCCTCCAGAGTAAAAAACCAAAGATATTCCACAATGCCAAGTTCGACTTAAAGTTTATTGAACTTCGGTATGACACGCCCGTCACATCGGTCGTATGGGATACCCTTCTTGGCGAGCATCTTCTGGATGAAGATAAAAAAGGCAATTACGGCTTGAAGGTTCTCACTGCGAACCTGTTGCCGGAATATTGTGGTTATGAAGATAAACTCTACGACCTGCTCGAGAGTTCCGAGGACATTTCTAAGAGTGATGAGGCGCAAAAAGAGATTGAATCGCTCACGCCTATTCTCGAAGAAGAACATCCAGAGTTTTTAAAGTCACTCCACGAATATAAGGTGGAGTTGGAAAAATATGAATCCGAGGAAGAGGCATTCAAGAATAGTAATCGACGCTATGACTTGGAGCTCGACGATTACTTGTTCTGTAAGAGCCATTTAGCAGGTCTCGTTTCAGTCTGGGCGCTTGCGGTTGCGGATTACCAAAAAGGTGCCCGCAATAAGCCCAAGAAGCCTACGAAGTGGTTTCAGAAGCCTGCCAAACCGGCACGGCTAGTAGAGCCTAAAAAACCTAAAGATCCTCGCTCTAAAAAAGAGCAACAAATCAGTAAAGACGCCGGGTTCGAAAATATCCCTATTCATGAGCTCCAAATTTATGGGGCCGTGGACGCTGATGTAACACGACAACTCGCGGGCCTGCAAAAGCGGCGGATTGTTGCTGAAAAATCGAACGTTACGGGTCTCATGAAAACTCATGCAATTCCTGCTTCGCGGGTGTTGGGTCGCATGGAGTATTATGGTACCCGTATTGATCAGCCCTACATCGACGTGCTCGAGGACGCGCTGAGTAAAGTCATCGCACAGACCGAACACGAGATTTACGAGATGTCTGGCTCGATGACGCCGAGCGGCAAGCCCATGAACCTAAACGGCGCGGCGACCCTCGGCAACGTGCTCTACAACTGGGGCTGGAAGCACCCCGACGGCACGCGCATGGAGCCCTATACCATCCCAGGGTTCACAGCCAAGGGACAGCCAAGCACGTCAGAAAAACTCCTTCGTACGTTTGTTGCGTACGATGACGAAGCCAAAGAGCACCCGGTACGTGAAGCGCTGTTTGTCGAGCGTTTGCTCAAATACCGAAAAGCTAGCAAGGCGCGAAATACATTTTTGGCAAATATCCGTGCGCTGAGTCGACGCGACGGCTTTCTGCACACCCAGTTTCATCTCAATGGAACAGGTACCGGGCGACTCTCGAGTTCAGATATGAATGTCCAGAACCTGCCCAAGTTTTTGGCCGGTTGGAATCTCAAGAAGCTCTTTATCCCCGACGACGATAGCTACATTTTCGTCAACGTCGATTACAAGGGCGCCGAGGTTCGTGTTTTCACGGCCTACGCCAAGGACAAAGCGCTTATTCAGGCCCTCAATGATGGCATGGACATGCACAGCTTTTTCGCGTCCAAGGTCTTTCGTCGGGAGTATTCGGTTTACGAAAACCGATTCAATCCCGAAGTTGTGCCCGACGTTAATCTTCGCAAACTCCTTGACATGGAGCGCAGCCAAATCAAGCGTGTTGTATTTGGAATTCTTTATGGCGCAGGCCCAGATAAAATTGCTGAGACTATCGGTATTTCAGCTGAGCGCGCCACCGCACTTATCGAAATGCTTTACCAAATGTTCCCTGACATTAAGCGTTATGCTGAAGAAGTCGAGCGCGAGGTAGACCGTTTTCAGTTTGTCGAAACCAAGTTTGGTCGCCGTCGCCGGTTTCCGTTGTCGGGTATTTCCCGGATGCGGGGTAGAGCGCACCGTCAAGCGCGCAACTTTAAAATCCAATCTACGAGCTCAGATATCGTTCTGGGGCAATTGATTGAAATGGAAGAGCCGCTTCGTGCGGATTTTGGTGGCCGCATGTTGATGACGGTACACGATTCCATTGTATTTCAATTTCCGAAGAAGAGAATTATGCAGCTTAGCGACTTCGTCAAACACTACGCGGTAGATCGTGTCCGTGAGAAATATCAGTGGCTCCCGGTACCTTTTGAGGCGGACGTCGAGGTTGGGCTAAATTACGGGGAGTGCCAGTCCATTGATAAGTACTTGGCCAAGTACCCGTTGGAGCTCGCGCAAGAAGGTGTAGTGGAAGAAAATGAGCTCCTCACCGAACTCAGGAATGCCGCCTTCGAAGCTGCGTGAGCCTTTTTACCGCACCCGCAAATTCGAAAAATACGGTCTGCATTTTCGATATCACGTTGTCATCCATAACGTGTCTGATTGGGTAATGGTAACCGAGCCCCAGATCGATTGGAAACCTACGGAGCACTTCGTACAGACCACGACGGTCATGGATGCGATGCTCGAGGAAGACGACACATCCTACCCAATATGGCTCTACGGGACAGCCGATGGTCCGTTACTGGGGCTGGAGTACCCACAGCGCAGTGCCGAAGGGGGGCGCACGTTAGCCAACCCCTGCGTAGTGGTACATCAAGACCAGCAACTGGTGTTGCGCCCTATTTTTCATGGGCAACCTTTGCTTTTGTTATTACCTCAAGCAATTCACACTATTCAAGCACCATCAGAGCCGCTTTTGTTGGCGTATGCTGGTTTTATTCTACAATCAAGAATGGGTAAGTTTAGTGTGACTTTACCCAAACCGTTGCACACGCACGAAGAGCGCTATGGTGGAACAGAATTAACCTATATTAAATGAAATGTATAAATGGCTCCGCAAGTGGCATTTCAGCACGGGCTCGATTGAGAGCAGTGCGAGCGACTATCACTGCTGCTGTCTCCGCACCCCCTGGGGAGATCTCGACATTGCGTTTACCACAGTCACAAAAAATGTAGCTTTAGAAAACCAAGCAGCTCAGTTAGAGCGCTGGATAGAGCGCATTGTCGCAGAACACAAATCAACGGATAATAAAGACCCGAACTAACTCCCGTTGTATGTAAACATGGGATCGCCGACGCTGAATTTGGCGGCCATCCAGCCGAATATTTGCGCATGCAAACAATCGTCCGGCTGAGACGGAGCGTGCCGCCATACTTTGCGGCCTTGTTGCGTGACTTCTTCATACTCGTTGAGAATGTCACGAATAGGCAACGTCATGTGACGTAGGTGTGGATAAATCACACCACGCCGTTTAATATACATCATGAAATTGTCGATCATGGTGGTGCGCTCCGCGAGAAAGCGGTCCACGCGATTCCAATAAAATGGACGGCTACTGGTATTCGCAGTCGCCGTGCCACGATATTGGACTTGGACAGCGCGTTGTGGCCCTAAGCGTTCGCGTAGGTTTGCATTGGCCAGTGCACCTTCACCGGCATCGCCCATAATCAAGCTTACACCGTAATTATCGCAGACTTCACAAACGTGGTCGATGACGCCGCCCGAAATAGGATTTGTTTCCGGGTAAACGCGGAAATACAGCGTGCGCAATTTAAACGCATGCTCACCCCCGCCGGCTACGATACCCCAAACCCACAAAACGGTGCGTGAAGTGGCGTTCATACCGCCACCACTCCAATCCACGCCTGCGACAATTCCTTTTAAATCCGAAAGGCGTAAATTGTGTGTGGGTATTTCTGTGATTTCATAATCCTCACAAAGAGATTCAAGCTCATCTTTGGAAACAAGCCGCGTACCAATAGCATCACTGACACCCATCACCTCGTTGCGAAATTTCGCCGAGGGATAAATAGCGTGCTTAGCTTTAATGCGGTCCCAACGTGATTGAGCAATCTCCTGATTTTTGAGGTCCATAGGCATCGATGCCGGAACATTCTTGGGTAGAATGACCTGCGGGATGTGGAATCCCTTGATGCGTTTACCCTCAAAATCATCAGGGTACACGTTCATATCGATCCACTCGCCATTGCGCACGTTCACATATTTGCCACACTTCAAGCAAATAGGACCTTTTTTGCCAATACACCGCTCATCGACAAAAAATTGGTACGTATTGCAGGCTGTGCATTTAATCACCCATTCTGTTTGGGTGCTCCACTGCCATAGCTGTTCAATGGTATTTTCCATCGATTTGGGCGTGCCGCAGTATGTCTCGTAGGCCTTGTCCGAGTTGGCCATGCACTCGTTGATAACCGGGATAACTTCGTCGTATAAGATATCTTGTACCTCGTCGTAAGCGACGCGGTCAGCTGAGACACCACGCACACGGTCTGGATCGTCACTGGCGTATGAGAACGCTAGTTCGGAGCCGTTGGTGAACATCTTTTGGTAGACACGGCTCGAGAGCTCTTTGCTCACCCAGCGATTACGAATATCGGGAGAATAGAAAATGGTTTTTCCAACACGCGTTTGAGAGAATTTTTGGGTCTGCTCTTGCGTGGGTGCGACAAACAAGCTCTTCATGTGCGGCGTGGAGCACGCTTCCATGATCAAGAAATTAGCCAACGTGGTGCTTTTGGCGACCTGTCGCGCGGTCTTCAGCAAAAGCGCCGGAAAAACCTCATTGTACACACGTTCGTAGAACGGAAAATGATCAAGCGAAAATGGATTGCCGTCGAGGTATAATAAGGTAGTAACCCATTCAGATCTACGGATTGCGATATTTTCAATAGATGTGCCCGCAGATATCGTCATTTAAAAGGGATATAGCATGGCTACGGACAAAAAAGAAGTTGTCGATACGTGGGAGAAGCTTGGCATCGGCCCCACGGGCATGGGCCAAATCCCGCAGCTGCTCGACTTGCTCTGGCATGTGAAGCCCAAACTCACAATGTGCCTGGTCGGAGAGACCGGCATCGGCAAAACGCCCGTGGTGCACCAGTGGTGCGCCAAGCGAAAAGGCTTCATGCGACCGCTCAATTTCGGTCACATGACGCAAGAAGAAGTCTCGATGATTATGTTCACCGAGAAAGGCGATACGTTCGACTTTGTACCCCCGCGCTGGCTCGTGGAGCTCAATGAAGAGGCAGCCAAGCGAGGCTGTGCCGTCTTGTTCCTAGATGAGTGGAACCGTGGCGACAAGGCCATGGTCAATGCGCTCTTCACGTTGACCGACGAACGCCGTATTCACAATTTCATGCTGCATGACAACGTGTTGGTCGTTGCAGCCATGAATCCCTCTGACGGTTCGTATTTGGTCAATGAGGCAGAAAAAGACCACGCGGTACGCAAACGCCTGAATTTTGTGTATTGCGTGCACGACTTGCAAGCCTGGATTGAATACACAAAAACAGCGGATTTTCATCCGTTGGTCCCCGCATTTATCAAGGCCTCGAGCACCTATCTCTACGACAAGGGAGCGCGTGATGCCGGCAAAGCATTTCCCTGCCCGAGCAACTGGGAAAAGGTCTCGAGCATTCTCAACGCTGCGAGCCTAGCGCGTCTTGAGCTCACGGATAGCGCAGTGCGTACGCTCGTCGAGGGGCAAATTGGCAATATTGCAGCTGATAAGTTCATGCGTTTCGTTGCTGATCAAAACTCGTTGATTCAGCCTTCGGAAATCCTCGATGGGTATACGACAAAATCCGAGACGCGACGCAAAGTAGCAAGTCTTCTCGGCTGCACCGTCGATGCGACCACGCTGCGGTTTGTCCAGAAAACTGACCAACGGAACAGCGCAAGCGTTATCAACGAGCTCAATCGTGGCATTGCCATTGAGCTATTTAGTGCCATGCCTGATCCCAGGAAATGCGCACCTGGCTTGGCACTCTACTTGGGAGACATTCCAAACGAACTCGTAATGGCTTTTGCTGCTCAGTATCTGGGCGAAGAAAGTCGTAACAAGGGCGAGTCTGGAAGAACTTACCTCAACAAACTATCGACCGCGCTGGCGGGCCATCCTGCATACAAAGAGAAAATGAAGTATATGCAGGAAGCGCAGAAGGCCTACAAAGAGAGCCTCGAGAAGCAATGAGCAAAGAAGTCTATGTGCCGACGCCTGCGGATGAAGAACTCGCTGAATCCATTTGCAATTACTTGAGTGCATCGGAGGAAGAGCCAGATCCCGAAGCTGTAACGGGCATAGCCACTGACATTGCGCGCCATTGTGGCATGGCGGTGCAAATTGCTTGTGAGCGCTTGGTCAATGAATTCGAGCGCGATATGGTTAAAGTCATCAATGACAACAGCGCCAAGCTCGTTCTGGATATCCGAACAGTTGCGCTGAAAATACGCCAAAGGATCAAGGAATGAACCCTATTCCCGAAGGCTCACGGTGGCATTATGTAGTAACGAAAAATCCCAGAGATATTCCGGGAAAAGTGGTCGTGCGCGGATGGATTGTCGCTCCTGGAAATCCTAATCCGTTACCTACAAATTATCACGTTGAATATGACACCTACGAGGCCGCACGGCTTGAGCTCGAACAGAGTGTCGATTTGGCGTGCGTTCCACGTGATGAAAACGACGACCCCGTGATTATCGAGACATGGATTTAAGCGCCAACAACTGTTTGATACGGCGCTGTTCCCGCATATCAAAATACGCCTGAACAGCGGCCAAGCGTGCGAGTTGGACTCCTGGTGCAGACTCTGGAAACGGTGCTTCTATCATCGAAGCTGTTTTCGGAGCTGAAAGCCAGCCCTCGCGCACTTGGTCTCTTAGTTTTTGATTTTCTTTAGGGTATAGCCGCGATAATTCATGGTCTGCAAAATCTAAATATTTAGGTGAGATAGCAAATCCTTCACGCACGAGCTGTACAGCGGTGTACGCAATAGCTTCGTGTTCAAAGGCCGGCGGCGTTTCTCCCTCACCTAAATCCTTGATAATTGTAGAAGCTTCGTACACAGCCCAATTCATGTATACGACCGGGGCATCCTCGATACTTACGTGCACGGCTTCTTCATTATTAAAAGCAATGCACGTAGCCGCGTAAGCGTGCGCGTCGTACCAAAAACGCCCGGTAGTAAGAAGACTGCGGGCAGCCATGATTTGGCCTCGGTTTCCCGGAGGCACCTCTGTACCCATGTGGTTCAGCTCTATCCATAGCGTTTCTGGTTCCCAAAGGAGCCATGCATTGTTAAATAAAATTTCCATGGCGTGCGCACAAACGCCCGCGCAAGTAATTTCTTTGGACAATGCGTCCCGTGCCGCAGCCTTTTGTCGTTCAGGCATTGGAGACGTAATCACGGATGGTGTATTTCAAGTCCGCAGGCAACGTATTAAATATTTGGGCGAATTGCTCCGAATCTCCTGAGGCAGCCACAGGCCCCAATTCGGGTGCATCGACTTGCTGCCAGACGCTCGGAGGAAGCCCCATTAATGTGGAAACTGGCACCTGAGCGCCTGCGACATCGCAGGTCTCTTCGGCCTCTTTTTCCATGTTGAAAACGGTCAATAGGGGGTCAGGCAATTTACGGCCGTAATATTGATTAAGCCCTGCATGCGCATCGAGCGTCGCGATCGTGCCCGCCAACTTGACCAGCGTTTGGCGCTCGTACACGTGGCGGGGGAGCTGTCCAACCGCTTGGGCCAACTTGTCGTAGCCGTCGCGCTGTGTGCCCTCAGGAGCGACTGCCGCACGCGCTTCAAGCCATTCCCGCACGAACTGGGTATCGCTGCCTGTGACACCGGCCAGCTTGAGCGACAGGGGCTCCAGCTGTACCTGGAATCTGCGTGCTGCCTTGAACAAATTCTGAAAGGCTTCGGCGCGCTTCTCCAACGTCAAAACGTCCAGGTCTCGGATGAGAACTTCTTCTGCCATCTTGACCTGTGCTACGCCCATCAGCGGCAGCCGCTGTTCTTCAGGCAGCGCATAGTCCGGCGGCGTTGTACTCGCGACCTTTACCTTTGAAAATAATTTGGAATCAATTTTATAAATCTGTGCTGCAGCGATGAGTTTATCATCCACATCCGTGGGGACGTGAAAAGCACACTTACTGCGGTAAAAGAGACTAGCAAGAGTATCTTCACGCGTGTGAAGTGGAAATCGTCGCTCGCTTTCCCACGCAAATGCATGCGATGGCAGGTGTGCGATTTTTGTCTTATTCTCTTCAAAGCTCGCTGTTTTTAGCAAGCTGCGCGCCTCAGGGTACTCACGCGTCAAGACGTGGAGATCTGCATACAGAGGGTCGCCATGGTATTGGTCGATGATATTCATAGATAAAATATAGCAGAAAGTACGAACTCATGCGAACAGGTGCACCCAAAGTCTCTTCAGAAAGTACGGAAGAGGCGATTGCTCGAGGCCGCGACAGCGTGGCCGATGCGCTGACGTATCTGACCAGCGTCAAAATCCAAAACTTCTATGCCCGCGTCATCAACCTGATGGATCGCATCATGGTTCCAGGCCTTGGGACGATGGGTGTTTCGGTGCATCGCGGAAAGTATATTTTCATCTACGACCCGCTGTTTGCAGCACGCGTTAGTTTCGATGAAATTTGCGCCACCTGCGAACATGAAGTGCTGCACCTCATTCTCGAGCACATTCCGCGATATATTCAAAAGCGGAAAATTGCAGAACTCGAGGAAGATAAAAAAATCATCGACATGACCAACAACTTGGCGGTGGATCTCGCGGCCAATGAAATGTTGTGTAAGGCGTGGCCCAAGATAAAAGACCCCAAAGAACCGCTTGGCTATTGGGTAATTCCCGAAGGGTTCAATCCGCCGCTGCCTAACGATATGTCCTACGAGGACTATCAAGCCATGTTGTTAGCGCTCTTTAAGAGTCGCTCCAAAGACATGGCCAAGCGTGTTGAAAAGGCAGTTTGTGAAGCACTCAAGGGACAGCAGGATGCTGTCAAAAAAGCGCTCGAGGGGCAGGGTGGAAAGGGACAAAAGTCACCTGGAAAAGGCGAGCCCGGAGAAGAAGGCGAGGGCGGCGGGGACGAAGAATCCGAGAATGAAGGCGGCGGGGGTGGCGATGGTGATGGCGAAGGCAGCCAACCGTCTGACAAAACCGGTTCCGGCCAGGGGCAGGGAAAAGGTAAATCACGAGAAAAGGGAGAAGAAAAAGAGCAGCATAGCGGAGGCTCGGGCGATCCCATGGATGAGCTCGAGAAAAACCTCGTCAAAATGCTTACGCATGCTTCCGCACCCCATCTAGGTTGGGACCAGACGCCCGGCGACGAGGGAGAAGTTCACAAGCTCATGGAGCACGCCAGGCAGCTTATTAAAGAGACGCTCTCGACCTACAAATCACGCGGTACATTACCGGGTTATTTAATAGAGCTTATCCGCAATATGCTCATGCCACCCACGGTGCACTGGACGACGTTTTTGCACGATATTGTGCAGCGCACACGGCAAACGAAGAAATCTCGTGGCATGTCGCGACCCTCTAAAAAATTGGCAGCTCTCAAGGTCTACGCTGCCAAAGCCGAAGAAGACGATGACCAGCGATTTCGGCGTTATGCCCACGTGCGGCAAATGCCTGTGTTTCCGGGTATCAAACACAGCAACAAATTCACAATTGTGTATTTGTTGGATACTTCGGGATCGATGGGCACCCAAGAATTGCGCGAGGGTTTGTCGGAACTCCAGCATATTCAGAAATCTGATTCTGACGTGCGTATTTGTGTCATTTACATTGATACGGGCGTCAGCAAAGAATACTGGGTTAACGCCAACGATGAGCTCGATTGGGAACTCACTGGCCGGGGTGGCACAGACTTCGAACCGGGGTTCAAACACGTTCTTGAGATGTGCCGCAAACAAGACGATGCCCCCGATATTCTGGTGTATTGCACGGATGGGTATGCCCCGCCGCCCTCGACCAAATTGCCCATTCCCACCGTTTGGTTACTTACGCCCAATAGCCGCGTGGTTATGAAAGAAGCTGGACACATCACGATCAAAATGAAGAACTACCAACTCGAAGATGCGGATGATGAAATATAATATCATTGATATTCATATTCAACGCTCCAAAGTTGGTAAAGTATTTCCATTCGATAAACTCTACCTTGTTCATAAGGCAGACGCCGAGTTTATTGGAAATATTTTTCAGTACGCCATGGTTTTGCCTTTGCGCAAAGTCATGTTGGACCTCCTGTGCACGCTAGTGCCTGAAGTCATTCATTTGCGGCATCATAAACGCAAAGACGTAGACCTCAAGAAACCTAGCGGCGTGGATGTCGTAACTGCCAAAAGTTGGTGGGAAGCGTTCGTCAAAGAACATGACCTAACCCAGCGTTTGGCTGTAATCCCTGTTTTAACAACCAAGGCGCGGCATGCTGTCCGTCCACGTTATTTGACGTCTAAAAAATGGGAAAGAGCCAGAAAGAAAGCAATGACGAGTCCCATAGTCACTGCTTACGATGAATTTGCTTATTTAGCGACGCCACTACCTGCGCCGCAAAATAAAATTGCACCCATTTGCATGATATGTCCGCGCATGCTTTTGCAACTGCAAGGAGAGTGCACTCCCGGCGATGAGATTTGCTATCGCAGTCTCAATTTCGCCGACATTAAGGACAGTGATGCCAGCGTACAACAAGACGACAATAACGATTATCGACTCCCTTGATTTCTCTCAAACGCCCGCTGGCGTTCCGTGGTGCATTGATACGATGACGCTCGCACACCACATGGGGGTACGTAATCGCACGCTCATGGGTGTTATTGTAGACCGTGCAGCATTGTATCAAGAATTTCGGATTAAAAAGAAATCGGGCGGTACACGGATTATTCATGCACCAAGTAAACGGCTAAAATTTGTGCAGACGCGGCTGCTCAAACGCTTTTTTACTAATATTGAATATCCGAAACACATCACTGCGTACGTGCCCGAGCGTACGACGCGGTTCAGTGCCGAGCAGCACAGCGGCAAAAAGGTACTCATCGTTCTTGACCTCAAAGAATTCTTCCCAAGCACGCGCCGTTCTTGGGTGCGCTGCATGTTGCAAGACGAGTTTGGTTTTTGCTACGAAGTAGCAAGTGCCATTTCTGACCTAGCAACGGTTCCTATCTTTACAGAAAGGGGGAAAAGGTATGTCGTACCGCAAGGTGCTCCAACCAGTGGAGCTATTTGTAACTGGGTAGCTCACAACCGAATCGATAAACGAATACTCGAATTGTGCCTGGCATGGGATATGTCTTACACCCGCTATGCTGATGACCTGGCATTTTCCTCGAATACTTTGTATGATCGAAAAAAGGTCAGTGAGTTTATTCATGAAGTCACACACATTATTCACGCAGCGGGCTACCGAGTAAATCGGCGCAAACTGCGGGTAGGGCGATCCAATACCCAGCAACGTTTGTTGGGCATGACGATCAACGAAAAGCCGAATGTGATGCGTCTTCAATATCGCGCGCTCCGCGCTCGTATACATCAGTGCCGGTATCAGGGATTTGATCATGTAGCTACACAAATGGGCGTGGCCTCGGGAGCGCTACTGCGTTCCCAAATTGAGGGCATGATTGCCTATTATCAAATGATTAACCCTGACAAAGCATTAAATTTAAGAAAACAACTGGATTTATGTCATGGCGAAATACTACACACAGTGCATAGCGACGCCGTCGGTTCAGAGCCGTCAGAGCACCCGCAATAAAGAGTTTAATTACGTCTACCGTGATGCGGGCACTGGGTATTTGTTTCACAACACCGAAGGTCTCACGGCGTTCGAGAGCGTACATCGTGCCATGTGGGTTCTTTCTGGTCTTTACGACGATGCTCGCTCGGTATGGGCAATCCGAATCGATGACAATACGGTCATGGCGTCGTTCAATACCCAGAGTATTGTTAAACCCATTGCTATTGTTAAGGGCATTTCTAATGACGAAGGGTATGAATGGATTAGCAAAACTCAGCCGAAAGGTTGGCTTATTGCAAATATTCGTGACCCTGCCACGAACGTCGAAGCGGTCGATTATGACTCGATGTATGACAGCTGCCTGCAGTTAGAACGCAGCACCGGCCATTGTCCGTGCCCACGCATCAAAGACGGCACGTGCCTTACATCTACGCTCTTTCGAACCATGCCAGAAATGGACCTGGCAGACTTTTCACCCGTCGAAACTGCCGCACACCAAGTACAGCGCTACAAAAACATCGCGGGCTACGACTACAAACCAGGTTTGTATATGGTCGATGCAGCGTTTGTGGAATCCTTGCGTCCATGGGACAACTACGATTTTGCGCTCATTCCTGAGCGTGAAAAAGAGTTCCGAGATCGCGGGAAAAGTATTGTTGTCAAAAACAACTTCCGAAAAGCAGAGTGCGCGCAGTGCGTTTTTAAGCGCGGCAACGAATACAGTGTTCTCGATTGCGGGAGCATTGACCGCTGCATCAAACACGCAGTTGAAAGCGACGTAGAGAAAGCCCTTCAAAACTGGTATTACGGTGCCACACCCTTTTCAGAAGGGTCCGAAGGGTTTTCCAAAGCAGAGATGGTTTATCTCATGACGCACGCGGGAAAGGAGTGCGCCACGACGTTGTTGGGCAATGGTTCACGTAACATTGCTGCGCGACTCGCAGGATTCTTTGTCGAAGGATATACCACAAATCTAAAATATGCCGTAGCGGCTGCCAAAGGTAACCTTGGCAGACGCGTCACCTTTAATAGTTACGCTGCACTGCGTGCTGCAGTACCCAAACTTCCGCCGTCACATCAATTAGTGGCGACTGAAATGGACCTTTCGCTCTCAATTGCGCATGCGGTATTCGCAGCTTCGTTTAATCGTAGATACGGCTTTTACCAATTTGGAAAAGGAGAACCCTGGATCATTTCACATGATCGTGACGGTGTCAGCATGCTGGTTCAGCACAATAATCGCTGGCACACAGCCATACGGTATCGCTGGCGCGATCCCCAGGCAGAGCTATTTCGATTGCTCTGGCCGGGCCAACTCGCTGACGTAGAACAAATGCTTACCGACCCGAGCGAAAACAGTGACCCGTATGTCGGTTGGGCTCTCGCCAAAGACTAAAAATTAGCGTGCACGGGTACGAAACCAGTCGGCGATTTCATCCAGACTAAGGCTTGTTGCAGCGCCTTGCGCAAGCGCAAGAATCTCGGCGGGTGTGATGCGTATCTCGGTTTTGTTGAGGCGTAAAAACCCCAGTGCAGCCACGATAGCTGTACGTTTGTTACCGTCGGCAAACGCATGTGCTTTCGCAATTCCAGAAAGATACACGGCAGCAACAAAGAATATATCCGTATCATCTGGATCATATTCAACATGCATATTTACGCGCCCAAGGGCACTTTCGAGTAACCCCTGGTCGCGCATGCCTGTGCCGCCACCGTGTTCTTCAATTTGTCGGTCATGCGCAGCAATCACTCCTCGTAACGTGAGGAGTTTCATCGTCCAGCCAATACGCGCAACACTTCACGGTGGTCATCCATGGTGCTGCTGAGCGCATCAAGCTCTGCGCGTGCATCCGGATCTTTGGGTACAAGCGCGCCACCCTCTGCTGTTTCAATGAGGTAGAGGGTATCGCCTTTTCCTGCGCGAAGAATACGCAGCGCGTCCTTATTGAGGATGAGCGCCGCGCTATTGCCGACCGTTATTATTTTGAGTGCTATAGACATACGCCGCGTTATAACGTTTCGTTATAACGATGTCAAGCGGCCTCAAAATCAGGGCACACGGCCAACACGCTCTCGAGCGCATCATCGCGGACTTCTTCGGCCACAGTAACCTGGGCCTCGAGCCGCGCGATGTCCTGCGTGCACAAGTTGAGCTCCGACACGAGGTTGTTTTTCTCTTGTTGGAGCGTCGCCAGACGCGTCTGGAGCGCTGCAATGGCGCCTGCCACGCTGCCTGTTACTAGGCTGCCAAAGGCGGCGTTCTGGGTGCCAAGCAGCGTCAAATTTGTCCTGTCCGACAGAAGCTGGGTGCTTAAGCCTGCTTTTTGTTCATCGGTCGCATCGGAAGAGCTATTGAGCCCCGACAACTGAGAATTACCTGCCACCAAGAGTGCTACCAGGCTGACGTATGTAGCCTGAAGACCCGTCAGCGCGGCCTGGGTGGTGAGGTAATTTTTTAGGTCTTCGTCGGCGGCATCAATGCGCGCTTGCGCCGCCGCAATCGCAACATCGTGTCCGGAACAACTTGTGATTTTTGTATCGCGAGCGGAAATGGCGTTCGACAAGGAATTATTGGCCTCATCGTATTTTTGGATGAGGGAATCACGAACAGTCTCCGCCACCATAGGATACGAAAGTACCACTCCATCATCAACGGTTTCAAAGTCCGCGAGGAAAACATCGTTTTGCTGAACCAGAGCATTAATGCGTGCAGATAGCTCTTTCCAGGCCGCATTGGCAGTCTCCAGATCATCAAAATTAAATATTGCAATGCTGTCTCGCCAGAACACTTCTTTACGTACTAGCGCACCATCACGCGTAGCTGCATAGGTGAAGTCGCCGGGGGCAACGACGCGCAAAAACTCATCGTCTTTAGGATCAGATTCATCCGTAATTTTAAACAGGAAAATACAAATATCCGGCAACGACCCCGCCGTTACACAGTTCACGGTAATTTCGTAGGTATACGCATCAGACCTGAGATAGGTCTTGCGCACCATGTTCACTTCAGTTCCAGGCATGCGGGTCCTTAGCGTATGTATGAACTGGCAGTATACACGAGAGCGCCTTGGAAATTATCCGTGCGCTGGCTCCAGAGGTCGCTCAGTATTTTCAAACGTTGTTTTGTTATTGTCTCAAAATGAATGGCGTCCTGTAGGTCGGGATATTCAATATACCCCGCACGTGCTCTAAAATACGCAATATTGTTATAGTCTGCGAGTTCTTGACCAGCGGGCCATGTCTCCATGTCGTAGAGAGATGCGACTCGTGAGAAGCGAAAATTCTCCGTTTCAAACACGAGCACATCGAGGTCGATGTTCGTGGCGTCGATAACTTCCATCGTCACACGGAAAGACCCTGGCTCCAGGATTTGGCGCGTGAAGATGGCCTTGATGTCAACGGGGGTGCCCATACACGGAGTTTAGTTTAGAGTGACGCGATGCACTTCGTTGGCGTCGACCAATCCCTGAACCACACCGGTCTGTGCATCATCGACCTAAAGAGCGCGCTTATTCAGCATGCGCTCATCGAGCCAAAAAAACGCACTGGCCATGAACGGCTTGCGTACATCCGGGATGGTCTGCGATCAATTTTCCAAGGCGTGCGCTTCGCGGCAGGCGTTTTGGAAGGGTATTCCATGGGCAGCATCAACCGTAAATTCGATCTGGGAGAAGTCGGCGCCGTGGTCAAACTCGAGCTATTCGACACGTGTCAGGGCGTTTATATTGCGGCACCTAAGCAGCTCAAATTGTTTGTCACACAAAAGGGCTCGGCGTCCAAAGAAGATGTGATGAAAGCCATTAAAGCGCAGTGGGGTATCGAAATTAAAAACGACAACCTTGCTGATGCATATGGTCTTTCACATATTGCAAAAGAGCTTGTCGTTACCACCACGACAAAGAGACACCAGCTCGATGTTGTCAACGCAATTCGTGGAACGTTAATGACGGCAGGAAGTGCCAAAAAACCTCCGCTGTCCCGACAATTTAAAGGAGCCATCTGATGAAAATGGAATGCATGATGAGCGGCACAACTGTCGATATTAAAGCGGACCGCGACACAGATAACGCCATCTTGATTACCCAAGACGGTAAAATCATCGGTGTTATCAGTAAAGCAGCCCAGGAAAATATTAAAACCATTCGCATGACGTTCACACGCGACAAGCCGACGGGCTGGTTCAAGCCCTTGCAGGGCCAAGGCATCGAAGTCTTCCGCGATACGCATGAATCCGAGCGTTGAAGATCGCCTGATGGGCATTACGCCCATTTTGTTGCGCCGCGCCGCGTACTATTTGGGGTTAGGAGAAGGAACGTATTTTCCTGACCACCCGCACTTTGACAAAGTCGTCGTTAGCAAGCTATACGACTTTATGCAAAACCCCCAAGACCCTATGGAATGGTCAGTAGGTTTTGTTGTATCTTTTTACCAAAAAGAACACAAAGCCCGTTGGGTTGAATTTGGCTGCCGGACAATTGGGGCCGGCGGTGACAGTGTTCTCAAAATTATGGAGCCGCTCTAATGCCGTATTTTCTCATTACACACGACGTAACCATTTCACGTCAAGTGCCGCAAGAGGCACGCGAGCCTGCGCGAACCATTCGCCTTAAACTGCACAGTGTTATGGCCGCGACCAATGAAGAGGACGTGCAAAGCAGGTCGGTGCGACACAGCTACCCTGGGTTTACATCGCAAATTGCGAGCGTGGTGCCCCTGGATGACGCAACGCCCACGCCCCTGCTTGCAACGCTTATGGATATTTCGCAGGTCATGACTGAAGACAAAATTTAGGCGTTGTTTGTTGTCGTGGCTTCGACGGGGGTAATTGACGTGCCCCCGGAGCTCAAATTCTTGAAATGGTTCCCTTGGTAAATTTGGCCCAAGTTGGCTGTACCCAGGGCAATAGAAACCTGCGCTGTAGAGCTGCCAATTATACTATTGTGCGTAAATTTAATGTTTGCGCCGGTTGTTGCCACGGTTACCATCGGGTGGGTGGTACCTTGTGGCGTCGCAGGCATGCGTACTTTGCAGCCGTTTACCCCCGCACCATCGCTTAGACGAAGAATTGGGTAGACTTGTGTAAAGGCCTCTGCGCACTGAATATCGTAATCTCCTACATCACAATCCGGGCCTATTCCGAGCAATGCCCGAATAGCATAATTCGGAAGTCCAATTACTTTGCCGCCACGTAGCCGCGTCCCTGCAAACGTGGTGTCAGCACTGCTAATGAGCACGATGAGGTATTGTGTTGTGTACAAATACTTGGCGCCTTTAATCACCAAGTTTTCGACAATTGAGCTGGTTCCAAAGGAACAAAAACTCCCCAAGGATGCCGCTAGCGTCTGAACACTGGGAATGCCGAGAATGGTTACATTCCGTGCATTGACAGCATCAAAGGTGAGAAACGCAACCGTACTATTTGCAATGCTGGGAGACGTAACATTGCAAAGCTGTAGATTTTCAACTTCTACGTTTGTGACATTGTCGTCAGCTACTGGCGTAATAGGCTGCGCGTTTCTTCCTTTGATCGAAATTAGCGAAAAATTGGCTACCGTAGACGTGTAACAGCCGCGCATATCCAGAACAATATTTTTGTATACGTTGTGTACGTCTACAGGATCTGCAAACCCTCCACGCAAAAGAAGATGTTCTTTCGCAATGGCAGGTAGGTTGGTTCCTGCATACGTAACGTAAAGACCGTCTACAAAAATCGGACACTGTACGCGGGAAGTTTCGGGTGTACCTGTCAGTGGTTCGCGACCCATTTCAATAACAGGCTGCAGATTTGTTGCTTTTCGAGTTTCTTCACAAATTCGAACGAAGCAGCGCGAAAAGTACGTACCGTTGTCCAAGGCGTACGGCAATACGGTTGTGTCCGTAGCTGTCGTCACTTGAATTAGACGAGACGTTACCGACACCTGTCCTGCATTTTGCGAACCTTCAAAAATGCAATCGTTGTACTTTGCATTGGAAGTGTCGTGGTCGAGAATTTGTCCTCCGAAACCAAAAAACTTGCAATTATTGAATACGACGCCCAGTGAGTTGTACACGCGTGCCGTAGACATTGCCGTGCTGGCACTGCACGTCGCATGAAAATGGCAGTTATTAAACTGCGTCATGTGAAAGCTGCCAACGTTGTTTTCATCAGTAACCAACAATGCGTGCGTCGGTTGACCTGATGCAGCGGTGCCTCCCGTAAATGTACAATTATTAAATTGGCGCAAAGCGTAGTCTGTGCTCGGCCCTTTAATACGCAAGAGGCCGCCACGAACGACAGCACCTGATGTAACCGTTTTAATGGTTACGTTATTGAAGATGAGATTGCAATTCGGAGGAATTGTTAACCCGTCAGCTGTCAGTACCGTATTTCGTGTACCGGTGATGACCACATTTTCAAAAAGTAACGTAGCGCCATCAGCAATGGTAAAGGCGTTGGCATCAATGGCGCAGTTACGTAGAACGAGTTTATTTTTAGCTCTGAACCCGCCGCCTGCGTTAGATTTAAATTCAAAACCATTCCACTCACCTTCGATGTCATGCACCGTAAAGGTTGTGGTATTGGTCAGTGACGTATACCCGCCGGCTAGGAGTTCTGCAGAAACACGGCGCGGCGCTGACGTAGAGGCGGCGTCAACCGTCAGGTTGTAAGCACCTGTACCCACGAAGAAATCACCGCCACCGGGGTACGTGCCGTCAAACAGCACATTAAGTCCATTAATGCCATTGTGATCCCCACCAGTTGCAAATTTAATTGCTGCTGTCGCATACTTATTCGACGCGGGGAGTGCAGCCAGGGCTGAGTCAATTTCATTTTCCAGCTGCGCAAGTGTAATACCTGGATTGATACCACTTACGGCATTGTTGATTGCAGTATTGTACTCAGCCGTGATCGTAGACCGGCTATTGCTGATGGCGTTGGTAATCGCCGTCGTATAATTCGAGGTGATGGCCTGCGATGTATTAGAGGCCGAATTGCTAATAGCTGCTTGGTACGCTGCGGTCAGCTGTGTTTGGACAGCGTCGATTGCTGCAGTCGTCTGCGGTACAACCGTTCCGGTATTGTACGAATTCAAAAGGCCTGTGACGATTGTCGCTGGGCTCTGAAATGACGTAGTTTCACCCGCTGCAATTCGCGACCCATCGGCAAAGATGAGCTGGCCGCCATATCCGACGCGGAATAGTGGAATGGCACCTGGGATTTTACGCGCGCTGTCCGAAGTGACGAAAATAGAACCTGCGGGCACGCTGCTGTTGCCACGCGTAATAGACGATTCACCGCGCCCACCGGCTACAGAGCCCTTAGGGTCTGAGGCGTCCGCAGTCGCCTCGACAACGTACTTGTACCAAATGGCCAAGCCATCGCCGAGGTTGAGCTTGCGCGCCGTTGTAGCTGCCGTAATGAGCGTTCCCGCGACCCAGTGAGACTCATCGTCTACAGAACCTGAAAGGGGTGTCTCGACAAGAGCGCTCACAACACCGGCGCCCGAAATGGTAGCCGACAATTTTCCAGCTAGTGCACTGTTGCCTACTACCGCTGCGTCGAATGCAGTTTTAACTGCGGACGGCGTGTGCCCAGAATTTCCCGCATCAAATTCAACCAATACACGGGACACCGGTGTACCCGAAATACTCACTGCTAACGTTTTTCCCGGAGACGCACGATGCTCGATCGTGACGGCATTGAGCCCTTGTGATGCAAAGCTCTGGGATGACGCAGCATACGTAATTAGATTGGAACCTTGTGTTCCCACTGCCAGTGCGCCACGGATAGGCGCGGTAGGCGACAAAATAGGGGATACTTTAATTGTGCCTGTAACCGTAACAATTCCAGTACCCCCCGCATTGAGGGGACCACCCCAAGCAATGCTCCCACCGGGTGTGAGTTCGTAAATTAGTTTACTGAAATCACGGTGATAAAATAGGTCTTGAAGATTGTCTCGAATTGTCTCGGTACGCAGCCGCAGATTTTCTGACGGCCGACCCAACACCAACTGATTGGCCGCTTCACCATTGTTAAATGGCTGAATCGACGCGGCATCCGACTGCCCTGTGTCGCCACCTGTGCGGTAATCGAGAAATGCTTTTTGTTCAGCCATGGGATACCTTTTTCAGACCGCGATGGTGAGGCGCCAGCGGAACTCGAGTTCGACCGAGCTTGATTTGGGCTGGTCAGGAAAAACTTGACGGGAGAACATAACGGAACTGGTCGTCGTGATGGGCGAGTCTTCCGTACCCCGCGTAAACAAGCCTGCTTCGCGGTACGTGAGCCCATTTCCCATCGCAGCAGCCAAAGTTGCCACGTACTCAACCGTGCCTGCAGCACCCACGACCCGCTGTGAATCTTCAAGTGTCACACGTACAGGTTCGTTGCTAACGATGCCCTCATTGAGCAAACCGGTGTCTGTGCGCTGTGGCTGCGTATTATTGAGCCCGAAGCGCATAGACCTAATTTGGTTTTCCAATTGAACATTGGCACCAAAGGCATTGTTCGGGGCTAGAAGCTTAATGAGCGCGTCCGTACCGCCGTACGTAATTACGTTTTTCTTTTCCCACAAATACAAAATCTGATGCGTGACAGCGTCAAAACGCGTAATGCGCAAATCGCCACGTAGCGGTATTTGTTGCGTGTATCTCATGGGGCCTGCCGACGGGTGATTTGAACGGGATGCTCAAAGAGAGTGTTTTGGTCCGTTGGAAAACGGGTACGCGGATCGGACATGCCAAGGGCATAGTAGACGTCGCCGAGCTCCGCCGAATAGTCCCCCTCTGATGCGTCTTGGGGCTCAAGAACCCCGTACGCATCATACGTTACATCCGTATTGGGAACTGAAACGCCCGTGAGATCCAATACGACACCGTCATTTTCGACGGTAATCGCAGTTCGGGGCAACTCCAAGTTCGTAAAAATAATGTTGGTCAAATAGCTCTGCTTGTTGGCCTGCGAGCCTGACGGATACAACACGTACTTGGTAGAACTGAGGGGCCCTGGCAACGTGCCTGACAGGTGAAGACTTCGGTACCATCCACCAATTTGCCAACCACCCCCAATGGTCAACTCGCTCGGTGTAAATACTTCGATCATTTCCTCGAAGCGACTGCGCGCAGTGTATGCAAAAGCCTCTCCTACAGAAAAGATCTCACTAAATGCTGATGTAGGTGACAAAATAATATACGTGTACGCGGGTTTCGCGACAAAAACCAGCGCTTCCAAATCACGAATGAGTTCGGCTGATAAATGACCGACAAGTTTAGAGCTAAAGGATACGTAAAATAGATGGTGTTTAAGCCACGTGTCCAAAACAACAAATGCAATGTTGTGGCGCAGCGGCAAGATGCCCGTGGACGGGTCTGGGATAAACCCTGTGCTGTCAGCTCCAATCAAAAAGCCAGGGTCCCCAATACACGCCTGGTCGACTGCACCAATAACGTTTTCAACCAACTGGGGCGAGGATTGTCGACGAATTGCAGTTGTGCCGGGCCACAGCGCTTCCGGGATTTGAATACGTTCCCACCACGTTGGAGATTCAACGTAATCCGTTACGTTGAATACATCAGTCAAAACTTCAAAGGCGCGAAACAGTTTTACACCGATGTTTGCAGAATCCATAACTGCAGCGCGCAGGGGAATGGTGCGTGGGAATTTATACGTAGTGCGTGAAGTGATTACCTGTTGTTCAGGTGTCTGCAGCAATTCCCAAGAAACTGGACCATCCGTTGTAACAGCTGCGTCAAGCACTACGGACGTAGGCGACACAACCGACTCAATTTTGTAGAGTTTATTGTCGTTGAGGCCTGTCTTAATAAACAGGCTGTATGTTCGAGAACTCTCTGTGAAACGTGCTGACGCACTCGTGAATCCGCGCGTTTCTGCTACCAAAAATCCGTCTGTACCTTGAGCATCCGCTCCTGATTTATACCCGAGAAGAATTTCACCATCTTCACGAATTACAGGAAGCCCTACTACGGTGTTGACCGCAGACTCAAGGCGCTCGAGGGTTGGCCCCAGCATAAAAAGCTGAAACACACCTCGAATGAGAGAACGGTACGCCTCACTCGAGGCTTGGAATTTTTGAATTAAGTAACCAAATGAATGGTACAGATTGAAATTGTCAACCAATACATCCGCTGCCCAAAATGCAATCTCTTGAATGTTGGCAGAAACATTTTCAGTAAGAAGGGTACCGCGTGCATACAGCCGCCAAGCAAAGCGGCTAAGCGAACCGACTTTATCAAAAAGTCTTTGATCGGTATAAAACTCGACCGTAGTCGAAGAGTGCACTGTTTTAATAATAAATGTACCGACGCCAAATACCTCGACGGCTTGGTCGCGATCCTGGTACGTAAAATTGGCTTGCAAATCTCTAAACAACCCAGCGGTTGTTGCCAGAAATTCGCCGGAGTGCCCGAGCGCCACCGGTCGCGAACCGCCTGCGAGCTCCAAGCGATATTGGTACGTAACTGCTAGACCTACGTCTGCACGCCAAACAGTTAAAGGCTGCAGCTGTCCGTGGTCCTCGTGAATAACGTAATCAACGCCTTCAACCACAAGGTGTTGATCCCATAGCCGTCGGGCATTAATTTGTATGGACCCTGATTTAATAAATGGAAAGGTTAATTCAGAAACAGGCGCAATATAATCAGCCCAGCCCCACAGCGCGATGGTTTCGGGCTCTGTTACGGTCGTCGCAACCACCACTTCGTAGGCCGAATACGCTTCTAGGACAGGTACAATTTGCAGCTGTCCATTACGCATCCATTTAATAGCGGTACCTGCTACCGGAGTTGTAAAGGTCTCTTGAGAAACTGTGAGTTTGGCTGTGGTTTCTGAGTCATGTTCGAGCGAGGCATCCGTCCAAAACAATGTGCTCGTCAGTGTTGAATACAGTTTCCAAGCAACGGGCAGTTCATTTGCCAAAGTTGCGCTAGCCAGCAAAAGTGTTCGTGAATCGAGCACTTCTAGAATTCGAACAATCGCTTTGTTTTTTAGCCCAATAAGCTCAACAACATCATCTTTATGGAGTTTTGAAAAATTGCCTGTAGGAGCAAAGAGCGTGCGTGTCTCTGCGTGCACTTCTGCTTGTGCGCCCTGTTGGGTTATTTTTCCCGAAGTTTGAATGGCTTCGTTTTCGACGATGGCCGCTTCTGGTTCGCGTAGAATTGAAAAATCAATTTGATTTCCAGCGCGCAGATTTAACACACCGTTGCCCGGCTCGAGGTACAGGGCATCGGGGCGCACTACCGAAATCACATATTCGTGCACAGTGCCCACGGTGGGCCCTGAGATAAGTCGAAGGATGTCTCCTTTTTCGACACCGCTATCGACCCAGTTGCCTGCGCGCGGCGCCTGAAAGCAACCCGCGAAACGCTCCTGCAAATGCCGTACGGCATAGCCATCCAGGGGGCTCACTGCCTGCCGTGCGAGCACCACAGGGCCCGCTGTCCCGGTGGGCGGCACATCCCCTGCGTCTTCCATCAGGAGGGCCGCACGGACGATGCTGCCCATCTGCGGGTGCAGGTTTAATGCACTGACGACCACGCGCGCAGTGCTGTACCCCGTGTGCGCAGGCCCATCGTAAGACACCACGATGCACGACTCATCTTGGGTCAGCTGCAGCTCAGGAGGATGAATCCCCGTATCGTGCAGCCACAGCTTCAAGCGTCCTTGCAACGGCTGCCGCGTCCGCACTGAGAATGCCGAGCGCTGTCCGCCAAACGTTGCAATCTGATACGCGTTTAGCGGATCCTGCTTAAATTCAAAAGTACGCTGGGTAGAGATATGAAAATCGAGACCATTCTCGAGTAATGCAGAAACGTCTAAAACCTTATTCTGCAAGACCTGCGTGTGGACAATGTTATCCTCTGCCACATAAACATAACAGTTTTGCGCAGCGTTAGTCTTTTGAAGAAACCGTATTTCCGTTTCTTTAATACGTACAATTTTATAATAGTTCTTATCGAACAGCGGCATATCCTGCAAGCTGTTGTGCAGGAGAGATGAAAGTAGATCTAAATACGACTGCCCTACTAACGTATCCGTGCCGTCGTACAGCGCTTTGAGTTGGTCAATGTCTTGGAAGTACAACAACCAAAAATCAGACAGACCTTCTAGAATGCCGCGTATTTTTTGGGAAGGCTGGCTCATAATTAACTTTGTTCGTTGACGAGTACACGCGACAACGATGAGAAATAGCGAACGGTTCGATCGCTAATGCCCAATGACAACGGGTCTGTCAAAATGCCCGTTGTATAGTCAGACGTCAGTTTTACTTCATCGGACGTTTTGAACTCGAGCTCCCGGCCATCAGGCGTGAGAATGGTGTATGTAATTTCAAAAGGGAGCACGGAACCGATTTGATCACTAAACTGGCGCGTAGTTTGCGAGACATCAGAAATATCGACAATATCGTGTGGATTAAACGCATTGATCATGTCCACAATGGACTGTCGTAACGCCAGCTCATCAATGGCTGTTTTGGCAGTACTCTTGAGACGATAAGGAATCGTCATTGCTAAATATACAGGTATAAATCCGCGTACCAAAATATTACCTGCCATTACGCGCTCGAAGCGGTCTTGTGTAAAACTGTGCAATACGTCTAGCCCCGCGAGACTTTCATACACAACACGCAAAGTCTTGCCGGCGTAACCGAGCACGTATAGCTCTTCGGATGATTTCATCGATTGAGCCAAGTTCGGCTGTTTTGAGACAATTTGATATTCAGATTGCTCCGGAATATTATTGGTACGATAAGGAAAATGCACAAACCCCGTGGCAAGATTAATCGCAGGGTCGCCAACATCTGGATTAATAACGGACACGTCCAAAATCGCGAGCCGTGCATTTCCAGGAAGTGCGATACCGTTCGCCACACTAATTGCATGAGAGGTGCGGCCAGTTAGCCGTGCCCCCGTAGGCGGCAATAGTTGATTGTCCGTGCCCACAAGGGGACGATAAATACAATATGAGATATCTACGTTGGATTCGTCTGTGGCCGCAGAAAAAGGCGTATTGGTACCTACGCGCAACTCTTTCGGTAGCACTTCTTTAATGACAAAATCACGGGGCGCTTCTGCTAAACCGGTAGTCACACGTAGAACGTCACCAGGCACAATGGTTACATATTGATTTTGAGCTGTGATAAATTGCTGCGTGAAATCCGTAATACCGGTATCGCGAAAAACATTGCAGATGCCGTCGGGACGCAAAAACGTTCCACCAATGATTCCGTCAAACGTTTCTTGAATGCGCGGCAACTCTACATAAACATCAAAATGCCCGCCCACATGCAAGGCACTTCCTGTCGCGAACTCGAGCTTGCGATCACGCTGCATCTCGGGATCGCCCATACCCACAACCAGCATTTTTCCGGGAATGTTAAACCGATCGCGTAGCGTGGCTTCGATAGACCGTGTATTAATTAAATTACGAACCGTAATTGCAGTGTTTGAACGCCCAACGAGTTCAGCTGTGGTTTCTCGGTTTTTCCCGCCCTCAAATTTTACAATATTTGAAACCCGTGTCGCATAAGGTGTAAAGGAAGCGCTGCCCTGCCAGGTGCCGGGTTCGACATTGTGTTCAACACCCGTGCGTGATGCGACCACGCGCAGCATAAACTGATAACCTTCTACCGTGCCATCTGCACCGGTGACGATAAGTAGGTCACTGGCGCGAATTACAATATTTTGAGTGGCATCCAATACGTCAGGAAAAAAGGCGCGGGTACGGTCGTAGGTAAACCGGAAGTTTCCCGGAATAATATAATCCTGACGCTTCGTGACTGTGATAAATACAATGCCACGAGCGAACATGCCCATATTGCGGTTAATAAACCAGTTGGACAAAATTGCGTCAGTAGCCTGATTGACGTTTCTATCCGTTTCTGCGTCAGTAACCGCGACCTGCTGTACCGTCAATAAGCTGCCCAGGGCACGTACCGTATTATTTTCTTTTTGAAAATAAGCATACGTAAATGCCAACGCTTTGATAGTCAGGTCGCGCAGCGCACTACCTTGTGAAAAGCGTCCAGACGGCACTTGTTCAGTAAGTAACGCCTCGAGTAGGGCTTCGGCGTCTGCCACATCTGCTTGGCTAATTTCAACGGGCATCGGGAAGTCCTTAAATAAACAGTTGCGCGGTGCCTTTGGTCCCGGCCTGATTTTGTATCAAGACGTAGATAGAAAAGCCTGCAATACTAGGCTCTGGTTCGAGACGTAAAAGCGTCGCGCTCGCCAAACGCTCTTTTGGCGTGAGCGTATTGTCGTTATTTTGGAAACGCCGTATTTGTTCGACGCATGCGTCGATACAAATGGTCACCACATCACGTGCATCTTGTGCATTGATGTTGCTTCCGATCATACCCGTAAATTCAGTCCCGTACGCCAGGTCAGTGGGATCTGAACCTCGCGGAGTCAACAAGCACTTGGCAAAGGCGTTGACTACATATTGTAGACCTTGAATGCCTACAGAGACGGCGCCAAAGCTCGCGAACTTAAAACTGTGTTTATATTCGTCTGTTGTGAGCGGCGCATAATGGATATCAAACCGGGTTTTTGCCATTGGCAGACACGCTCCACGTCCCCGTAGTAAAGTCAAAGCCCAAGGCATTTGCAACTACGAGGGGTTTTTCGCTGTTATTCACAGCGCGCGTGTGGTTGGCCCGTTGGCGTGCCCATTGCTCGAGACTAGTCAGGTTGTTTTTACCTGCTGCTTCGTAGTGGGCAGCGCGTGTGAAGCGCTGCATTTGTTCGGCGCGAGCAAAGGCACTGAGATATTCATTCGTATCGCGCTCGAGAAGCGCAGGGATGTATCCACTGCTGTACGAACTTACTTCACCTACATTGATGCGTATTTCTCCGAGCCCTATCTGTTTTTTGCGGTTGGTATATCCTCCCGCATTGTCTGCAAAAAACTGTGCAATTTTAGAAAGCTCTGTATTAAATTCGCGGTCAAATGCACGCTCTAACCGAACCGTCGAAGCGGACGCAAGCCATGGCTGCACTTCAAGCGGTTCAACCGAAAAGCCATGCCATTTTTCCGTGCCGGGCCGCGCCCACAATCTGTTTTTCCCAGCGGTTGCTGTAGCCAGTGGTTGGTATTGTTTGCGTGCCGCATTAATATATGGCGCAGCATAATCTGTGGCATTCGGTGGAATTTTTACCAGCCCACTAAGTGCCGCGACAACAGCCCTCTGAGTTACAAGCGTAAAATCCGTACGTGTAGAAGCCACCCGCTCACGATTGAGCGCAGTGGTTTCTGCTTTGGTTTGTGCTTCAAGGGGGAGCTTTTTCAGTTCGTTTAAAAATTTATCACCAGTGATATACCAGTTCGGATTCACAGGCTGCGCATAACTACGAATGAAGGTAGTAAGGGTGCGCTTTTGTCCTTTGCTACGTGTAAAACAAAAACCATTGAGCAGGGTAGCCGCTACTTCGGTTTCGATCGCGCCCTCAGCTTCTACAGCACGCAAGAACCAAATTAAATCGTCTTCCGTAACTTTGTACGGCTCCATGCCGTCGGCATACAAATACATGGTCAGTCCTGCGTGCGCTGCAAAAGCGCTTTGACCTTGTTCTTTTCGTAACTAAGCACGCCCTGCGTGATTTTTAGTTTCTTCATGATTTGCGTATTATTGAGCTTGGGAGCGCCCTGGTAACCTGTCGTATGATCAAAGATAGTCTGCTGTCGTGGCGACATACTTTGATATGCGTAATTAATCGTAGGGTCGTGCTGGTAAGGCGTAAACATATCGGACGGCGCCTCCTTGGATTCAATCCATTCGGGCCGATTAAACTGCGACCTAAATTGTTCTACTTTTTTAGGGCTCCACTTCAAATGATCCGCAAGCTCTTCGCTCGAGGGCTCACGGCCATTGTCAGTTTTGAAATCCTCAAGCGCGATATTGTACGAGCGGTAGGCCACCATCGAGTGCTCTGAAATACGCAACGCATTTTGATGCGCGTAGTTCACACGGCTCAGCTTTTGAAGCTGATTGGTCACGTGTGTAGAGAGTTTGGCGCCTCGTGTGGGGTCGTAATTCTCGATTGCTTTGACCGTGAGTATTTTGGCTTGCCCAAGCAATAAAGGCCGCGCCAACGTACCCGAACGTCGGTTAACCTCAGCTTGAATAAGCGGGTCGAGCTGTCGCAAAAGCTGCTCCATATCGTTGGACGAGCGCGACTTTTTCCATGCCGCATAAAGCGCGGCGTCTTTATCCTGGGTCTGTGGAGTGAGCATCATCGTCCGGGACCTTGGCGCTGCAGACAATTATTTCGATACACTTCCAGAAGGACATCCCAGTCTACAACGCGGTCTGGAAAATCGGGCGGCGCATCCGCTGCCATCGGCTGATTGCTGCCGGTTGCAGGGTCCGAGACCGCCGTTCGATAGGTTCGAATGCGTTGGTAGTAGGCCGCAGCAAAAGTACGCGTGTCCCAGCCAGACGAAGGTTGATTCGCGGCCACAAGTCCTTGGGGATCGCCATCGTCCCCCAAAAACGCGATGTACTCATGCAGCGTGCAGATCGGGCGCGCGTTGTAGGCCATCGCGAGTTCGTGACTTTCAAAGCGGTCAGCGGCTTCCAGCGTGGGCACCACTTCTTTATTTCCACCACGAATATTTGTTTTAGTAGGGAATTTATATATCTCAATCTGCGCGCGCTTAATTTGTTCTAAAACAGATGGATCCGTAAATCCATCTTTTGACATCTGAGGCAATGCAGCCTGTTGCAGCGCATTGCTCACGTAAGCGATTTCTTCTTTCGAAGCATCCCCCACCAACATTTTGTCAAATATGTTTTTGAACGTTGTGCGAGACGTGCCGTCCAAACCTGTCAAATACAAACGCTCTGTTTTCCCCTGCGGTGTGCGAAATTGAATAATATCACGATAGTCAAAAGAGGCCGCCTTGGTCGTACGCGGCACAGGGTCTTCCTGATACGGCACGCCCAGCGCTTGCGCTTGTTCAGCACGTAATCTAGAAAACTCTGTGCTGACCTGGTCTCTAGTCAGTGCATCCGTTTGTTTTGCAGGCACACGCTGAAATAGCGATGCGTAAAACGCTTCGGCACGCTCGAAGTTCTGCGTAATATCGCGTATCTCTTGCAGCGGCTCGGGTGGTCCCAATGCAATTGCACCTGCGCGTTCCAGTGTTAAATCGGAACTCGCATTTTCTCGCGCTGCTTGTGCCTGCAATAAATCAAAGCTTTCCGAGAACGTGCGACCGTACGCAATACTAATTGTTGTCGACATTTCTCGCGTAGTAAGCGTGTGTTGTACACGCGTAATGTACCCAAGGACATCGACTTGCGAAGAGCGACGATCAAATACCGCACACGGGAATCCTGGAACCGGGTAGGGGTTGAACCCCGACAAACTTAGCCCCGCATTTCGCTGTGCATAACGTGCTTTAATGTGCTCATACGCAGCATACTTTCTAAATATGTTTTTACTGTCTGCGTCAGGCAGCCGTGCCTGCAAAATAGCCATTTGTTCGGCTTCAGTTTTGTCTTTGTAGTCAGGCTGCGTTCCTTGAGCACGTGACAAGAACGTAAACCAAAGCGGTGCTTGAATATTACGCACCACCGGCCCACGGAAAAACTCTTCTGGATACAACAGAACATTTTTTGCGTTGTACGTGCTCTGATTTCTGCCCACAGCAGCAATCCGCGCGTCATCGATGGCATCAGGGTACGCGACGGTTTGCGCGTCACGCACCACACTTTGTAACCCGCTCGTGAGGCCTTGCGCGTTAAGTAGCGTAGGCAAACCGGGGTCATTTACATAAATTCGTGTCGGCTGCGTCGCATATTGTTCTTGATAACTGAAATGCGCAATTTGCGAAGGAAAAAATACGTTGCATGAAGGTGGCAAACTAAACAGCATTTGTGGTTTCACAAAATACTGTGTCAGGAAAATGGGACTGGTTGGCTTACTGACCACCGCCGGCCCGCGTACCTGCAGCGTCGTGTAATCGCTTTGCACTGCAGCTGCAGTAGGCAGCATAACCAGCTCCATAAAGAGCGTTTGCAGTACTTGCGAAAATACGTCCCACAAAGAGCCTGAGCTACCAATGTGGCTAGTCAGGGCACTAACTGCTTGCAGCCCGTATTGCGCCTGTACCGCGCGCAGCACGGGAAAAACTCCAGGGTTGTCGCTTTCTTCCAAGTAGGGAAGGGCGATAAACCGATTGTGAAACTTGGTACGCCGTACCCATGGAGAAAAAAATACTGCAGCGGGTAGGGACCGGTTTGGAATTTGTGTATGAATGAGACCGCGTACCAAATTATATATGTAATCAACAGGGCGTTTAATAAGCGGCGTGGGAGCATCACCTGCTGAAATAAGCCCTTGTGCAAAAAGAGAGTACGGGAAAAGTGCAGCCATACCTGCGGTCTGCACTCCTGCGATAGTAAGCCCAATTGCGTCCGCAGAAGCCCCTGCTGCCAGGTCGTCGATATTCGACATGAACGTGAAGAATATCTGTGTAAATATTTGAATATAATCTATGGCAACAATACTAATACTACGACCACGTTGTGTATTGACATAGCCCCAGCTGGCAATTTCTCCATCAAACAAAAGTCGGAACTCTGGCTCTTTTCCATACCAATGGTCGAGATAAAATACTTGAACTGCAACACGATCTTCTGCCCCAAACCGCTGCATGACAGAATCAGGTACCAATACAATTTCAGCCTCGGGTACCGTCCCTACGCCGTACGCAACATTGACGGATGAAACAGGCACTTCGAGGCCATTTATGTATACCAACCACGCATTGGTATAGGCCCGATTAACATTGAGATCAGAGTTCATGAGCCGCCGCATAAAGTACGAGATTTGCGAGCAAGCTCGTACGATAGAGATATCGAGTGGAATCCATATACGCTAAGAATCCCTTCGTATAGGACTCCGACAAAATGCCATAATCACGAAACTCCGCGATTCCTGCGATCGCCAGGTTCTTATGCTGCGCCATAGCCTGGTCAATTCGAAGAATGTTTTCTTTTTCACAAACCGTGACCTCGAGCGCAGCAGCATTTTTAATGCTGAATTTGTTCTGAATGGTCGACAGTTCGGTCAAGAAAGCAGTTTGATAAATAACGCGCGCCGCTTTGTTATCGCGATTGCGAATAGGCGTTATTTTTGCTGGCACGACACAGTCAAGCAGTGCCGCTCGCAAATGCTCCATTGCAATAAAGGTAGTCAAGGGCCGCTGTAGCCGCGTTTCAACCGGTAAAACCCCTAGCCCTGTGTAACACTGCGGGTCGTCCTGTACCAAAAACTGCCAAGCTTCATTGACAACATGCCCTTCCGTATCGGACATAATTGCACGAATCTTGGTCCATTTTCCGTACGTAAATCCTTGAACCGGTTTAATGACTAGCGTTATTTCTTTGGTGCTGAACGTTACGCTGCCTGTAATATACGGCGCAAATCCAAATATTCCGTCGAACACCAGGGTATCGTTTACGTATACCAGCGCACTCGTAGGATCGAGCAGTCCATTGGCGTGGAAAAAATGGATATGTAGTGTGTCTGTCGGAAATACCTCTACCTGACCGGATGCTGGTGCACGGTAGGTTATTTGAGGTAATACCGTCGGGACAGCGTAATGGGGTCTTTGACTGCGACCCCAAGGATACAAACCCCAAGGTCCAATGGGATTTGTATTAATCGGTGTGTCTACAATGACAACTGGGGGCGGCTCTTTTGAGCCTAATATGCCCCACGGGTCAAAACCCCAGCGATGCGCCAGTGCGAGATTTACTAATTCAGTCGGCCGGTCTGTGGTGGGTGCGTCGAGCGGCTCTTGCGCATACAGCCCCCATGGAAATAGTCCCCAGCGTGAACGCCAGTCCGCCATGATTAAGCTCCCCCACGCCGACGTTGGCCGCTTGTTTTTACAAGTGCGACCTCAGTCACGCTGTTGGTGTTTGCCGGCTCCTGGTATTCCATAATAGGTGCCGTGATATTCGCTTCATTTTTACTTAGTTTGGTAACAGCATCTTCGGTGATGCGATTTAGGCCTTGTTGCAGTGCCACGACTGCTTCTTCTCGAATATCCACAGCAGACGTCGTGCGCATGGCGGCTTGTTTGGCCAGCACGTCATTAATTTCTGCTTCGGTTTTTCCCTGCGCCAGAAGCTGTTCACGTGTGGAAATCGTAGCGCCGGCTTGCAAGGGCTCCGCTGCAGGGCCATCCACCGCTGTGGGTGGCGACTCGGGCATGGTGGTGCCTTCCCGCTGGTCATAGACCCCTCCTGCCTCCGCCCCAGTGCCTCCTGCGGTCGGCATTTGGGTTGGTGAAGCGAGAGCAGGCGTCATGACCTGCAGGCGCTTGACGAGCATCTGGAAACTGAACCGTGAGGCAGTTCGCTCCGTATCGCCGTCCAAAAACATATTGAGGTTCAGTAAATACCCTGAAACCAAAAAACTGTCGTAACGAAGACGAACAATGAGACCGCGTGCTGCCAGCTGCGTACCACGCAAAATTTCGTCATACAGTCTAAAAAACCAGACGCGTTGGTCGTCCTGATACGTATTTAGCAGCGTTCCGCCATAATTGGCCATGACAGGTTCGCGACCCGAAAAATAGGCCACATAGTTGTCTGTCAGCGTATCGGCAATTTGTAATTTCTCAGCGAAGCCTTCTTGTGCTTCGGTCAATAAAAAATCAACAAACCCCGTACCGCCTGCACCGCCCGACCCACTGCCACTCAAAAGTGCTTTGGCCAGCGGTCGCGCCTCCTCCGACACACTGGCCAAAAATGCACTCTGCAGACCCGGTGGATCAGAGGGGATCTCAATAAACAGTCGTGACATCGTTTCGCGGTATTCACCATCGCGAGTACGTCCCGGCGCATTAAACGTGTATTTCGAGGTGGACCCTGGGTTTGCTGCAAATATGCCCTGGGGTTGCGGTGCGCGCGCAGACGCATTCGTCTGAAAAATTTCAGTCCGCTGACCGCCTGTCAGTATCCCAGGGCCTGGCATTTACTTACCCTTTCCGCGTGCGGTCCCACAACGAGGGCAAAACAAATTTTCTTTGAATTGAAATACGCCGCACCGAAAACAAGTGTCGGGCGGCGCTTCGTAATTCAATTGATTGTGCGCTTGCGTGCGGGCTTGGTCACGTGCCATACGCGCTTCCTTCGAATAAGTGCCAGTGTTTGTTTTAAACTCTAGTAAGCGTTTCTCTGTCTTACCCATTATGCCTCGTCGGGTGCCACGAAATCCTCCGTGACAGGCAATTCTCCCGTTTGATGAACAACGATATATGCACGGTTATAGATAGACGGTAGCAGTACGTACGACGACTTTCTCGCAAATGCGTTGCTCACCATGTTGTGGTGGACAATGCGGAAATAGTCGATGGCATTCGGGTAGAGAATACGGTCAGACATGCGTTACTCCAACATGCTTTGGTTTTGACTTACACGCTCAGCGGCACTGCGTGCACTGTTCAAAGCCGCTTCGTCTTTTTTATTCACAAGACCGCCCATGACTGTATTGATGGTCGTGGCGGCTTCTATCATTTTATCAGCCGCGCCATCGAGCTTCGAAAAGGAACCCTGCATCATTTGTGCATCGCGCTGGAGGCCTTGGCTTAGTGTATCGATAAGCTGCGCTCCAAAGCGTTCTTGAGACGTGGGTTCCGAACCACCCGAGACACTGCCGCCTTCGATGACGCTCTTGGCGCCTTGTGAAACTGTGCCGAGGGCTTCGTCGCGAATCTCGTCTGCACCAAGTTTGCCTTCTTTGGCACGCTTGAGCTGTTCATCCGTGAGTGTATTTCCCTCGAGCTTGCCACCTGTCTCAAGGTATTTTTGTAGGAGCTTGGCAGACGTGCCGCTGGCCAAACCACGGCGATACTGCGCTGCGCCTTGTTTACCGAGCTTTTTATTGAGCGCATTCTCGAACACCAACGCACGCGTTGTGTCAGCGTCTTCACCCAGGCCCGCTTCATTCGCAGCGCGTCCTTTCCAATTCTTTTCGGTCCCGAGATAATCACCAATTTGCTTCATATCATCGCGGTCAAAAGAATCGGCGACGCCAGCCACAGCTGCTGATAGTTCAGCTATTTTTTCTTCCGACAACCCACTGCGCTCGACTTCACGCTGCAGGATGGCTGCTTTTCGCTGACCTTCTGTCGTGCCACTTGCAGCCAGCGCGCGTGCTTGAAAAAGCTTTCGACGAATAGCACCTTCTTCGCCGGTACCACTCATAATATTGAGCAACTGTTTGGCCTGCGAAGTTTCCAATTCACTAGAATTAATGCCCAAACGCCCGAGAACTTTGTTGCGCGATGCATTGACAATTTCTTCAGTGACCGTATCACCGCGCACCCCAGCAAGACCTTTGAGGTCACCACCCGCAGACTCTGCAGCGGCTGCCACAGCACGTGCTTCTGCAGTACGGCCACCTTCTCCAAGGCGGAGGTATTCTCGAGTAATAGCGTCGCTCTGGGCGAAACGATTTGCATCTTTTTCAGACATACGCCGCGTTGTCTGCAGCGCAGTCGAAACTTGTTTACGCATAGCGTCGAGCGAAAAACCTTTATTATTTGAGAAATAACCCGAACCTAGTTCATTCATGTATTGATTAGCAGCAGCCGCTGCCACCGCAGTTGCTTCATCATATTGCCCACGGCCTGTAATTCCCGAGGCACGCTCGGTAGCCGCACTGCGCTCACGACTAAATCCTTGGGTCCGTGATTCCTGCAAAAGCTCTCCACCACGAATCGTTTCCCACGTACGCGATTTAACGTGCTCTTCATCCAGGTCCTCTGCACCCAAGGCAAAAGCCCACTGAGCTCCTCGAGACTGGTTTCTACGCAATACTCGACGATTTCCGATAGACCCACGGCTATCATCAAATAATGAGAAACCCGATTCTCCTCTAAACGAATCAATCAAATTCGCGACGGGTGCCGTCATAAACATCGACATCGTGCGGCGCTGACGTTCCTGCCTCTCTAAGGTTTCGTCGCGGTCCCGATTTCGTTGAAAACGCGTGGCATTTAAATCTGTCATGCGGCCGGCGATACGTGTTCGACCTTCGGCTGTGCCCAGACGCTCCGTAATGGTACGCAGCTGTTCCTCGGTACCTAGGCTGCCGGTGGGCGCACGGGCCAAAACATCGCCACCACCAAGAAACAACCGTTGCTCCTCAGTGTCTTGGTCTTCGCCAGCAAATTCTCGGAAAAAATTATCAAATTGACGGCCTAGGAGCCGCCCTTGTCGCCGTACAGCCGAAATACCAACGCTGGCCATTAACCGCTGATTTCGTGCTTCGTTAGCTTCTTCAAAAGAAGCGCGACGGCGATCTACTTCCGTACGACGGCGCTCCATTTGGTTATCAGCTTGAGCGCGCATGCGCTGAAAAAACTCAGGAGTGCGCGCAAGCTCGATAGTACGCGCTTGCTCCTCGCTCAAACCTTGTAGCCGCAGACCACCACGGAAATCCGTAGCACCTGTGGCCGCAATTCCTTGCGCGATCATCATGGGGGCCAAAATCGCGCCTTGGCCTCCGAACGCACCCATCAATTGATCACGCAATTCATTTTTGCGCGTAGAATATTCCTCTACAAAGCCACGTGGCCCAAAGCCGGCCATGCGCCGCGCGCTTTCGCGCACCATTCCTTGAATGTCTCGTTTTCCACTAGCCAGGCCCAGCATTGCCTCTTGGTCAATTTCCAAGCCTCCTTTGCCCTTGCGCAAAAGACCTGGCAACAAAACATCGAGATTCGAAACGTTACCTGCTGCAGCGGTAAGGTTTTGTGTAATTCCTTCGCGACCACCCAGCATTGCCAATTGGCGCGGGTCTAACATACCACTCAAAATACCCGCATTACCCACTGCAGCCATTCCTGTGGCCAAGCCGGTAGCGCCGCTCAGTCCCATGCCCTGGAACATTTGCGCGCCTTGCATGCCCGCTTGCATTACGTTCTGAACGTTCGTTCCGGCCATCCGTGCAAATGAACGCGCATGCTGCGCTGCTACGCCCATTTCCGGCAAATTCATGCCCAGGTTACGCATTTTACCCATCATGGACATTGCCGCCTGAACATCCGGCTCATCCATCACCTTCATAAAGGTCGTAAGCGCTCGACCAATCTTTCCCATATCGCGCGTGATTTGATCCACGCTTTGCGCATTATCGAGTAACCCCGTTTGCGCAGCGAGCTGGGTAATACGTACCATGTCTTGTCGATTAAATTGATTGCGCGTGTCACGGCGAAAACCAGTGCTCTCAGACATGCGCGTAATCCCGCGCTCTAGGTCATACGCACCCGTATTGGACAATCCGATGCCCGACGCGCTGAGCTCCGACCCTGATCGCATAAATTGCGTCGTTGCATGTTGGAGTTGCATGGCGCGCTGGCGCTGGTTTATTAAACTACGGAACGGCAGCGTTGCGACGCGCTCAACACTTTCGCCAATAAAACTATCTGCAATATACGGCGCTACAAATCCACCAATAACGCCGCCAATGGGACCACCCAAGGCGGTACCCGCCATGGCACCCGCTGTCGCTGCAACGCTACCTAATCCCAGCCGTGCTCCGATTCCCACGGCGGTTTGCGCGCCGGTAATGTTGGCATTAAAATTATTTTGGGTTTGTTGCCGTGCAATACCCCAGCCAGAACCTAGTTGCGCCGGTGGCAAAACACTTTGCGCATACGGATTACGCGCAACAGGACTCGCCCCTGCATAAATGGGCGACATCGGCGAGGCCATAAACAAATCGGCCTGATGCTGTACCCGTAAATAATTAGAAAACTGCGCCGCGCTCTGGATAGGCGGCTGTTGTTGGTATTGTGTTTGAGTTGCCAGCGGGTTGGGCATGGGACTCATCCCAGGCATCAAACCCGCTTGCATTTGCATTGAATTCAGCCCAGAAAGCAGCTGCTCAACGGCCTGTTGGTCTTGAAAGACAGGCACCGGTTAGGCTTTGCTGTTCCGAAGGGCCGCTTTTCGCAAGTGTCGTTTAAACCGTTCGATGTCCTCAGGGGTCGCAGGACGCGGCTTCTCATCGTGTACCGTCAGCTTCTGCAGCTTTTGGAACATGCTTTGATGGTCTCGCGTCTGGTCTTTTTTCGCCTGCTCGAGGAACATAAGGGCCTTTTCTTTCTCCTTAATAATATTGGGCTCGTAATTCTCTTGACCGATTTCCAGTGCCAAGAGCGTAGTCCAAAACTGTAGGAGTTTTTCAGGCAGATGAAGACCTGACGCGAAGATTCGACCCAGGTAGGTGTGGGTCGCAACCGTCCGTCGTCGCTCACGAAACAGCATCTCACAAGCGATACGGTCTTGTATCGAACCGCGTGCTGGCATCCCCCGCACTGCCACGCCACGCAGGAACATCTCCGCGCGCAACGTGCCTGTGGGGGTTGCTAAAAATTTTCGACGGCACCCTCATTCATAATGAGGTTGATCTCTCGGTCGAATACCGCAAGACGATTGGTCAGCAATGCGATAATACGCTCGGGCTGCTTTTCCAACCAATCCATCTTAGCTTCAAAAGCAGGTTTTTCAGCGGTATCCGCTGGGAACGTTTGACCACGAAACGAAACTAACGATGCAGCCAAATAATATCGCGCTTGAAGTTCGCGCTGCTCTTCAACATATCTAGGCGCATTAGCCTCAAGTGCCTGCAAAAATCGAATGTAGTCCGCTTGCGTACGCGTGCGTAATGTAACAGTGACAGATGAAGACGCAGGGAGTTTAATTTGATACGTCTCTTCATAATATCCTTTCTCCAAAAGAGCATCGACAACGAGATGTGCCCTTTCACGAGAGATATTATTTTCGGCTAGAATCTCCTCATACGTTTTAGCCTTTTCAGCGCCCGCTTTGTTTTGTTCGAGCGTGTCTTTAAGGTCTTCCTTAATTCCCTCAGACAATGCAGAAGACGTCTGCGTTGCTGTGGATGTAGTTTTCTTGACCTCTTCTGAGGCTTCTCGTCGGTAAGACCCAATTACAGGTGCGCGTGTGGTTGTCATGGCGGCAGTATACGCGACAAACACCGAGAAAAGTGGTAAAAGAAAATATGCAATGTCCTTCTGGTCACGTTATGCCGTTCAACCCAGAATACCCAAACGGGTTTGATTGTATTTACTGCGCAGAGACACAACTCCCGAGTGCCATTGACCTCCTGCGCGAGCCCGCTTATGCGTTTGTTCGCGAAGTACGTGAAGGTCAAATCGACTTAGCGGACAGTATCACCCAAGGCATTATCCAAGACGGTGCCTCTGCTTTTGAAGCAGGTACAGGCATCGGTAAAAGCTACGCCTATTTACTGCCGGCTATTTTAAGTGGCCGACGAGTTGTTGTCAGCACAGCCAAGATTGCCCTGCAGACGCAGCTCATGGAAAAAGACCTGCCGCATATCAAGAAAGAACTCCAGCGCCTCAAACATCCACGCGCTGAATTCAAGTTCTTTCCTGCGTACGGCAAATCTAACTTCGCATGCGATGTGCTGTACATGAAAGAAAAAGAAAAGGACGCGCACGCTCTCAAGACTTACAAGCTGTTTGTCCAACAGACCAAATACCAGCGGTTTGATGAATGGGACTCGAAGAAGGGCTTCATTGACCGTTCGCTCAACGCTACTGCTTGCGTTGGACCGGGCTGCCCGTTGTACAAAACATGCGGTTACACTCGCGCAAAACGCGAAACTTTTGAAGCAGACGTCGTTGTTACCAACCACTGGATGCTTGGCTATGATTTACGTCTCCGTAAAAATAGTCAGTTTGCAACCCAGCTACTCGGCGATTACGACCACATCATTGTTGATGAGGCACATAAAGTCGAAGACGGTATTCGTGCGGCATTTACGCTCGAGACCAAGCTTGACACCGTTGAAAAACTGCAGAAGCAGATCGCCAAACTCACCGCTGTTACGGGTGATAACCTGGAAATTCCAGAACTGGATACTCTCGAGCCGTTCTGGGAGCACGCATTTAATGCACTCGCAGTGGCTAAGAGAAATCAAGACCAGACACTGCCCCCGAATGTTGTAAGCATGCTGCAGAACGTCTCCCAGCAGCTCAGCAATATTCGCAATGTTGCAGCGGACCCCAGTTATATTGGTAAAGTATTTCCGCACGCCAGCACTGCCAATGACGTGCATCAATACGTAGACGTTAAATACAACAAAAATACTTCGGTCAATTCTACCGGCGTTGCCGCTCAAGGTCAGCCGTCTTTTTCGATTTCGAGCGAATACCAGCGTAGATTTTTGGATTTCGATAAGTTTTTTCGAACGCTGGAAGAAGCACAAGAGACGTTCAACTACGTCCTCGATGGCGACCCATACCGTTTGTGGGTATACGAGCCTCGTTCAGAAAACCGGCCGGTCCCGGCACTCAAGAGCATTCCCATCACCATTGGGCACTATATGCCCAAACACAGCATCACTTATTTGTCAGCAACTTTGGCATTGGGCCCGTCGTTCGACACGTTCTTGGGTCGAGTCGGACTTTTGGGACATCCGTACCAAGCTCTGATATTCCCCTCCCCATTTGATATTCAAAAACAGGCGTTTTTGTATATCCCTAAACCAGGTCACGCCCCTGGACTCGTACCTGTTCCAGACAACCGGCAAGGGCCTGGCCGCGACATCTACCAAAAAGCTGTAGCGGAACAAATTCTCGCGCTGCTTCTGGCTAGCGAGGGAGACGCCTTCGTCTTATTTACTGCAAACTCTGAGCTCACGTACGTAAAAGAATATCTCAGAGAGCAAAAATACCCGTACCCCACGTTCGCGCAAGGCGAGTATAAACCTGCAGAAGCTTTGCAGCGTTTTCGTGCTACTGACAAGGCCACTATCCTGGGCGTAAAAAGCTTTTGGGAAGGCGTGGATGTACAAGGCACCAAGCTGTTTTTGGTAATTGTCGCCAAGTTGCCCTTTCCAAATACCAGTGACCCAATTTACCAAGCACGTTGTGCATTGGTGAACGCGCGTAATCCTGGTGCATCAGAGCGCGTAATTCGTGTGCCTGATATGCTCTTTGACCTGCGTCAGGGGGTAGGGCGCCTGATTCGTGCGAAGTCTGATCGCGGCGTGATTGCGCTGCTCGACTCTCGAGCCCATCTGCAATACCGAAATGCTGTACGGGATGCATTGGGTCTTCGTGAGCATTTTGATTTGGAAAAGATGTGCCGTGCTATTCGGACACGTCATAAAAAGAAAGAAGAATAAATTGAAACACGCTTATACAGGTGAACCAAAATTACCCATACTTCTTGAAGATGAGTACGATAATCGTGGCTGGGACATTCCTACGAAATACGGTGTGGATTCTGATTTTATTTGTTGGATGAATATGGCTCACGGCGACGCATGCCAACCCACGACTGTACAAAGTTTGGTTGAAGACATGGATAAAGAAGGCCATGAAGAAAAAGCTAATGTCGTACGCGCGTTGTGCGGCGTGCCGCTCCCCGAGCCCAAATGGATGCAGCAGGCCCGCGCTGCCGGCTGGACGCCGCCCCGATGACCCTCAAGCCAGGCACCCGCGTACGTATGTCGGAGGCTCTCAAAACGCTCATGCGTAATAACGGTTCCGAGGAACACATCGAAGAATTCGGTGAGTGCGAAGGCATTGTTCAGGGACTGATGGATTTCGGTACACAAAAAGGTCCCGAGGTCGATGTTCGCTGGCAGCCTTCGAATCTCCGTTACGGATACCATCCAAAACATCTTGTCGTTGTTAAGTAAAAATATTGCTCTTCGGAGCATTATTTTTTAGCATGCGCCTATGCTCGACACGGAAAGAATCATTGCGCTGTCGCATCGCTGCGCAGCGTGTGAACATGTGCTGCAAGACGGGGATTTGATCGTATCCGGATACTTTCAAAAAGATGTTCGGACAACCCAGACTCACGCTGAGCTAGGGATTATTGGCGCGAACATCCGCACCCTCTGGTTTCATCTTAATTGTAACAAAAAAGGAAGGAACCAGTGGCACGTGTACCCTGAACTCCAAACATGTTTTTGTTGCGGCAAGAAGTTCCAGGCCAATGACATTGTCCAGCCTGCTTTTCAGGTAACCAACCCTCGGGCTGTTAATCCTTCAGATCCCACGGATGTTGGGATTGCTTTAAATGAGCGCATTTACTTAATTCATTATGACTGCCGTCAGGCACAAACTAACAATATTTTGTTGAAGCCCTAGGAGTTACCTATGCGAATGCCTACGCAAGCTGAACTTGATGCCATCCCTGTGGAAGATAGTGAAATTGAAGAATGGCTTGGCTATGTCATGCAGCTCGAAAAGGCGCTGTACAAAGCACGTATTCCGCAGACAATAGACTGGGCCATTGTGTTGCTGCGCTTTGCCGCACAATCTACGTCACTGCAGAATATGCCGCATCAATACTTCCGAATGATTTGTGACGAATGTTATAACACGTCCAATATTCGGCATGTTGGGAAACGCGTCCTGACTTTCGACTTGAGAAGTCTGGTCGATGCAAATTGGAAAGCACGCGTATCACGCCTGGCTATGGCTATTCACAAATCCAAATTGAGCGCGACGGGTCCGGAAGCTCTTTTCGGATTGGTTTTGTTGCCATCTCAGATTTTCGTGCGCGGCGGTGCTCCTCGAGAAATTTGGTCTGAAGCTTGCGAAGAAGTCTGGGCAGCTGCGAATCACGCTATTCACGTAGCTGCACAGGTCAACCAAGCCTAATGACCAAGCCTAGTAAACCCGGCATGCTGGCAGACCCCTGGCGCAAGGCTCCTGCGGTCGCGCCTGCACCGCCACCACGCATTATGTCTTCGACCGCCAACGTACCTCTGCCTATTGAAAACGCGGGGGATACAGACAATTTTGGCGCCAAGTACACAACCATTGATGTTCGGGGCTACGGCGGCATCACGCTCGAGGGCACGCAAGACGTGCCCATTGCAGCGCTACAACTACTTAACTTTTGCGTACAAGAAAAACCAGCTATCGAAGATACGCTTGCCGATTATGGCATCGTAATATCCCAGCTGCCTCTTTTGCAGCCCACCAACACCATTAAATTCTATATGCAGCGTGCGGATGGCTGGACTCTTGCCATTCCTTTGGCTGCCTCACGTGAAGCAGGGGCATTGCAGCTCATCCAAGCATTTGCAAAACTTTACAGCGTGCCTGCTTTGCGTGAGAAGCTGCAAAAGTACAAAATAAAGCCATACAAAAATTAATCAAGTTTTCGAATGCGGTAGCGTTTTCCAGCGACCCACAAAATATTATTAGTACGCTCTGCGGTACGCTTCCAAAAAGTATCGCGGCGAAACTCGCCCGTGACGTACCCGGCGAGAAAGGCTATCGCCATCCAGGATAGACACTGTAAGAGGGTCATGTCCGAAATATAGCGTCACGAGTGGTACAATACCTTGGCAAGAGAGTGGGTTCGATCCCCACTATATTTAGCTTATGTCCACTCTCAATCAGAAGACCTGCACTTCTTGCGAACATTTCGACCCGGTTCTACGGGGGCAGCCCGGTGGAACGGTGCGTGAAACCGTATGGGGCTGGTGCACCCTTCGGAGTATTTATCCGACCAAGGAGGGGCCCGGCCAGAAATTTCCCGAAGCAGTTCGTCGCGCTGAAGAAGGGCAGCTGGCAAAACCGTATATCGTTAAAAAGGGCCAGGTTGTGCTTCATTGCTACGATTACGTCGATCGACAGCCGCGCTTGAGCAAAATTGATTTGCTCAAAGAGCTCCAAAAATCTACCTAAAATACTTCATAAAAAACAAGCATTTCTCGGTATAGGGACATAGCGCACCCTATAGGAGTTAATGCATTTTATGAATAGTTCTAAGCAACACATCGCCGCTCTCATCACGCTTTACGGGAAACTCATGCTCTGGGGCACCGAGATTCATTTGCGCACCTGGCGCACACCTGGTCTCCGGTTGTCCACGCGTCTTGGGCTCACCTTGCCCACGCCCACGGAAATTCGAGTCATCGCGCACATGTTTCGCCACGTGGACATGACCGACGTGGCGGAATACATCGACCAAGCGCTCATGCACGCCTGCGCGCTCATCGGCAAGCCGTACACGCCTTTCTTCGACGAGGCTACGGCAAGGGCTCTGTTCTCGAATGAAGCATTCTACCAGGGCATGCTGGACTTCGCGGATGTCTACGAGCGCGAGAACAAATATAATTTGTTCACATATATCCGTGCAACGCACAATGCACAAAACCGTGCGTTCGCGCGTGAGTTGGCCAAGGCCGCTTCCTAACTAAAACCGCGCTGCCTGCAAGGGTGCCGCCAATATTTTTTATAAAAAGAATAATATTTTTATGAACAGCGACGAATACCTCGAGCACAAGCAAACCCAAAGAGAAAAGCATCTACACCGCAGTTACGCGCTGGCTATCGAGTTCCAAAAGATCGCACCTCTTGCCATGGAACTACCTCTTCTGGCAGAGAGCATCATGGACGAGTTTGACGATGGTCAAGGTAACCCCCTTGAAGCTGCAGTTAAACTTGCAACCATTGAGCTAGCCCTGCGTAAAAACCCTGCCTTACGCACGAAGACAACGTACGAGGAAGCGCTTGCTCCGGACACGTGTGCCATTTCCGAACAAATCGTGCGCGTACGCGATAAAAGGCGTCTTTCTCAAGAGGCTTTTGCCAAAGAACTCGGTGTTTCCACCCGTACAGTTGCGCGTTGGGAGGCCGGAGTTTGCGTACCTAAAGCAGTCGTTCTTCGTGCGCTCGGGATTGCTGCATAGCTCAAACGCGCTGGCATTACGCTTGCGCCCTGTTTGAGTTCATTAAAAGCACCTATCTACGGCATAGGGGCATAGCAAATATAGGGGTTATTTTATCATGTCCAAAGTTACGCATGTTTTTGGTTTGACCCATTCTGTTTTCGGCTTCGCAAGCAAGGCGACCATCGCATCTATTAAATTCAATCTCCTTCCCGGCCTTCGTCTCAGCACACGGCTCGGGCTTACGGTACCCACGCCTCGCGAGCTTCGGCTCATGGCCACGGCAATTAAACATGCCGACTTCACGCCTGCAGCCTACGACCTGTTCCAAGCTGCGTATCACGCAGACAACATTTTTCGTGAAGATACAAATTACCTGGGGGCCGCGTGGGTTGCGGCCAGTTTTCAAGCGATAGGAGAAACCCTCGCAAAACTGCTCTTTGCAACAGCAGACGCATTCGAGCTCGAACCTACTAAAAACTTCGCGGGTTACTTTCGTGCGATCCACACTGCACGTACAGAAATGGGGACAACTGGGTTAGTTCCCAGTGTTTCCTGACCTGTCTTTGCAGTCTTGTGTGGTGCTTTCTTTTCTTTTGGCTGTCAGTGGATATCTTTCACGCATGCCAAATACCGATGACGTGGGCCTCAAGGGCCTAGACCAATTTGCCAAAAGGTTTCTCAGCGCCAGCGCTGGAAACGACAAAGAGCTCATTGCCGTGGCGCCTGGGCAAAAGCTCAGCGAAGAAAACCTACGCCGGTACCAACAAGAACGCCTCAAAAGCTTTGTAGAGCGCGCTGGCGCGTTCACTGAAGACCTGGTCGGTTTCGTTGTGGAGCAAAAGAAGAAGCGAGACTTAACCGACATGGAAACCGTGTTCGCTCTGGCTCTCGCGAATATAAACCTAAGAAATGCTTATGGTTCTTCACAAAACGAACCCGATTTCACGCCTGAAAAAGGTGAACAACTACTTGAAGAGTTCGACGAGATTTGTAGGGGGGCCCAAGATTATTTCGACGCAAACGCCTAGGGCCAACAATATTTCCTATTGACTTATTGTCTGCGCGCTATACTTTCAACATATCGATTCTGGGTTTCCAAAACACCCGCAGTACACAGGAGACACGTCATGGCCGCCCGCCCCAATGCCCTTCGTATCGTCACCGAGAGTAAGCGTCAGGCTGAAAACCAGCTTGTGCGTCTTCGCGATGTAGTTTCGTCCGTAAATACCCTTGCGACGAGCGGCACGCTTTCGCCGGTTGATCTGGCGCATTACCGGGCGTGCCTTGCGACGGCTACCAAGCAGTTCAAGCTGTTGACGCAGGTTGCGTCGTTGCCTCTTCCCGAAATTACTTTGGGAGATGCCACGATTTTGTCGGCGCGTGGTCCGGGTCGCCCGCCCAAAAACCCCGTGCAGCCTCTCGAGTCGGAGCTTTCTGCTTCGGTCGCAATTGCCACTATGCCCAAGCGTCGTGGTCGTCCGCCGAAGAATCCTCAGGCGGTTATTGCGCAGCCCGTGCAGCCCTCGGCAGCGGTTTCGCAGGAGCCCAAGCGTCGTGGTCGTCCGCCCAAGGTGCGTCAGCCTGAGCTGCCGTACACGCAGGCGGCGGCTCCCGTCCCTGTGTTCGTTGCTGCCACGGCACCGGCCGTTGCGCCCAAGCGTCGTGGTCGTCCGCCGAAGAACCCCCAGGCGGTCGCTGCGGCTCCTGTTGCGCAGGCACCTGCGGCTCCGGCCGTTCGTGCGGTTCGAACCACGCCCGCTGCCGGTCCTGCAGCCCAGCACGCTCCCCGCGTTGCTGCCGCTCAGACCGCTCCGGTTGCTCAGCCCACGGGTGAAGTAAAGCGTGGTCCTGGTCGTCCGAAGGGCTCGACCAATAAGCCCCGCGTCGAAGCTGCTGTGAACGTTGCGCCCATTTCTGATGGCACCGTAGTGAAGCGTGGTCCTGGTCGTCCGAAGGGCTCGACCAATAAGCCCCGCTTTGTCAACGGCAGCAACGACCTGCAGCAGGCCGGCTGAAAAATACACGGCGTTTACGGTATAAGAACGTATTCTGCGCTCGGGAGATCTCCCGATAGATGTTGTACCGACATCGCCGTGGTTTCTGGCTGATCCGATCTTTATAAAATTTCCCCTGCGGGTCGCTCCGCTGAAATTGTATAAACATCGTAAAAGCCTCAAAATTGATTTATTATTCGTTTCCCAAAGCTGAAATGAATAATAAATTAATTGTACGTACTCTAGGCAGAACGCTGTGCTCGGTGCTAGCCACCGAGGCGCTGTACCGGCGCCGTTGTGATGTGTCCGCAGGGTTTAATTAAGTACCTTAATAAACCCCAAACGCTGAGGGGCGTTTACGTAAGACAGCGTCTTCACGACCTTACTAAAGGTAGACGTACCGTCTACGCTGCAAAAGCTTTTCAGGGCGCTGCACTCCAGTGCTTACACCCCAGTGAAGAGCGGGACAACCCATAGGTGAAGACGTACGAACACGGCATGCGCTAGCGCATAAAATTGGCGTACCGCCAATGTCGTAAATTATTAACGCCGCGACCCGACGCTTAATCACTGGGTGGTAATCACACCGAGGCGTGTTCGTAAATCAACGTGGACTTTTTTATGCTGGTGTACCGCCAGCACGGCCCAATGTTTTGGTACACGAGGCGCCTTACAAGGTCCCAAGGGACTCTGAAAGCAGCCTTTAGGCGCGTTGATTTCTACGTGGAATACTTAATGTTGGCGTACCGCCAGCCGCAGTAAAATAATAAATGCACGAGGAGGAATCCCTCCGCGCACACCGCCGGAGCTCAAAGCAACTCCGGCGGAGCACGCTACAGGTCACTCTTCAGCACGTAGATTTCTACGCATAAAAGCTTAAGTAAAAGAACACGGAATATCACGTTCCATCAGCGTACCGCTGGTGATATGTGCGTGTGGCCCGAGATGGCATAATCGTCAGATTAGACCTCTCGTGTGGCCCAAGCCGTCTCCGCGAGTTTCCTCGAGCTTCTCTTCGGCGCTATTCCAAGCGCTAAGGAGGGCCTACGAGAACTCGAGGAAACGTCGCGAAGCCGTTTGTGCCACCCGCGATGTCTAATCTGTCGCCCATAGCGAAGCGTGTTCTTTTCAAATCAGCCGGCGCCAGGCTGATTTTTTTAGGTTTTGTGTATAATCAAGTATGGCCGACCCAAGCGACTACGCAGCGTATGGCGGGTCCGCTACTACGATTGTCGCACTCGTTATCGCTTTTGCGGATTACATCAAAAAGCGCAACGCGTCGAACTTAGGCAATAAAATGGAAAGAGCTGCGCCCTCTTCCGCTGTCGAAATCGAAGCGCATTTGCGTCAACTCAACGCCAAACCCCTGGTCTTTGAGCATAACCGAGATCCATACAGTCCGGACCTTATCGCACGCGTAGAAGGTTACGTGCGTGCGGAAGGGGACCTGCGTATCCAGCTCGCGCGAAAAGACTGGGAAACCAAAGAGCTTCTTTTACAACGCGATGCAGCATTGTCGGCCAACCAGCGCCTCGAGCAACAAAACAAAGCCTTACACGCTGAGCTCGCTGAACTACGGCACCAATTGAAATAACCTAATATGGGTCACTAAAATGGTGAACCATAAATATATCGAGCGCTACCATAGCCGAAAAAAGGCAGGCCTATGCGTAGAGTGCGGGCACGCGCGGACTGGGGCCGCTGCCACGATTACCTATTGCGCCAGCTGTGCTCAGCTACGTCGGGAACGTCAACTGGCTCGCAGGCTTGTACGCATCCATAAATCATGTTGCATCGATTGCGGTAAACGCACGCGCTACGCCACGCGTTGTAAAGTGTGCTGCAAAATCCAAGCACACGAGACCGCTGTGCGTCGCGCCGAGGCAATCGCTTTCGGAATGTGCGGTCGTTGTCGTACAGAGCCCTTAGCGCCCCGTAGTAAAACTATGTGCGTAGGTTGCGCAAAAGCGCATCGACAAAGAGTACTAAAATCTACGCATGTACGAAATACTCGCTAAAATTCCGCCTGACCAATTGCTCCTGTTCATTGCTGCCGTGTGCTTCCTCATTGCAGCCTTCTGGACATGGGTTTCCAAAAAGGTCATTTCAATCATCGAGCAAAATACAAAGATTAAATTCACTGCGGCACAACACCAACAAGTCGATATCGTTGCCAAATGGGCCATTGATTCAACGCAACAGGTGTTTCGCCATGCCGTGCTCGATGCGAAAAAAACTGCAGATGAACTCAACAAAGAAAAGCTTACGCATGCACTGATGGTTGCACGCGGTAATTTAACGCCTGAAGTATCCGCCGTCGTAAAAGATGAACAGCTCGTGCAGGTTATTGAAGCCAAGATATCTCAAAGCAAGGCGCCGCCGCCTATGATGCCCCTCTCAAATTATCCCCCTAGTTTTTTAGTGCCTTCTACGTTTCCACCCAATCTTATGCCCGGCACATTCACAGACCCATCACAACGAACGAGCATGCCACCTACAACCTTTGCTGACGTCGAAAGCATAAAAAAATGATTATTGGCGTTATGGGGCGTGTGAGCGCCGGCAAAGATACTGTGTGCAATATGGGTGTTGAACTTTTGAGAGAGGCTGGCAAATGCGCCATCGTCATCTCGTGTGCCGAGCCCATTAAACAAATATGTTCGCAGATTTTTGGCCCGGCCTATGGCGTGCCGCGTAGTGCCTTTTACGGCTCCCAGTCGGATAAAGAAGCACCTCTGCCCATGCTGCCTACGTGGACAGGCCGGCGCATCATGCAGTTCGTAGGTACCGAGTGCTTTCGCAACATCGACACAGAAGTCTGGTCTAGGACCATGTATACCAACGCACGGCGGCTCCTGCAGGATGGCGCAGACGTAGTGTTCGTTAGTGACGTCAGGTTCTGGTCAGAAGCTCGCATCATCCAAGAACATGGAGGTATCGTGCTGCGCTTGTTCCGTGCCTCTGCAGACGCAGTTCCAGCTACGCATGCCTCCGAACAAGAAATGGATGAAATTCGACACGATCACTCCATCGACAACCACGAGCAGGACTTGTATTGTTTGCGAAATCGTGTTGAGGACTTTTTATGCCAGTTAAGGCTACTTTCCTCGGGTTCGACACCGAGACCACGGGAACCAATCCTAAAAAGCATCAGATAATTTCGCTCGGTATGATCCTCCTCAAGGAGGATTTGACCCCTATCGCCGAGAAAATTATCCATGCACTGCCTGATGCCAAGGCAGAAATTGACCCCGACGCAGCGCGCATCAACGGCTTTACCCCCGAAGCCTGGATTGAAAAGGGCGCCGTCACGCAAGAAGAAATGTTTGGCCAAGTCCAATATTTCTTGCGCGGCCAGTGGAGCATGAAGCTCATTGCGCATAACCTGCCCTTTGACAAAAATTTCGTCGAGGCACTCTTTACACGCTACGTACAGCTGCCTCGTGGTGACAAGAAATTCACTGATTTATTTAGCTATTGGGGTATTGATACGCTCAGCATCGCGGCTTTTACGGATATTGTTCATCACGACAAATGCCGCACCAGCTACCAGCTGGGTCGCCTCGCAGAGAGCTACAACGTCGAACACACCGATGCGCACTCGGCACTTAGCGATATTCAAACCACCATCGGCCTCATGCGCGCTATGCGCGATTCCATGCGCCAATTGGTCGGTATCGATGGCACCAAGTTTGTGCATAAACTTCCCGACAACCACATTCTCACATGCATTGACCGTGAGAAACCCGTGTGGCTTTTTACGGGCGGTAAATACAATGGTGAATTTGCGTCAACGGTACGAGAAAAGGACCCATCATACATTCATTTCCTGCTGCGTATGCCTGACCTTTCTGAAGCCCAGCGCAGCTACCTACAAGCGTTATGTAAGTAGGATTTATGGTACAAGGCAATGACCCTCCCTTTGAAGTGACGGACATTGACACCACAAAATATCGCGTGTTTTTAAAACACCATTTAGGTGAAATGGAAATCGATAATTCGGCGGTCCTCATGCACGTACGCATCACAGGCGCCCTGCCTGTTGTGGGTCAGCCTATGCGCATGCTCCCTCGAGAGACGTATGCCCAACATAAAAGATTTGCAATCCCGTTCGGAGTCGTCGCGCGCGTGGAGCAGTGCTTGGGACAACCTACACGTTCCGCCTAACAGCGTTTGGACTACTGGGGGTATGCAGTTGGCCAAAGCGCGCCAAAATGAATTTACGGAAATAAATCGCCGGGAGGTCGCGAAGGCGCCTCGGCGCACTACTTTCTGTTTTTCTAAGTATGCCTATAATCCTTCGGATTTTAGTCCAGCAGAATTGTTTAATGTATTAAAAGAAGAACGGTTTGTGCACCCCTTGGTCATGCGCATAACTACGCGTAATCGTCAAGCGTCGGTGCTCATGGCACTTGAGCTATTCAAGTATCTGCGTCAAGAAATTGAAGACAACCACTTCAACTACACCATCGATTGGTGGTCGCGTTCGTTGAGTGACGTAGGTAAAAGTTTTCTCATCATTGGCTTTCGCCATTGTGACCTACGAGAAATGATTTAATGAAGTGGAATCGACCCAAGGAAGTATCCCGTAAAAGAAGAAACGCAACCTTCCACATGCTGCTTCATGGAAAGGGGCAGAGCGCTATTATTGGTCTAGATATTGATTTACGTGACGTGATGTACACGTACCATGAAATCAATAAGCACAACGGCATTGCATACCCGTTGGTCATCGAGCTAGCTCCCACATCCAAGAAGGCAGCTGCGCTCGTGCTTACTTACATAGAAACAATATTTAAAGTTGAGATTATCAACAATGACTACCCGTATACGCTGGATTGGACCCACGTGGTGCATTTCCCAGCCGTTAAGTTGACAATCGGCATTCGCCCTTGTGACCTGCGGGAGTTTGTATGAAAAAGCGTAAACACCTGGCCATTGTCGCACCCGAATTTCCGCCCATGACCTGCGAAAAGGACTGTGGGGAGTGTTGCGGGCCCGTGCCCGTAAGCTTCAAGAAACTCGCGGAAGTGCGCGCCTACTGCATCGAACATGGCATCACGCCGCTCGTACAGGACAGCCGCTGCCCTCTGTTCATCAAGAACCAGTGCGCCATCCATCCCATCCGCCCACGGGTTTGCCAGGCCTACGGACACAGCGAGAAGCTGTCCTGCTCGAGAGGGCACGATCGCCACGTCCAAGACGAACAAGCTCTCATGAAATGGGTCATTGCCGACGGCATGCCCGAGACCACACTGCACGCCCTCGTGGGTTTGCAGGCATCGGTCTCCGAACTCACTGCACGCAAACTCTCAAGACGCCCGAATATATTTAAAAAGGAGAATTTATGAGCTCACGTTTTCGCACCATCGAAGATCTTGCCGCCGAACGCAACAAGTCCACTGGCGACATGGAAAAGATTCTCAGCGACAAAGGCATTGTCGTCGTCAACGGTCTTTACGACAGTGTGTTGTTCGAAGCCGTTTTCACGGCTCCCTCCAAAGCCGACGGGGGTTTGTCCCCGCGCACAGGTCTCGGCGCCGTCCAGTCGCTCGTAGACCCCCTGGGCGTGCGTGTGTTGGTACATGACGTACATCGCACGCAAACCCTGGTGTTTCGCAAAGGTACCAAAAACACCATAGCGAAATGGCAATATATCGGTCTAGCCCACGGCAACGTCTACGCCTTCACAGTTCGTGGTTTTCTCAGCAACCACTCCCCTACGCATTTTTTCCTCACCTGTTTTGAGGGCCCGCATGCCTGGGTAGCCACGCGCCAACAACTCACGCGCGAGTGGAAACTAATTAAAGAAAAAGGCAACGACCCCAACGATACAGGTGTACGTATCCCGCCCGGCTCCGAAGACTCCGAGTCGGGACACCTCGTTCTACGTCTCACGGCAACGCCTTCCAAATACTTTTTACAGACTGCCAAACAACTCGGGTTCTAGTGCCAAATATTACGCCTGACGAATATGAATACATCGCGAATATCACCAGCGCGGAAGTTGTTTACAACGCGTTTGCGGTGATCTTGTCGCGGCTCATTCATGACCCTGGTATCAATAAACACCAGATTATTAAAGTGGTGTACCCCTTCACGTTTGGAGGCCCACATCAAACCTATATTTCAATCCTCAATCAACTGCTTGAGGAGCATGAATACCCCTGGCGCGTACACAGCTCACATATTCGCATCCACGCACAAGAAAAGATTGTCATCTTACTTTTGCGCCGCGAATCTTTGGTAGACCTCACCGATCGTCCCGAGCCTGTGGGTTCTTCGGATAAACTCTTGTGGCCGCTCATGCAGCGTTTTGCGGCCCAACAAGGCAAATTACCCGTGCCGCCCACGTTCGGGCAAAAGCACGAGTTTCAAAGCATCGAGTGGGATAAGTATTTACTGCCCAGTCCTTCATGCTTGACCATTTACCAAACCAACAAAGGCTCAGATTATTATTACCACTACCGGATGACTTTCGATATTTGGGAATACAATGAAGAATATCCCGAAATCGGGTGGCAGCTATGTGTCTACAATGACCAGGAAAAAACTGGGTAAGCTGCTCGCGGTCATCGAGGACCCGCGAAACTTTGGGCAAATGATAGAAATGTTTCAACGGCATCACCCGTTGCAACTGTCTTTTGTAGAGTTTAATTGGCAATACACATCGCAGATAAGCCAGTACGATGATAACTCCAACAAATTACCTAATAGACTAAGTCGGTTTAATCGCTATGATTTATATGTAAAAGAATATCTCCGCGCCCAGCGCAGCTGGAAACAGCACACCGAAAGCGATGCACTTTGGTCCAACGTCCGCTACATCACGCTCTACATCTTTGAGCACTATGATGTAGTAATTAGTTATCGTAATTTACCCGTACATACCATTGTTACTTGGTACAACGATAATAATCGGCACGGTATCTACGAAACGCTAACATCGCACCAAGCCTTGCTGCGATTATTTAAAGAAATGAAACAAGGATATTTGCCATGACCCCAGAAGAACGCTGGGCGCTCTTACGCCGTGGTTGGCGTTTAATAAAAGTTGAACGCGATGCACTCGAGTTTTGTACGCGTGTCGATGGTTTTTATTACGCTGCACGCTCTATAGTACGTAAACTACGTAGGGAGAAGTTGGTAGAAGAGAACCCGCAGTGGCCCGGATGTTTTCGTACTACAAGCAGAGGTTACCTCGTACTTTGTGACGACTATTGGTTTATAAACCAAGGATTTAAATCATGAGATCTCGCATTGAAGATGCGCACGACGAAGAGGCGTTTTCCGTGCTTAACGCAGCACCATGGATGCGCCGGCTTTTGGACCTAAACCCAACCTATACACACTGGGGTCCGGGCGAAGACTACATGAAAATGCCTAGCGAAAAACACGGCTGGGATGCCGGTCTTGAGTATGAAGATTGGAAAGCATTTGACTTGCAACTTGATGACCTCAATGAGGTCGTACATTTCTATTTCTCCGTCAACCGCGAATCCGAACGCTGCATATCCTGCAGTAGCAGTGGTTACGGCCCGCAAGGGAAATACCTTCGCGACACCTTTTACAACGGCACCCGTGGTTGGTCTCGCCACCTAACCCAAGACGACGTAGACGCACTGGTCGCAGCCGGTCGACTTATGGATTTCACCCATACCTTTGTTGTAGGGGAGGGTTGGAAACTCAAGGACCCGCCGCACATGCCTACCACCGAAGAAGTAAACGAGTGGGCAGGTAAAGGCTTGGGGCACGATGCTATTAACGCCAACGTGCTCGTCGCAGCGCGCTGCAAGGCGTTAGGCGTCGACCCCTACTGTGCGCAGTGCCAAGGAAACGGCAGCGTCTTCATCGCCCCCGAGGCGCACGTACGGCTTGTTTTGTGGCTCCTGCACCCCCGCAAAGGCGCTAGCCGTGGCGTTGAAGTCAAACGCATCGAGCGCGAAGACGTCCCTGCCATTTGTGCCTATCTCCAGGAAGCAGCACAGCGTAATGCCGACAGGTTCCAACGCATTCAAACATTTACCCCTGATTGAGTTCGGCGAGTTTTTGGGGGTTATTGAAAACCCCCAATTTAGCCTAGAATCTACAACCCTCATCACGTACGCGAAATCATACGCGTTCCAAGAATATTTAATGGAGTTTAATTGGGAAGGCATGCAATGCAGTATATTCTGTGCAGAGCATCCCGTTCGGCAATGGCACCAGTGCTTAAACTTAGGAGCGCCATCCTTTAAAAATTATCGCGAACACCAACGCGCAAGACAGGCCCACGCTTGCTATATCAGTGGAATCCAAAATAATTCGTCTAAGACATTAGTTATGTACGTGTACAGTAAGTGCACGGTGTTCGTCGGTAAATTGTTTCGACAACAAATGAAAACTCTTATCCATGCTGCATGTATCCACGACAAACTCGAAAATGCTGTTTGGATTAACATCATCTCATGGCAAGAAGAACTCGAGCTCTACCACTCGTGCACGTAGGTAGATATCTAGGCATTTGCATGGAAAGTGCCGAGCTTTTCCGCGAGCACATACCCAGTAAAAGCTTAGGAACAATAACTGCTTTACAGCACGATCTCTTGTTGCAAGGAATTCCTAACGCTAGATATTTTCACGTTAACCCCACTGGGCGTTTAACAGTAAAATATTCTACGTATATGCTCGACCAAGACCTACCATATAATCCTGTTGCGCGCGGGATTACCGCTCTCATCGCCTATATTGAAGAAGAATCTATCGATCTCTGTGTACAAATACTCGTATATCAATACGCTCTCGTTGCAGTTGTGACGGTGCCTGCCACCATTAATCCACTGGGGCTACCGCGATATCGCATCATTACCCAGACAATGTTAGGTCATCGCCGCAGTGGTTTTGCACATACACACCAAGAATTGTTAAACGTTTATAGGAATTTACGCAAATGTCAGGTGTATTTTCCCCACACGTCTCTAACGTCAGGGTAGGGCAATATCTTGGGGTCATTGAGAATCTAACCCAGGCTGCGCGGCCCCATCAATTTACAACTGAGCCTGTCTCTATTCAATATCAGGAAATCAAACAGACAGATTTAGTAACGCTTTCATACTGTTCGCGTTATAGCATTCATCACTTGCGTAGCGTGCATAAAAAAATATGGCCACACCCTAGACGCGTATTGCGCCACCCCTTTGAAAACAATATGCACCATGCGATACTGTTAGACCGTATTAAACTGTTTAAGGAAAACATCTCGGACCCGCTCAAGCGCCATACATCCGTGTACATATTTACAAAGCGTTTTGTATTTGTTGTACAGGGACCACCTACCGTAGAAGTCTATGCCTTTACCAAGCACGCCCGGCGCCACACGGGTGTGCTCCAAACATTCGAGCAACAAGTACGTTTTTACCACGAGCTCAAACAAGGTAAGCTTTGGATTGCACATGCTCTGGGGTAAGAAAAAAGAATATGAATTTGAGTATGATATCGCATGGTGGCAATATCCGCCGCAAGGTTTGGACACACCTGCTTTTCTCATCGCTCAGTTTAATGGCTTGTGGTGTGCAGCCATTTTTGATGAGCACGATAAATTAATCTTTTGTTCCCCAGGCTGGCTGAGCCGCAACACTGCGTTGGACTTGCTCTGGGTCGAATCCTACAAGCGCTACAAGACCCTTCTGGATACCTGGGCTGTGGAATGGCGAAAGACACATTGAACTACGCTCCAGCGTGCGCTTGGAGCTTGGTAAACTTATTCGCGTCACCGAAGACGTGGTCCATGCGCCTCACGGCTCTGAAGACCCTATGTTCTTTGTTTTGCGTGATGACGAGTATTGTACCGCATTTGCATTTGAGCACATGACGCTGTACGTGCGGCATATTATCTATCCCAAACAAATCTGCTATTTCCGTACACGGCAACGGAGACTTGCGACAGCTTTGTGGGTCTGCTCATTTAAAGAAGAATTATGGCTTTACCACCAATTGAAGACGGGTACCCTCGAGCACGTTCGAAGGTAACCAAGAATTTCGTTCTTGGGCCATTGTTAGGCGTGATCGAGAATGTGCGGCAACCGCACAACACATTTACATTCGGTCAGTTGGATGGGCTCAACACGCACACGGCGTATGTTACGTTGAGCCAAGATACAACCATACCTACCACACCATTTACGCTAGATTTATTTGCACCATGCGTAGTGGCTATCCATCAAACCCGCCGTGAGTGGAAATTGGATGGACCTATACCTGGTGAAAAAAATGTGCGCTTGGTTGAAGCACGCCTTCGCATAGTTAAACACCTAAAAACCATGGAAAATATATACCCTACGTCCAACTCATGGTCCTACGTAACAAACTACGTATTTACACATGCAGACGTATTTCTGGTTCGTGTGCCCAATCCAGGCCCCGGTACCATTGTGGAAGCAGGTGTTTGGCCTGCAGGGCGCAACTGGAAATATTATGGGTATCTACCCACTCATAACGCCCTGCTATATTTTAATCAGCAATTAAAAAGCGGCACATTGTGCATGCGCCGCATTCATCCAACAACCAACAAACATTTTGTGGAATTTACTCCTGGTCAGTTGGGTCAGACGTGGGTGCCGTAGCTGCGTTCGCTTCTTTGTTGCGCAACTTAAAGATGTACGCTTGCACCACTTCGACGGGCTTACCAGGATGCTTGGCCAGAAATTCCTGGGCCAATACCGACGCGTCTTTGGTAGGTGCATCGGCGATGTAGCCAAGAATTGTCGCCGTTTCTTCGGTCGACCACGCTACCACATTTAGCGCTTCGGATTTATTTGGCTCCTTCGCTTCAATGGTCTGGCGCAAGCTGTATTCTTTCTCGTCCTTAGTCTCCACCTTGCGCTCCGGGTTGTCTTCCCCGTATTTCTCCGCCCATTGTTTTGACTCATCTGGGGTGGTTTGTGTTACAGCTGGCTTAGGGGTGGCCACTTCTGGTGAGGGCCACGGTTCACGCTCTTTGGGTGTTTCACTCATGCAGAGAGTTTGCCGCAGTGCACAGGGGGAATCAAATGAGCTCAGGAATTCGCTTCGACATCCGTGCTGATGAAACCAGCGGCAACTTCAGTGTGATCACCATCCGCGTCCCCACGGACGAAGGTGAAGTCAAACCTGTGAGTCTCGAAGGTACAGAAGCTGAAATAGCGCTGATGCGATTTAACCTCGGTGGTGCCGAACAAATCTGCGCAGCCTTCCAGCACCCAGATTTGGCACAAGGCCTGTTCCAAATTCGAGAAACTATTCGAGCTGTCGCCCCTGGAAAAGAGGCGCTCGAGGAGGCCGTGGCGTCTGCTGTACCTGATTGAGGAAGTATGAAATTTGAGCAGTTTATAGTCGGTAAAGAAGATCGCGCGTGGGTACGAGCTCCTGGTTTAAGTATCTATGTTCGTAGAGCAGCCTCAAGAATTAGAGGCATAAATATTCGCGGGCCTGGTGTAGACTTTGAGCTTGCATCGATGGACGCCACAAAACCCGGCAACGGAGCTCTCACAAAATTTCTAGACAAATACGAGCCGCAATTTGGCTTTTTCGTGCAGAGCATTATTAATGAACGGTTGCAAGCCTATCTTGCACGGCGTGGGTATACTGTTGTCAGTCATGAATCCAATCCAGCACCTGACATGGTAAGGAGACGCGTATGATAATTAACGGGAAATTTCGTTCTCCTGAACAGATTATGGAGATGGCTAATTACAGCGTGCGTACGGTCCTAGGAGAATCTCAGTTTCCTTTGACCACCGTTGAAATCGCACAAAAAGCAGGCATGGCCATCCACGCAGCTGAAGAAGTCATTTTACGGCTTCACGCCACCGGAGAGCTCCTCCACTTGGAAAGCATTCCTGTAATGTGGGTACTCCCTAAATAAGGGCGCCAAGTATTATTGCACTTTTGTATTGGCTATTGTTTTCCTACTATCTGGGAACCTATGACGCCAAATGTACGGCTACCCCATTTATATGATTTAGCGACCCGTGCATGGCCGGATGCACAAGACATTAAAGTCGAATACACCGATACACGCGTGACCATCCGTACCGAAAACGAGGTGGTCATGTTAATCTCCTGCAACGAATACGCATTCGAAGCAGCAGATGCTGCACTTGAGATGCTTCTACAAACCCCTGGGCGTGACCGTACGCTTACGGAACTGCAACGAACGCACGCTGAGATTCGCGCCAAAAACTTGCACCTTTCGGACATTCGCTCGAGTGAGACGGTCATCGAAAATGCCAAGCGTCTCGGCGTAAGTCCCTCCACGGTCAAAACCATCATCGCGGAGAATCGCCAATAATAGCTCCATGCGAGTTATTCTCTGTGCAGCGATTCTTTTTTTTAGCTCCTGCGCCATCACTGCCAACCCCGACATGGCCATCCGCAGTGGCCTCGACGTGATGGCAGAGGTCATCGGGCCCGCATCTAAGCTCGCCTCCGACGGGTGCTTAAGTGCGCAATACGCGGCGCTCAATGCGGCCAAGGCCAACGATGTCCCACCTGAAAAAGCTGGCGAGGAAATTGCTAAAATTCGCGAGCGCTGCGTAAAGATACGCGCCGTCTTCGATGCACTACGCACAAAACACGACACAGCACGTGCGTATATCGCCGAAGGTAAACTCGCAGAAGCACAAGAGACACTCGAGGATCTCAAGTTGCTCTTTCGCAGCTTAGGAGGCATTTCATGATCTGGGCTAAATTTATTTATCAACTAACCCCAGCTCTCATTGAATTGGGGAGACTTCTTTTCGCGCGATGTAAAGGCGATATCGAAGCAGCCAAGACTGAGCTCAAAAAAATCCCAGATTATTGGTCTAACATAAATGCCCAAGAATCTGAAATCGACCGCCAGCTCAAGCTGCTCAAGAAAAAGTAACTTCGGGTTGTGGGTCACGAACAATACGCTGTACATACCGCGTACGGTCTGCTATGCTTTCCCGCGTGATTCAATCGTTTGCTTGTAAAGACACTGAGGCGCTCTTTCGGGGCACTCGGTGTCACTCGCGGTTTCGTTTCCTTAGAAACGTAGCGGTACGTAAGCTTGAACGCCTGGATAACGCAGTTGATTTAAGAGATTTACGTGTCCCGCCACAAAATAAACTCGAGGCACTCAAGCGAGACCGCATCGGGCAATATTCAATTCGTGTTAATGCACAGTACAGAATTTGTTTTGTTTGGACGGTAAAAGGTCCTGCAAAAGTAGAAATTGTTGATTACCACTGAGGTCGTTATGCCTAAAATTAAGAATGGAATGCGCCCGGTGCACCCTGGCGAAATGCTGCGCGAAGAGTTTTTAGTTCCCATGAACCTATCAGCGAGCGCACTTGCCCATGCGCTCAAGGTGCCACCTAACCGCATTACCATGCTAGTGGCAGAGAAGCGTGGCATGACTGCAGAGACAGCACTGCGCTTGGCGCGGCATTTCAGCATGTCAGCAGAGTTTTGGATGAATTGTCAAAAAGCGTATGAACTCCGTCTGGCGGAGCAAACTTACGCTGAGACAATTAATTCTGAAGTTTCGGTGCGTAAAACTGGGTGATACATGGATCGCCCCAGAGACATTAAAAGAGTTACCGTTAAACTGCCTGCTGAATTACTTCAGCGCGTGCAACAGGCTACTGGCAAGGGCATTACCGCGACACTAATAATCGCGCTTGAGGAGCTCGATCGGCGTGATCTTGCAAGCTCACGAAGCAAAATCGCCTACGACCTTTATTTTAAATAATTAACATAAAAACACTATATTCCCTGGTATAGGGTTATAGAGGTAATCATCATGGCTAAATGTAGAATTGTTATAGCGAAGCATAAGTCTAAAAAAGACGCTGTCGAAAGCCTTCTCGATCTTCCTCCTGCAGAGTTTGAGAATAAGATGGCAGAAATACAGACTTGGATTGTAGAAACGGAAAAAAATTTCAAACCCAAGCGTTGATACAATGACCCGCTTGCGCGCTCTAATAGACAGTTAGGATCTGACCACAGCCGGCGTGCTTCGCCGAAATATAAGTTCAAGGATTGGCAGTTGGCCGTCTGCGATATCAGCTGTGGTCAGTTCCTAGCTGTTTATTTTTTAGGTCATTGTGGTGCAGGCAAGGGCGCCAGAGCGGGTGTTGGCGGAAGCTGCGCCTTAGGCGGCGTTGCCTTGGTGGCGTCGTTAGGCGCCTCTTTATCACGACTTGGCTCTCCCAGAATGCGTACACACGCTAACAACGCATACGATTTCGCATTGGTGAGATTCGCGTCCGCAGTCACGGCGACCGATAAGGTATCTGCTTTTTTAGTATCAACACTCGCATTTACTTTCGCATATTCGGCCGCTACTTTAAATGCGCTTTCCGAACTCGCACTGGCATTTTGTTGGCCAATGCCAAGACGCTCCGCGCACATAATGTACCCCGCAATTTGCTCCGGCATGCAAACCGCTGGATTGCTCGCGCTACCGCTCAAGGGCGAAACATAAGGCGCACTGTGATTGAAACACGCGCCATAGGTCGATGAATTTAACAAGCTTCGGTGGGCGCCGCAGCCAAACAAAACGCCACAAAAAACAACAATTACGCGGATGGGGGTATGCATCCGTCGTAGATACACGAAGCAAGCCAGCTCTGTCAAAGATACGAACTAAATGGTGATGTCATTAAGCTGCTCCGACGTATTTGCCTGTCGTACTTCCTGCTTTAGTTCAGACCCCACGTCAATAACTTCGCGGGCTGCATTCAATGCAGTACTACAAAAATGCGTCACGGCATCTTCGTCCGCAAGGGACAGCACATCCGAATCATCCAGCGTATTAATCGTCACCGGATATGACAGCATGCTTTTTGCGGCGAGCATGGCGATATAGTTAGTTTGCGCATTGCTCGAGAGAGAAAAAACCATCCCCTCGAACATGAACCCGTCGGCAATCTTTTCACGGGTACGTTGGTCGATGCGCGAGAAAAGATGTTCTTTATAGTTATCAATTTCACCATCCTTGGTGAATTCACCGGGTAACTGATTGTCTATTGCTGCAAACAAACTGTTTCGAATATCAACAAACAGAGCGGGTTGATCCCCTCCATGCGAGTAGTGAGCTGAATTCATCACACTCAGGTGATTTGGAACCCAGCGATTGTTTTCGATTTGTTTGATCCGGAAGGGCGTCGGCATTTGGACCTTTACATGTAGACGGGTTGTTCTGTATAGATGCTTAAAAGATTCATACTACTGAGCACCGTTGCGTTCGCATAATTTTGGTAATACATACCAGGCGTCAATAAACTGTTTACGGCAGGTAAGCTCCCTGTAATAATTCCTTCTTCAGACACGTTGACCGTTGTATTTTTTATTTGCCAATATACTTTTGTTGTATCGAATGGTGTACAAAATATATGCAATTCCATGATATCGGTATTAGTTGGAATATGGGTGGTCAATGCACGCCAACTCGATGGTGGGGACCCTGTTGCATCGGATGAGGTTACCCTTCTTTCACGTGTGGTGTCTGTATTACCCGCAGTTGTATACCGCACAAGTCCAAATCCAAGTCGATTAGGCGTATTGTTAAATACTCCAGGAGAAGTCGTATAATCATACTGCGGACTTAATCCAATGAACGCCATGCCATTAATGGCATTCACCCAGCACAGTTTTCCTGCGCCCCCTTCATTATACGTAAAGATAATATAAAATCCATTACTTCTTCTAACCGCCATACTCGATGCAGTAAATGCCGCTGTTGAATATGTGCTAGCAGTATAGCCTGCTACTATGTTATAACAACTGCGTTCACGAATTATCTCATTTGAAACAATATCGTTAGAACCTGCAGAAACCCCCGCACCACATCGAAAATTATACTGTGTTGCAGTAGGAAGCATAAATCCAAGATACTGGCTTTTTGTGGTGCCCAAAAATTGTTGAATCGGTCTTACTGATTGATCATTTGCCGGTGCAAATTGTAGTTTGTTTATACTATTTATATTTTTAATATAAATTTTACCGCCTCCAGTGCCGCTATATGTAACAGGCTGGGTGGGCGCCACCGCTAAATTAATTATGTCTTGTGTGGGATTATCAATCGTGCCTCGCGAGCCGTCTCCCGCATATTCTGAAGCAATTTTACCTGTTGCATCCAATAGTATAACTTTTCCCGCATTCGCTACTCCTTGCCCTGCAACTGCGTATACCAGCGCATCAAGTTTTGCTTGCAATGCTGACGGAACAAACCCTGGCACAGACGCAGTTGCTACTGCATGGAGAGAAGGGTCAGTTAAATCTCCATGTGCATGGATATGGTTTTCTCGTGCAGCAGTCGTCAAAACACCCGCGTCACCGGTTGCAGTAATCGCTGGCGGCGCCCCTGTAGCCAGGGTAGGTAGTGCTTCTGCGGGTGCTCCCGGAGAAATGCCTTCCAATTTAGTATATTGTGCTGCCGTCATAAACCCAGCAACACTTGCTGTTACAGCAGCATGGTGTGTTGCCGTAGTTTGTGCGCCGTGCGGATGCACGTGCGTATCAGCACTCGCGCCAATTGCAGACCCTGCAGAACCTGCTGTCGCATGTAATGGTTGTGGTGCAATAGTCGTTTCAACAGGTGTACTGGTTGCACTTGTTACGCTACTTGCCAATTTCGTAAAATCACTGGATGTCATAAATCCAGCGGTCGTTCCATTTGCAGGTGCGTGTAACGTTGGGTCCGTAAATACGTTATGCGTATGTGTGTGATCTTGGCGCGACACCGTTGATAAAGAACCCGCTGCACCTGTCAAAGCCAACACACTCGGACCACCCCCTAAGGTCTGTGGCGCAGTGGCTCCTTCTTCCACGAGTCCTAGCTTCGTGAAGTCAGCGGGCGCCATAAATCCCGGCACACTGCCAGTAGCTAGTGCGTGGTGCGTCCCGTCAGTTTGTGAACCATGGCGGTGTTCGTGATCAGCGTGTGCTGCTTCCGTACTCGTTCCAATAGCCGCTGTACTCAAGTCAGAGGGTGTTGTAGATACCGTAATTGCCAGTACGCTCGCATTGGCAGCAATGCTCGCTAATTTCGTAAAATCAGTCGACGATATAAAACCAGCGCTAGAGCCCGACGCTAATTCATGCAACGACGTACCACTCTGAATACCATGTGCATGCGTATGGTCTGTCTTAGCCGCCGTTGAAGCAGTCCCCGCTGCAGAGGTCGTGCTTACCAATGTAAGTGGCGTGGTAGCGCTAAGCCCTGCGCCAGACAATTGCCAGCTCGTACCATCCCAAATTAATTCAGCAATTTCTGTGCTAGACCAGATGCTCACGCCAACAATACCTGGATTTGGCGTCGCTGCTCCCGCCGCAATAGGTCGTGAGGGCAAAACCAAATAATTAAGAGCTTTTTTTGGCATACTTTACCTCAATACCTTTCATGGTACTGCGACGTAAGCCGCATGATTTGGAAGTCACCTACCAAACCATTGGATAGCCAAATTATTGGATTTACCGTAACGGTTGGGTCTGGCAGACCTGTACTAATAATTCCAGAAACAATTACGTTCGGAGTTACCTGAATTCTTCGAAGCATGTACCCGACTTTTGTTGTATCCGCTGCAGAACAAAAAATATGTGCTTCATAGGTAGATGTATTGGGTGTTGGGGTAGGCCAGCCCGTAAACGGTACCTTTACTTGTTGGCCTCCGACGGCTGTCGATGTAATAATACTGATAAGACTGTCACCAGTTTCTTGTCCAAATCCAATGAGATTAACTGGCTGCGCAGCCGGGTCTCCTGACCCTAGTGGCGCACTGCTCAATCCAACAAACCAGCGGGTTGCCACAGTCGCTAATTGAAATTGTGCAATATAATGGAAACCAAACGTGCGTGAAACGCCCCAAGCATTACGCAAATAAGCCAAACTATTATTAGCTGAACCCGTCGAAATCGTGGCATTGGATCCTGAATTTATTCCTGTGGCATATACAATTGTGCCTACAGTTACATCCAAAAATCCAAAACCGGCTCCTGCACTTCCGGCCGGATTCCAAACTGCAATATGCCCCGTACCTAGACACGGTTGTAGCGGTTGCATTGGCGCAGAATTTGGCGCGGCCAGCACTAGCATTCGACGTTCCGCAAAATTCGCAACATAAAGCTTAGCGCCTGTAGTTGCTGTATTTAATTGTTCTGCTTGATCTGTAAAAGTAATCGTATTTTGAGATACATCAAAAGAGCCCGCACTGGCGAGACTTGCGTCGATTCGCCCAGTAGAATCCAAAACTGGGATTTTCCCAACGTCTCCAGCACCCGCGCTAGTTACCGTTGTTAATGGTATTCCGGCCAATTTCGTAAAATTTGCCGAAGACAAAAATCCATTTGCAGATCCCGTTGCTACAGCATGCAACGTAGTTATCGTTTGGTTTCCGTGCGGGTGTGTGTGGTCCGCCCTAGAAATAGCCGTTGCTACGCCTACAGCACCTGTTGCTGTCAAAGACAGCGTCGTAGGCGTTGTGCTTCCATAAGGCGCTGCGGTCGCTCCCGCTGCAATCCCCGCCAATTTCGTAAAATCAGCGGCGGACATGAATCCATTTACGCTGCCAGTAGCCAATGCATGCAGCGTCCCATCGGTCTGCACCCCATGCGCATGCACGTGATCAAACTTTGATGCCGACGTGCCACTACCTGCTGCCCCCGTCACTCCAATAGCCGTCGGCGTCGTCGTACTCAAAGTCGTCGCTGTTGCTCCCGTCGCAATGCCCGCCAATTTCGTAAATTGAGCAGGAGACATAAATCCATTAAGCGAACCCGTTGCAAGCCCGTGCAAGGTACCGTCAGTTTGCGCCCCATGAGCGTGCACGTGGTCGCCTCGAGCCACCGAACTGCTCGTGCCCACAGCACCCGTGACTTGAATCGCCGGGGGCGCCACAAGCGACAAAGGCGTCGAACCAGCTCCCGGCGCAATGCCTGCCAATTTTGTATAATCGGCCGAGGACATAAATCCGGCGGTAGTTCCATTTACTACCGCGTGGCTTGTCCCATCCCCCAAAGGTTGCGCCCCGTGTGCGTGTACGTGGTCTGCCTTGGCCGCTTGAATACTGCTACCAATGGCTGCCGCCGTACTCACTGCCGAAGGATTTACTGTCGACAAAGGCGTCGCAGTCGCCCCCGCTGCAATTCCTGCCAATTTCGTAAAATCAGCAGAAGACATAAATCCATGCAGCGACCCGGTTGCCAACGCGTGCAAGTTACCCACAGACAAATTGCCATGGGCGTGCACGTGGTCACTACGCGCAGCTGTCACAGCAGCGCCAGGGCTACTCGCAATTGCAATATCCACTGCTGCACTTGACCCCAGAGTAATACCCCCGGAAATCCAGGACGTTCCGTTCCACGTCACCATTTTCTGCTCGATCGTAGACCAAACAGAAATACCCGCAATCCCAGGATTTGGCGTCGTTGCACCCGAAGTAATGGCCAGTGCGGGGGGCGCAACGTAGTTGAGAATTTTTTTACTCATGCCAGCCTACCTGTTGCTTTCCAAGTACTGAGAGTGTACGACGACCTGTTTCGCGCTCGCAGAAATAAAATTATTACAGTAAACCGTGGGCACGTAAAACGCATCTTGCCAAAGTGTCTGCTCACCCGATACCAGCTCTTTAGGAGCTTTATCGAGGCGCTTTAACATGTATGTTGCTTTGGCATTTAGACCCGGCCGCGCATAAAGATGTAACTCGTAATGATGCGGCGACGTTTCTACTGAAAATGGTTTTACCATTGTTGTATCAAGAATTAGTTTATCGATCAGCGCATCCGTAGTCGTAATAAATTTTATGCTTGTATCGCCAGAATCCATGCCCACGCCAATAAGAAATGCGAGTTGGTCTGAAGTTTCGGCACTATTACTCATCGACGTTGAATAATGGGTCAAGCCCACAAACCATCGAGCGGGAAGGGTCGCAGCATCTGTGAATGAGAAGTGGCAAATATAATGAAACCCATTCCAGGACCCGCCCGAACGACTTACCGCCCAATTTTGCATTTTGGTAGAGGCACTCGACCCCGCAACGGCTGCCGTTGCGTACCCTACACCTGCGGCAGTAATGCCAACGCCACCCTGATTGGTGGAAACAGTGCCCGTCGTAGCTTCTTGCCAATTAAAAAGAACCGGCCCGCTGTAGCCGCCACCTTGGTAAAAACCAAACCGTGTGGCACCCAAATGTGGCTGAAGAATATTTGATAATGTATTATTTCTTGGTGCAAACGCCAACATCTCGCGCCCAGCGACTTGTTGTACGTACAAATGCCCTGTGGCTTGTGCCACAACCTGTTCGGCCTGTGGCGTTGCCGTAAAACCCCCACTTGCACTCGCGATTGCAAGGTCATCAAGGATTTGTTTATCGGGACCCGACATAAAGCCATGCGTTGTTGTCGTAGCCAACGCATGGAGACTGCCGCCTATTTGATTTCCATGCTGCGTATTATTAATAACTCCCACAGATAACGTGAGATCGGCCGCAAGACTGCCCCCACCGGTAAGTCCAGAGCCTGCTGTAATGGTTGTAGTCTTTTCGGCCTTGCCGTTAATTAAAGTATTGGCAATATAATTTAATGCATCCGTCGCAGTGGTGCCATCTACACTCGACTGATTGCCAATGTGCCCTGTGTGATAATCACCCGTCGCAGGGCTTATCGCGCCTTGGCGACTATTAAAACTGGTGACGCCCGCGTGAGAGTGCGTGGCGGTAGCGTATGTGCCTGGGGTCCCTGTTACACCCGCTGACCCTATTGCTGGAGGTGCGCTCGAAGGTGCCAGCGGGGGTGCCAGAGTGTTCGTTGCTCCTTCCGCAATTGTATCTAGCTTGGTGCCGTCCACCGTTGCATCCCGCCCCGTCGCACTATTCATGCGCGCGAGCGTCACCACTTGAGCATTGGGTTCAACCCCCGCCAATTTCGTAAATTGGGCAGAGGTCATAAACCCGGCGGCTCCGCTCGACGCCGCTGCGTGCATGGTCCCGTCGGTCTGTGCCCCGTGGGCATGCGCATGGTCCTCACGCGCCGCCTTCTCCGACACACCCACAGACCCACTGTCTTGTACAGGCGCTGCCGTAATTACCGCGAGCTCTACACCCCCTGGGCCCTGGGTCATCGTATCGAGCGCGAGCTTGTCCTCAGGCGACATAAACCCGGCTTCGTCATACGTCACCAGCGCATGCTGCGTAGGGTCAGACTGCTGCCCGTGCGCATGGATATGGTCTCCGCGCGCCGCCACGGTCTGCACACCACTCGAGGGGTAATTCCCAATATCGGCAGGATATCCATTGGACAGTGTGAGCCCTGGTTTTTCCCAGGAAACACCATTCCACCACACTTCGCTGTTTTCAATGGTTGACCAAACACTCACTCCCGGCTGTCCAGGATTGGGTGTCGTATCCCCCACTGCAATAGGCAGAGAAGAATTTGTGGTATAGCCAAGAGCTTTTTTAGCCATGTTGAATTATCCGTGCACCACAATGCGCAACGCTGCATTCGCGGGTGCTGCAATAAATCCGAGCGTCACAATATTCGTGCTCGTGCGGACAATGTCGCAATCGACATCGGCGCCATCAGAAATCTGGTACACAGCAACCGTAATATCGTTGGTACCCAGACCATGCGAAATAGCCACGTTGGTCGACGTCCCATCGCCCACATTCGAAGAATACTTACGCACCGCAATCGCAGTATCCAACGCAAAGTTGGACCCGGTTAGTGTCAACCCTGCGCCTGCGTTGTACGTGGTGGCGCCGCCAATTTGCGAAAAACTTAGACTCGTTGAGCCTACGGTAATTGGATTGTTGGTCGTGAGCCTAAACTGAGAATCTCCATTTGCCGTACCTTCTTCAATAAACATAGACGCATTGGCGCTCAGTGTGCCTTGGGCAGCATCCGCTGCGCGCGTCCAGGCTCCTGCTGCAACAATATAAATACCGTTGCTATTGGGAACCGTTTGGTCCTTCAACAAAACACGGTCACCGGCTATCAAAGAAACACCGTCAATGGTCTGCAAACCACTGAGCGTTACGTTGGCCGTGCTCGCTGCACGCACTGCGTCTTTCCAGTCGGTACCAAATTGCGCAGCCTGCAGCTGTCCATAATTAACGGCATCGTTGGCATTTGTACCGGACTTAAGATTCGCAATCTTGCGCGTTGCTACGCCCAAATCCAGGTCTGTGGTAGGCGCTGCGAAATCGCTCAGCGCGTAGGATTTTACGACAGACGCCAAGTCACTAATGGTGCTCGCTGTCTGCGTACCCGTATGGCTCGAACGTGCACTAAAATTCAACGTACCCGAGTTACCGCGAAACTCTACCGTGCCTGTGGCCGTATTAAACCAAACGTTACCGGGTACGGGGCTACCGGGTGCCCCAGAACGATTCTCAATCCTCAAATTGTGAATCTCATTATTCGCCATATCGAGTGTGGTGAGGATTCTGCGCGTCATGTCTAAATCTCCTTAGTTACACACCGCGATACCCGTAATGGCTTCGCTAAAAGTTAAAGTTGCTTGGTTATTGGTATTGTGTACAACGTCACCAATAACTTCGGCTCCATCGCTGTCCACAATAACAATCGACGGATATCTACCCAGACCGTGCGCCACCACCCATGTGGTAGCTGGCGCATTTTGCACAAAATTAAATGGCTGCGCAGCTTGGGGAGGCAAATAGGCTGAGTCAATTAGGCCAGTGCTCGACTTAACCCTAATTAGTTTTCCATTGCTCAGTGCAGTATTTACTTCGTACACCGATTTTTCAATTTGCTCACGCTCAATATCGTCTTGCGTTGCCCAGCCGCGTGTATTTACGTTGTTGGGGAAATTGAGACTGCCGCCACTCAAATCGGTGGCGGTGCGTGAGTCTTCTTGGGATTCGCCAGCGGCTTTATATCGCCAGCCCATGCGATTTGTGCCGCTGGTCAATATAAAAGCAATATTGGTGGTATTGTCTGCCGCCAATGCTGAATTATTAGTTTTCAACGAAACCAAATACGTGCCTACTACATCAGGCGTAAATGAAAACGTTGGGTCAATGCCTGTGGTCCCGCGCGTGAGCAACGAGCGCACAGGTACGTCCAAGAGCGTCCACAGATAAGAAGACGCTGACCCGTCGCACGTGCATTGAACCAATGTGTTGAGCTGAACGAGGAGCGCTTTGCCTGCGTCTCCTACAGTCAGACCCTGTCGTAAAATGATTGCTGCAGGCATCTTTCGCGCTCCCGTGTGTTGGGATCTTAGGCGGGCGCGTCAGGTCCAATGTATCTACAACTAAAAAATAAATAAATAAGGCACCTAGCGCTTGCGCTAGATGCCTAGTTGAATTTTTCGATATATGCTTCGCTCTTAGGCGGGCGCGCGTATGCGCTAAACGCCCCACACACTCTCAGGGTCTTGTCCTGTGTCATTGTCTTCGTTTAAATATCTATATTCAATTGGTCGATTTTCCTCCTTGGCCCGCGTAATTCCAAGCTTCATTCCAGAACTCATACCACGGTCCAAGTACACCACTGTCTTGGCGGCATAAGACCCCCAGGCCAACCCCGCAGCAATCCCCATGGCGCGCTCTTCGGGTATACGGTCGTCCAATATCCCTTTTTGCGTATATAAAATATGCGACGGAAAAGGATACTCCCCACGCATAAAACAATCACGAGCGCAGGCGCGAGCAAACTCTACGTTTGCTTCCACCACTGCGTCGTCTTTGCTGCCGTAGGGGCTCTCTAGTAAAACTAAAATTTGGCCGTGGTTCATGCGGCCAACATACCATTACTCCAAATGTACGACTACCTGGCTCAGGCGTTCTTCCATGTGTTTGCGCCACTCGGTCGGGTCTTCCCCGTTGCGCCACGCGGTCATCGCCTTATCAAACTCTATGTAAATCGTATTTGGGTCGCCAAAGCGCGACATCACATTGTCGTCGTACACCGTTGCAGCACGTGCCCATTCCAGCCAGGTCAGCCCCTCTTTATTCGTCTGGTTTAGCATCATGGTTATCCCCTTCGGGTTCATCGCGCTCGTCAAATACCAACGGCACCAATGTGCCGGTTTCGCTCAGCATGCGCCCCGTGTAAATAACTATTTGTCCAAAATTATCGTATTCACAAGAAAAATCAGGCACCAATTCACGTAATGCATCTTCTAAACCTGCCAGCGTAAGCGCAGGTTTCACAATATGTTGCTGCCGCCACGTATCTGCGTCTTCCCCCGACTCCCACGCATCGAGCGCACGATCATATAGTCCATTAACATCCATGCCTACAGCCATGGCCGCCCACTTGGGCCAGGGCGTATTAAGTTTTGTTTTCTTTTCCATCTTCTCTAATATCCAAGGTTTCTTCGTGCCTGGTTTCCCACGGCAGCGGATTACCTAAAGCGCTACGTGCTATTGTCAATGCAGCATCAATATCTGCCGCATCTATCTCAACCACTTGCTCTACGGCCAATATTCTCTTTATTTTGTAAATCGGCATTGTTGTCTAACCCCAACATTCTTAGGCAATCAGGGCAGGTCACATTCTCCAATTTGCGCGACCACAAGAACGACACCCGCTTGCTCTCGCAATATGGCTCAGGCGGCAAGTCGGTGTAGTGCACTTCAGTACGACGGCGTGGTTTTTTGAAAGTTAGGCCCATTTTTCCACCATGGGCGCCGCAGCTTAGGTTCTTGGGTACAAAATAAATGCGCGCGCCTACTTACCGATAATAGCCCACTTGCCACACGTGTTGCCTTCCGTGCTACGTATCTTGCCCTCGTTTAACCCTGAACCGATACGCTCTGCCACGTGATTTAGTAGTACAGACACTTCGTGCTCTAATTCACGCTCAAACACATCGTCTTCAAGCGTGATTTCGATTTTTAATTTACGCATAGGTGCCTGCCATGGTGGATACATCAGAACCAAAACCAAATCATCGCTGTAGCGCTGCTGCCGAAGCATCGCTCATTTGTGTTCGGTTTATGGGACGGTGGTCGTGGACATTTAAAAAGAATACCAAGTGGCATATTACGTTTTGCCCTTGGTGCGGTGAGAAGCTTAGTTCGCGTACGTATCTAGAGTAATCATTATACAATAATTACACAGCCGCAATTTAAGTCTAATTCCATTGGCGACACATAACTTGTGTAATCAGTAGCACTTTCATAAATACGTATTTCATTAGTCAGTGGATTAAAAACAACGTAATCGACAATACCTCCTGAAAAATAGAATTCAGGATCCGCGTAATTTTCACGGCTATCCACATCAATGACCGCCACAGGCATTGTCGTAACCGTGTCATGTTCTTCGCATGGTTCTTCGCGCCAAATCGCGATATCAGGACAAGCGATTTCACCGTTGTTCATTCGTATATCTACTCGATATAAATGTACAAACTCTCGGGGAATCGTGTCACGTATACGGTCTATTGCTTTGCTTTCTCGTACAGTTCCATTACTCATGATTATCCTCTTTTACCACGAGTCTCTTTCACGTGCTGGCACCAGTGTACCCAGCACACCATAAATAAAAATGGCTCTATGTAGACGCGCATCGCTACGTAAGCCAACTCAGGGCCTCTATCTTTAACAAACGCAGCGTAGGCTTTTGCATAATCGCCATCGCGTAATTTAAGTTTTAATATATTTGGTAACGTAATCATATCGGCCAGTGGATAACCCACACGAGGATTTACTGCCGCTACCAAGCGCTCTAATTGTCTCTTGCGGCGCGTAGCTTCTTTATTGCCCATTGGCCAAGGCTTGTTCGATGCGATAGGCCCAATAACTACCTGAGGCACCATCGTCTTTCATTTCAGCCAACACATCCTTGAGCATGAGCTGCATATTTTCTAGTGCATTCATGCGCTGTTTAATATCTGCACATATTTGTCGTTTGGCTTCGATAGTCCAATCTGCAGGGTCATTCAAAAACTGCTCAATATTATGCATTTGTACTTCAGTCATGGGCAATCCTCTAGTTTCTAGGTCTTTAATATAAGTACGAGCCAATCGGCACATGTCTACTTTGGCGGTGTCGGTCCATGCCAAGGGGTGCAACAAAAACTCGGTGAGATTGTGGTGTTGTTGTTTGGTCAGTGGCATTGCAGTGCCTCTTCTAGCTTTTCAGCCCAATATTTTCCTAAGTCACCTTCTTTGCGCAAGCCTTTTAATATGTCTAATACACGTGGATTTACCGGCTTTCTGATGGTTTGAATGTATCTATAAATCTCTCCACATATGCGTAGAGCGGCTGTATCGCTCCAGCCTGTGGGATTTAGTAGGTACTTCTCCATTTCTTTATTCATGTTTTACGTTCCTTATAATCGTCTTCATACAAATAATGGGTAAGTAATTTACCAGTACGAGGTGCATCACGTGTAAAGGGGACATCAAACTCTTTTACGTAATTCAGCAAGTACGCAACCGTGGCTTCTTTAGGGCCCACAGGCGCTCCCATTGGTGGTGCCAGTCCCCTGATTCGCCTGAGATGCGGAATGTTGCCACTTGGCCTGCGCCAGGGCATCCAGTGTTTAGTGATAAACTCGGCGTACGCTGCGTCAGAGGGTTGTACGTAATCATCAGAAATAACTTGGTCTGCAATGTGCCAAAATACAAAACGGTCGTAATCCGTAATACGGCCCGAGCGTTCTGTAGACCGCCCGATATTGCGCACGTCCGTAACGTCTTTTTTCTTTACACATTTTCCTTTACTGCGGAAGAAATTAAATCGCTCTACCACAGTGTTTACGAAATATGCTTTGTAAGCCACACGGAACTCCCCCACAGGTTCCGGCCGGCATTGTTTAGGGTCTAAAAACCATTGACACCACATACGGTATGCTGTGGCGTAGTTTTCTTGTTCTCGATTATACTTAGTTGTAGAGCTACGAATTTCCGAAAGCATGAGCGCTGCAACATCACCATCAGGTGTGAGTATCTCGAGATCAAAATAAATATCGCGATCTCTCACATGCATTTGTGTGGGATATTTTTTGGCGATCTCTTTGAGACCGTCATGCAGCAGTGTTTTTAGTGAAGGAAAATGATCTACAAACTCCAAGGGGAGGGTAATAAATGGTTTATTACGGTAAGCCAGTGTTTTAATGGTCATGGGCACAAACAAAACGTCCCCGTTGAGCTGCAGCACGCCTGGCAGTACAAACCCTAAGGAGTTGGCGTTGACCGTGACCTCAACCGGCGGCTCGTAGTGGTACACAAAATACTTGCCACTCTCTACAGGCACAGATTCAGGCCTAGGCGCCCTAGGTTCGGGTCGTTTGCCTAGATTCTGAAGTAAATAATCAATTTCTTTTTGATTAAAGCTTTGGAGAGTGCGAAAGTAATCTAGGACAGTGGACTTGTTGGTAAGGGTAAACGTTGTGTAATTGCTGGAGTCTGTACGCCATGCTGTAGGACTCATGGCCTGCGTACCCGTTGCCTCTAGGACCCACTGCATGCTCTCTACACGGTTGAGAAGGTGCAGCGCCTTGCCTTGACCTCCTGCAACGAGAGAAGAGAATGCAGGGAGCTTGTGATGGCGCAATATTCGACGATTTGCAGGTACGCGCGTAATTGATTCGCATATTTGTTCGAGGGTTAGTCCCTCAAAAAATAAAGCCGTGTCCTCCTGAGCAAGCGCTGCTTGGGCCGCCACACGGTGGTTGAAATGCAGCTGCTCCAAGCCCCAGAGCAATCCCCACTTGGCCCAGCCAGAACCCGGTGGTTCGTACCGTACTTCCGCGAGAGCTACATAGAGGAGCCGCAGCACCAAGGGCATATGAAGGAGCACACGCGTATCTATGAGAGGCAGTGTGTCTGTATTGAATACACTGTAGGTCTTTAGGGTTTCATGCAGGTGTTGCCCCTTATGTGTGAGAAGAGGGCCAAATCTCAGTATTGTCACACGTTCAAAGAACTGTGCGATGAAAGAGTCCTTCGACTCCTTATACCGCTTATGAAGGTAATTGTGTAGATAGGTAGGGCAAGGTACGGTTATGCCCGCAGGTAAGCCTCTGAGCACCTGATGCTCCAATGCCTCCATTAATTGCTGTCGACCCGCACTATCAACAGTCCTAAGCATCGCTTGCTTGGCCATGTGTGCTTCTATAGGGTCAAGTAGTCGTAAAGACGACTTACTTTTTGACAAGAGGCGGTCGAGAATCAGAGGCCAATGTAAGACTAGGTTACGTTGAGCTGTGGCAGATTTCACCGTTTCTTGCACCACCCACACGCCACTGCGGTAAGGAAGTGTATTCACATCAGCGCGGAGCAGCGCTTTCGAGTGGAATGGATTTTCAATTGCACGGGAAATATCCGCTGTAAGTATGGTACCTAGCAGTAGATTTTTTGCAATAGAGTCATAATTTTCCAGTGTAGGTGCGTCAATTTCAGGCGATTGTGCTTGTGGTTTCGGCATATAAGGTAGTTTTCGAGACTGCGTGAGCGTGTCAAGGTATTTATACGGTAAGTTAAATCGATCAAAAGTGCGTGAGCATTGTTCAAGTTATTGATGTTGTTTTAATATTTGGTTGTTAGTCAGTGGTGGTCAGAGAGAAAAAAAGATAGTGATGAAGTTGGTCAGTGGTTGGAGGCATATTGAAATTGTTGGTGATTGAGATTTTGGTCAGTGGTTGAGAAAGCTTTCTCGGTATGTCGCAAGTCCCAGAACCCCCACAGGCACTTCCTAGAACTGTTGATTTTTTTTTGGACCCAAGGTCCAAAAATTTTTAGATGTAAATCGTGTAATTGGCATAGAGTGTGATTCAGCGTTTGGCATAGATCTTGTTGGCATGACTCTTGTCCAAGACCTCAGCATCGACTGTGGCTAGGCAAGACACATGCCAGTTGGCCATTGGCACGTCTATTGCTCTCCGTGCGTGCGGGCGCCCACGACTCTGGCGTGTATGGGCATGCACCCACATACCTAGATTCCGTTTGCACCTGTTCAGGCCCGAATCCCCGCGCCCCTCTCTATGTGTATGTATTATATAAAGAAAATAGATAAATATATTAAAATATAGGAGTGCAGGGAAAGAAGCATGGATGATACATGGCACAGCTGCTGCATGGGCAGTTTGGAGCCAAGAGTCCAAGGAATGAGCGAAGCTCTTCACCAACTCCTCCTTGTAATTCGAACAGTTGCGCGCCGAGCGGAGGTGTTGTGCGAGGACCGTTGGCCGATTTATAGAGGTATCCGTGTCCAAAAATACCCCACTCCAAAAGACTACTTTCACACACATACCCACACAGGTAGTATAATCATCAGTTACAACCCTGTATTTGTATTAAAATCAAATAGATATAATCCAAAGGCGATATTCATGGCCAATGAGATAATTTTAAACACCCAAATAGTGCTCTGAATTCAACGAATACCCGGCAGATCGCTCTTGTCAGCGCCTACAATCCATGCAAAGGCCCTCGAAGGAGTCCGTCCAATGCCGGAACGCATCACACTCACGAACTACAACCGCCATTCGGTGGCCCACGTGCAAATGCCGGTCATCAAGCCGGGCAAAACCGTTTCTCGAGATGCACGCCCTGTGGATACCGATGCTGATTTTCTCATGCTCCAGCGCATGGCGTTGATTGGTGTTTTGGTGAAGTTCGACGATGTGACGGTGCCTACGGCATTGGAAGTCGATGCAGCGGTCACCGTGACCCCTGAGCAAAATCTCGTGGTCGCCAGTGAAGCTGGATTTACGGTTACGTTGCCCAAGCTGGCTGACGTAGATGCGGGCCATCCGGTCACCATCGTCCGCAAGGCAGGGGCCACTGGCACACTGACCATCGACGCGGATGGTTCAGAGACCATCAAGGGCCTCGCCAACGCCACGCTGACCGAGGACAACCAGTCTCTGCGTATCCGTAAGGCCTCAGCGACCAACTGGGCCTAGAACAGGCGCCCAGGGGCCTTGCTGGCGATGGCCCTAGGGGCGTACGCTACGGGGTCTGTGTTCTTCGCAAGGGCTCTTTTCCTTTAGCCATGGGGGAGAAGAGCCCTTTTTATTTAATTAATGCGTGTAATACAAATTATTACACAACCCACCGTGGTATAAGCATCTAAGGAGATATTAATTTATGAATGAAAATCAAGACCCAGGTGACATCGCATTTACCATCATGGATTACCTGATGAATAATGCGGAATACAAAGAAGGCCATTTGATCCTGCATCACGGCAGGGACATGGTTTATTGCTACGACATGCCCTCGTTGCGGCGTGAGCTCAAAGAGATTGCTGCCAATGTGCTCACGAACCGAAAAAAAGAAGTGCCTTCTGACATGGAAGAGATCGTAGAAAATGCTTTGGAAGAATATGCGAAGGAGGTATTAATTGCTTACTCGAAACCTCTACCGGAGCGTATCTACGGCTTCGGTGCGGCGAGGTAAAACGTACTTACGCATCTACGAATGGCAAATCAACCAACGCTGCTACCAAGAAGCGGTCCAAGGTGGATATACGGGCCCGCCATGGTTTGAAGATATGAGTGTTGAATATGCCCGATATAAAAAATTGTAGGCAATGCGGCAAGGCATTGTTTCCCAACTACGAGTTGGGCCTGGGCGCTGCATCAAACATGCAAGTGGAGCCCTTGGTCCAGCGGCTGTTGGTATTGGAACGCGGGCCTATTACGGGCTATGGCTTCCAAAACAACAATTATTTTTGTAATAGGTTATGCGGATTTAATTATGCCGTAGATAAATGCCGGCAGGAAGAAGTCTAATGGGCCGTATTTATGCCGTCGAAGAAGACACAGGCCATCGAAAGTTGGTGCGCCTCGAGTGTGACTATCCCGGTTGTAAAGCCAAGATGAAGCCAGGTGATGCGCACGTGGCCAAATGGACCAAGGTTGGTTCGAGCAATGGCACTGATATATACGAAAATTATTATTGTCCCGAACATGCATAAGAGTATTTATGAATTTAATAATTGAATTTAATCAAGAAGATGATGGCAAGTGGTCCGCAGGGATTTCGAAGTTGCATAGATGTGAAATACACGGTGCGGCTTCTAAAGAAGAAGCGCATCGTAAAGTGCAGGCTTATGCGTTTGAAAAGCTTGCGAAGCTACTGGAGATAAACGAAATACCTGCGTTGACAAGTATACGTTTCACTGAGGGGATATGAAACTCGAGTTCGATGCCTTTTGTGACAACTGCAAAAGCAAACAAATGAAAACTACAAAGCATGATGATGTCACATGCCATGTAGTTATTATTTGTCATGGCTGTGGTAAAACAAGCCGGATTACCTACTTGGCTTTGGTTGAGCAGGAAATTAAACGTTCTGATTCCACGCGACCCAAGGCGGTGTAGTGATGAAAATCAAGCTTATGACCGAAGATCAACAACTAGTGTACGAAGCAGTTCTTCCGGCATTTAATAAATATCCGGATGTAGTTCTGTGGGGCTCTCGCGTATTCAAGTTTCATTTGGTCGGCAATGACTTGGCTATTTACACGGAAGCCTTTTCGTACACGTTGCCGTAATGGGCATAGTATTTATAATAGGTTTGTTGTGGCTTCTCTTCGGCAATATGGAAGAGCGTAGCGCTGCACAAAAAATTGAAGATGGAGATTATGATTATTGATTTAGTCATTGAAATTAAAGAAGTTGTTGAAGAAGAAATCACGCTGTGGTGGGCGGAGATTAAAAATCCAATATTAAAAGGATGCCGATCCCATGGGTATACTTACGAAAGTGCGCGGCGTAGCGTCCAAGTGATGGCGCTACAGATATTGGCAGAGCAAGTGCAGCGTAAGGAAATTATATTTATTGAGAATATCAAATTTACCATTGCTCCACCCGAGGCCAAGAAATGAATCCGCGTGTCACATCTATTCCTACGCACTGTGATGTATGTAATAAAAATACATTGCGGCGTTGGTCTGAAGATGATGACAAAAATTTAACGATTGAATGTTTGGGTTGTGGATACAAACGTGTTGTTGATGCGGTGAGGCTTTGGAATGCCATCAAAAATATTACCGATTGAGCACGAAACAAAGTTACCGATCAAGTGTAAAGCTTGTGGGGAGTTTACCCAACGGCGCTGGTCACGTGATAATGACCAATATACAATTGAATGCTTGGGCTGTGGCAATATTAAAAATATTGATTTTGCACTGGCGTGGGAACGTATCACACGCGCCATGCTTTTTGATGATGCCTGTGAGTGTGAAAAACCCACAGTAAAAGAAGGCTCGGTGCTATGCCAAGCATGCCTCGGCAATTTGCCTTTAAAACCTGGGTAATTTGTTTTTACTGCTACGAGCTAGAAATGGTGCGTTGGTATGTGGACTAAAGAGCCTGGCGAGTCTGGCTGGTATTGGGTAAGAACGCGCCTGGGCCAAGACATGTGCTGGGTTAGCCCCAAGTTCCCCAAGGGCCGCTATGTCGATGTCTATGACTCCCAGGGCCGTGGTTGCACCAGCTGGCTTGTGGAGCGCTTACAGGAAGAAGGCGCTGAGTGGTGGGCTGTTGCTTGGCCGGGGCCGTGGAAGGCAAAGGAATAAATAATGTCTAATAACAGAGATATGACCCGTGCATTTACACCGCCTTACTACGACGGCCAAAATCTAGAGGATTTACACCCCGAAGAAATCTACGTAGAGGATGAGCTCGCCGGTACGGTTGTGTATATCGGCAAAGTCAATCTCCAACACACGTGGCAGGCTGACATTCCCGAGGGTGGTAGTAAATGGGCCAGCAAACATGAGGCTATTGCCTGGGTTAAAAAACAACACAAGGAGAATAATAAATAATGTCAGAAATAGAGTCTACAAAACCATTAGGCCCCAACGAGCTAGCGCGCCGAAGTGTTACGTATGGCGCCTTGGCAGCTCTTGCAGCTGGGTTTTTGGTGATGATTTTCTGGCTGCACAGCCAAATCGCAAGTCGAGTAGAACGCATGGAAAATCGAATCGACCATGTGTACGAGCAAGTGCAGCATTTAGAAGTACGCGTGGAAAGACTAGAAACCACGATGATTCATCGTTTTGATCAAATCGATGATGCTTTGAAAGATTTAAAGAAAGAACCCTGATGGATGATATTAAAGTAGGTGACGTAATTCAACTCGACCCCACCAAACATGACTGGGGTGCAATATTTTGCATTGTCGATGAAGTTAAAAGCTGGGGCGTTGTGTGCTACTGGCTGCAAGTCGACGAGCGCGGGCAAGTGCCTGATCGGGCTTATTACAGGGCTTCGCATGAGACTTATAAATATATCGGCAAAGCCGAGTGGTTTGTAAGGAGTGATGATGGCTGAGCATTTTGTTGAAACACCCGTAAGGAGTTTTTTTCGAGATCTCTTTGGCACTTACGGCTGGGTAGTTGTGCTGGTCGTAGGCGTTATTGGTGCACTGTTCTTGCAGGTTAAGGATATTGGTGAACGAACATCCAAGGTCGAAGTGCGGCTAGATCAATTGAGTGAAAAGATTGAGGGTAATACAAAATTGATAATTGAAAAGCTTGAAGGGCAAAATCAAAAGATTGAGATTATTTCTAAAAATCAAGATGAGATTTTGACGTATTTGCGCAAGGCGTTCCGTAATGAAACTATTTGAAATATACGATGGCTTCGGACACGTCCAAGGACTTGTTCTGGCGACTTCCATGGTCGATGCACATGAGCGCTTTTTGGTCGCTTACGAAGAGCAATACGGAAATAAATATCCGTACGCAAACCAGCTTCCAGGAAATCTAAAAGAGATTAAATTTAATCAGTTAGGCATCAATTTGCCTGCGGGCAATTGGGACGACAAAGCGGCTAAGTCTCTCGATGTTGCCTTGGAGAAATTAAAATGACCAAAAGTAAATCTGTCACGAAGGCCCTCGTAGGACAACCCGACGGCCGGGTCGTCAAACTACTCAACGGCGCAAGTATCCATAAAAATGGTGATTCGTTTGCTGTGCATAAAGACGGCAAAATCGAATATGAATGCACGCTGTATGGGACGGCGCTGATGGTGGCAGAGGCACTATGAATCTCGTTGATAGAATTCTCTCAGCCCGTGCAGCCAAGCTCAAATATAAAGAGCTCGATGCATTGATTCATGCATTGCCCAATGACCATCCGGCGCGTTCAGAAATGCGGCATGCACTGAGCAAGCTTTGGATGTTTTCTATGGAGGCGTTTGGAGCTGACGTAGAAAAAGAATTAAGGGGCCCATAATGGAACGGCGTCCCGATGCGCTCGTGTTGTTTGATGCACGTGGGGAAAAATTCAAAGTTTCGTATGTGCAAGTGCTTTATAACGACGGCACGCGTGGAGAGCCGCTGTATTTGCATGAGTATAATGAGCTGTACGAGTTGTTTGAGTGTGCAGCGCCCGCATATAAAATGTTGATGGCCAAAGCTGCCAAGTTGGATGAACTCTAATGTCTAAATTAAAATGGGATTATTTTCCAGTAGAAGAAAATCAACCTGAATTTTGGAACGCAGCTCTTCCAGACCTCAATTTACACATTGAAGTATATCGAGCGCCCATGAGTGGCTTTCGGTATGCCCTCAGCAATGGTGGGCACACGCCTGTGTTTGCGGGTGTGCAGCGTGAAGCCACTTTGGAAGAAGCCCAGGCAATCGCGATTGCCAAGACGGCAGATTACTTTGAGGCGTTGTCCAGGCGGCTACGGAACAAGGGATGACCTTCCTAGCCGTCCTAGGCGCCCTGGCGGCCCACCACGGCTCTAGAGTTGTCAAGACTCTCGGGCCGGTTGTCTTTTGGTGGAACCTGTTGGCCTTTCTAGTTAACACCGGCTATCGCGCCTGGATAAGCCTAAGTGCTGCGGTGATCCTCGTGGCGTTCATGACTGTGCTTGAGTATCAACGTCGTACCGCAGAAAGGCTCGACAATGAACTTGAAGCGCTGCGCCGTAATGGCGTGTGAAGACTGTGGCGCGGTCTATCACGGCAATATTAATTGTCTGCGTTGCCTACGCTGGACCAAACGATTAGCAGGCAAAAGCATCATGCTGCGTACGCTGATTGATTTGGCCAAACGGCGGGGTGCGTGATGCAAGATAAAAAATATTCAATTAATGTGCAGCGCATCTCTGACGACCAGTTCGTAGTTTTGATTGGTGACGACCACAGCAATCGAATCTACAAATGGCCTGCAAATGAAGAACGCTTCGCTAGATTTATGGTTGATATGTTGGGTGATTATTTATATGCGCCCATTACGTCACAAGTAAAAGAAGAAATTCACGCACGCACATTGATGCTGTTGCGGCGTCTGGAGCAAGACCATGCTGGTAATTAAAATAGAGCTATGGCCCTGGGGCCAAGAGCACCAAGCCAAACAGCTAGCCAAAGCTGTCATTGTGAATACTACAAAAAATGAGAATCCTGAGATAGGTGATTATTTCGCTGAGTTCATCACCGAAGGTAACAAATCATCTCGCCCAGGTGAGGTAAAAGGCCATGCACGGATGACAGAGCCTGTGTGGACATTGTTGCGCAAGGCTCTTGAGGCAGCGGGGTATTAGCCATGGAAGAAGAGCTCAACGCAGCGTTGCGCAAACAACTTGATTTGGCATTGCGCGAACGGGACGCTGCCCGACGAACCATTGAAGACAATTATTTAGTGCAGCATAAACTCAATACACGCATTAAAGAATTAGAAAATGTGTTGGAGACCGTGCGCGCACGTGAACATAAATTTCATGATGAAATGACAGACACCATCATGGTGGCATTACGATGGAAAGAATAGTTAAACATATGAAAAAAGCATTACTAAGCGCAGGTATTGAAGCTGTTCGAGGGCACCTTAAAAATGCGTCTCAAGAAATTGATACGCTCGAAGCAGATGCCATTCCAAGCCGGCAATTTAATGATCGGGAGCGGGCGCTGTTTATGCAGGGTGATGCTCATCGCGCCATCGAAGCTTTAAAAGTAGGTATTAAAGCTTTGGAGGCAATTAAGAAAGATACGGAAGAAGTGTTGAAAGCTACGGATGACCAAAAGACGAACAGACCTAAAACCGGGGATGGAAGTCTTTGATCCCCCGTACACAATAATTTTATTACGCGAAGCAACACCAAGAGGAAATTGGTGGGTTAAATCTAAATACAGCGAAAGTACGCCAGCTGTTGAGTTTCAACAGTCACGTGAGCATATCAATGCTGAACGTGCACGTAAGCGATTGGAATTAAAAAATGCCCTCAAGAGAACCGACCGCTGATGATTTTCTTCTAGAGTACTACGAAGGAGTAAATTGCAATGGCGAAGCACAAGACGTACAACCCTGAAAAGCGCACCTGGCGGGGTATCTCGTATAAAAAGGTGCGTGAAAACATTCGAAAAATCCGCGATAAGGCTGTGCAGCGCACGGACGCTGTATTTTCGAATAGGAATTAAAAAATGACAAGCCGTGAACCGACCGCTGATGATTTTCCTCCAGAGTGTGAGGAGTTTGAAATCACAGCTTCGCAGCAGATTGAGCCCGGTACAGAAGCGCGCATTGTAATTACTTGCAAACGAGAAGACCTTGTGAAGACCCGTGCCGATATTAAAAAACAAGGATACAGGATTTGGTTTATGGTGGGTAAGAAAGCCAAATAATGTCTGTAAAAGACATTAAAGTAAAACAGGCACAGGGTGCCTATAATTGTTTCGGTCCTTGTCCTACGTGCAACGCCCCTTCGAAAGAACCGTGCAAGACACCCAAGGGCAAGCTCAAGGAGGGGGTGCATGACACACGGCCTTTCTCTATCTAAGGCGGGCTTGGTATGCTTGTTTTTGGCAGGCTGTGCAGCTCCTGAAGACCAAGCCCTGCGTGCGCTCGAAGCAGTAGGCCTTCGACATCCTAAGCTGGGCCTATACCCGTTTTTCGCTTGCAGTGAAGACGATACATTTAATTCGAAATTCACGGCATACACACGCGAAGGTAAAAAAATCACGGGCGCAGTGTGCTGTGGGTGGGTTAAAAATTGTACGGTGAGGTTTGATTAAATGGATGAAGCTGAAAAGAAAGAGCGCATTCGTTTATTGCGTAAAGACCTTAGTCGCGTCGTAAAAGCGCATTTGGATTCTATGCCCAAGGAGGACCCTTTGGGCATTGGTATTGAAGCTTTGGGTCTAGCGTTTGCCGATGAGATGGTAACGCGCATTTTTAATAAAGTGCGCATTATCCCAACCGACGAATTTATGATGAGTGTCTGGCGGCAAGCACAGCCCGAAATGCATCGGTCTTTTATCGATGCTTTGGATGAGCTGCGGTATGACTTGATGCAAACCAACGGGTGAAAACAATGGGCCACCAATTCGATTTTACCGATGAAGAGCTCACGTATTTGAATATCGCCATGACATGGCTTTGGGTCGAGTCACGGAAAGATATTCAACGTATAGACGTTGAAGAATACCACGGCGAACGTGGGAGCGCTGAACATGAGTCCGTAAAAATAAAAGCGCTTAAAGATAAAATTCAAGACAGATTAGGCCAACCGACAAAGCCCACACTGACCGAAAACATTGCAGCTTGGCAGAAGCGCGAGTTGGCCCTTGACGCTAAAACCGACCGGCGCTGTGGTTGTGGGCGACCGCTCGATACGTTAGATCCACGTTGTGCAGTCTGCCGACACGATATGCCCTAAAGGAAAATATGCCGATTATTACCCGCACCTGTGGCGAATGCGGACAACCCGCTACCATTGGCTTCACGGCCGATAATCCAATATTTTGTTTGTACTGCGCAGAGAGCTATCGAAAGCGCAGCGGTGCTTTTGAGCTCGATGAGCAAATTAAAAAAAGCATCGTGAATGCGGCGGGGCGCGCACTAGGGCTTGATGTTCCGATTTTTCACGCGATCAAAATAAAATTTGACAGTGAAAAAGACAAAGACGTTCCTCTGGGCAGCGTATTGGTAATGCCGTTATTGCGTTGGTACCACATGCCTATTTGGTGGATGCGTGCCAAGCGCGTTCGTGCAGCGGTGCGTGAAGCAACGCCCGCTGAGCGTTTGATATTTGTATATCCCACGTTAGGAGTGGAGCATGCCCAGGAAACTAAAAGCTAAAGTAGTATTTGAATTTGATGAGATAGACCGTCGAGCCATTAACAGTCACGTGGGCAAAACGGGTCTCGCAACCAAAGATGAATGTGAAACATGGATGTGGATGACAGTAGAGGCAACGTTGCAAACCCTTGTGAGTGAAAATGACCCCGACCAAGAAATCCCGTGGGGTTAATGTATGCCCACGAAATTAAAAGCCAAAATAATACGTAAAATTAAATCGTTAGCAAGGCAGGTAAAGAAACCTGATTGGATTAAATGTTCACAGGCCTCGGGCTATCGCCAAGCACGGGCGATGCATCGTGAGTTCGTAAATTTAATTATCCCCATTAATAGATTTCCCATGGGGCATGCGAACTGGGTTCCTGAGGAGTATGAAGCGCATGTAGTGCGTTTGGGTGTGGTAGTACGCAGCTTGAGCATGCGTTCTGAGGCCGAGCGCAATTTGTTTAGCCGTGCGTCGGGGCAGCTGTGGGAGCTAGAACATAGCGATGAAAAAACGCCGAGTGGTCCACACGATTAAAGAAAAACAAGCCAAGTGTTCCCAGTGCGGCAAGTTCCCGGACTTAGGCTTGACCAATTCTCAAGGCAAAATCTTGATGTTCTGTTTGCCTTGCGCCAAAAAACTGTCCCCTGAATATCCATCGCTCAAAGCAGCGGTGGCTGATTTCGAAGCTAACAAACTACAGAGTAATTAATATGCCTGATAAAAAACCTTATTCATTGAATCTTGGTATTAGTGCTGCGCTTACGACAGGCCGAAGTCAATTACTAAAACTCGTTGATGTGTCGCAACTCAGTCACGAGGATATTCGTGAAATCCTACGGCTTTTGGCTGATTTAATTGAAGAGCGACAGACTGTTCGTTATAACCGTGGGGTCAATGAAAGACTCATTAAAGAACATCTGCGTACTATCCGAGCGCAGACAGACAAGTTGGAAGACATTTATCGACAAGAACCAACGGATGCATTGCCGCCGCTTGATGATGAATGAGCGCGTACCACAAAAAAGAACAAGGCAAAGTCCGAGTTATTAAACACTTGGCGCAAGCCATTACTGCGGTCACCAACAATTCGTTGCCAGATGCTTTATTTCATATAGCCCTGGCAACGATTCGGTTGGTTGATATTGATGATGGCGAGAGTGCTGAAAAATTACTAACCGAAGTAAAAAGAGCACAGGCCGAACTCGGAGAAGGTTAAGCATGAAACGTTATTTCTCATTGCATATTTTTCAACCCCTGAGTAGTTATCCTTGGAAGCTTTTACGTGTAGACCGTGAAGAATATTGTGCAGGCAAATCTTCGCCGGTTTATAACGATATTCATGTAATAATGTCACCGACGAAAAAACTTTCGATTGAGTTTACCTTTATTCGATTGAAAACGCCATGGCCCTGGAAGACCTAGACGTCCTCGAGCTCGAACGTCGTGCCCGCTGGCTAGGCGAGCTGATAGGCACGCTTCAGAGCTGGGCCCTGGCCGTTGACCGGGGCTCCTATTTTTTATTTTGGGTAACTATCGGCATCGGAAGTTACGATGCGTTTGGTGGTAAAAGCATATGGCCCACCATCATTGCGTACGTTAGTTGCTTTGTAGCATGCACGATCATGGATATATTTTTGCGGATTGTGGCACGCAGAGCCGTAAATCTCATGCGTATGTACGTAGACCGCCGGCAGGAGCTAGTGAATGAGTCTCGTCGGTAAAATGGTGCAAACGCACCGGACAATTAAAAAATTATCGCTGCGTGAAGCTGCCAAACGGGCAGGTTATTCCGCATCCTACTTGTCGGATATCGAAACAGGAAAAAAGTTAATAGGAATAGAACCGGCGATGAAGCTTGCCATGGCGCTAGATCTTGACGTGCGAGAGCTCGTGCAATTGTCCTTGCAAGATAAAATCGACGGAGTGCGTTTGAATTATAAAGTGAGATTATTAAATGCCAACCAACGCTGATTTTGAGTTAGCCCACAATATCTGTGCTTACTTGGGTGCAAGTCCCACCGATGAAGAGATGGACCACGTAATTGAGGCCATTGTGCTCTTTAGAGAAAATGCTCTAAAAAGAGTGAAGCCCAAGCCCCGTGAACCAGCCGCTGATTTGTTGCGTGAAAGCGATGAACGGGATGCGTTCAATGAGCGGCTAGATATTATTCGTAATGAAAAATAAAGTAATCATGGCAATTACATTCGATGATGAGCTGCGTGAGTTATTGCACCGCATTGCGACCATCGCCCAAAAGCAGCCGTACGATGTACCCAACGACATGCTCTGGAAGATTCAACGGCTACAGGAAATCCATGCGGTTATGTTGATGAGTATTGATCGAATCAATGGATTTGCAAAAGATGGAAAGTAGTATTTATGAAGAAATTATTCGTATGGAATAGTCTTTTAGAAGACGCGGGCGTTGTTCTAGTTATTGCTGACTCGAAACCCAAAGCAATTGAGTCGGTAGTAAGACAATTGTCTGAGCATATGCCAGATTCACATCGCAAAATACAGTACATGGCTGACTTGAAAAAGACAGCCAAAAAAGATAAATGTTTGGTGATTACGCTGGAAGAAGACGCTATTGCCATTGTGCATGGCGAAGACTGGCGCGTCTAAATGGAAAATAATAACAACTGTTACGACTGCGGTGAGCGCACGCATCAGCGTCGAGGGTCTTATTGGTTCTGCCGCAAGTGCAATCGTAAATGGGATTGGGTAAAACCCAAACAAGAATTTCGTATGAAGTTTGGAAGATATCTTGGAGAGAAGCTCGAAGATATCCCATTGCCGTATTTGCATTGGGGCCTGAGCAGTGTGCACGCACCTACGCTGAGTGGCGATGACTTCTGCGAAATTGAAGAGTACCTCGCCTGGAAAGATCCCAAAGAAGAATATAAGCTAGATTTATTGGGTGAAGTGTTGCCGCACTATCCTCATGACAATCCAATTCTGCGGTACCGCAATCGCGATAAAAAAGAGCATAGTGTGCCCAGGGACTGGGTAATCGTATTAGAAGAACAAGTGTTTTTGCGGAAAACTAAAAACCTCATGACGACGCCGCCTAAGCAAAAATACAAACTCATTGTTTATGAGCAGCATACGTACAACGTGGAAATTGAAGCGGAGAACGAAGACGAAGCGCAGCTGTTCGCCGAGAACAAGGATTACACAGACATTGAGCCGGACAGCATTGAAATTGTCGATGTATTGATTAACGGGGATGACGATGACGACGCTGTATGATCCCGATTTATTTGATACTGAATTACGCAGGTACGCTTTTTTAAGCGGATATGCGATGCGTACTAAAGAAGAAGAAGCTGAGATGGTGCGTCTGCGAGAGTCTCTGGCGGCGCGAGGCATCGAGCATGGCTGGACGGAGGTGCCAAGGAGCCCGAAGGCATATGACTAACAAGCCTGAAACAGTACTCGATGTTCTACGTGCCATGCGCGGCTACGAACCGTTTAACGTAAATGACAAAGAAAACATTTCAATGTTTTTGGACCGCTTGGCAGCGGCTCAAAAGTATGACCAAGCGCAGCACGTGTGTCCCAAGTGCAATGCCTTGCGTACGTGGCAAGGTGAGGATGTAGACAAACAAAAATACTTGTGTTCGAGCTGCGGAGAGCCGGCGCCGTGAAAATTAAATCAGCGATAAACATTGTTTGGGTAAGTAACCAATTACCCACGCTACGTGTTTGCGCGCAGTGCGGTGCGGTTTGGGATTATAGCACCGGCATGATTAGTCACAGCGGCCCGCACGACCCCAACGAACGTCTATATAAGCGGGTGTCATTTTGGCCTCGGCAAGAACATAGCGGGTGGGTCGATGATTTACTTAAGGAGTTATAATGCCAAAGATTGTATGCCCAGAGTGCCGTAATCGTTTTGACACGTGCTCGATGTGCTGGGGTCGCGGGTACGTTGAAGCAGACCCGCCGCGAACACCTTTTCAGCCGGTAAATAAAACAGGGCGTGCGTATACCGACGGTGAAAAGTTGCTTTTAATCTCGGGCCTGCAACACCTGCGGGCCCGTATTACGTTGAAGCTACGTGAGAGTACGAACCCGGATGATTTCGCGACGGTGCAAAGTTTAATTGGGGAATTGCTCGGCGATAAACCAAAAAGCCTTTGGACAACAGAAGTACCTACGGTGTTTGGAAATTACTGGTATCGGCAAGAGGAAGAGGAACCACAGCTGTGCGAGCTAACGCGCTACACCGAAGATGAAGAGCAGCTATTGTGGGTAATGGGCGTAGAGGGATTTGTGAAATTGTCTGAGTTCACAAAGAAGCGGCCCTTGGTGCAATGGCAGCCGGTGGTGAAACCCCTATGAAAGTTTGGGTAGTTGAAGAAATTATCTCGGATGGCTGCACGTATACGTGCCATGATTTCCGAGGTGTCTTTAGTTCTGCGGATAAAGCAGACATATACATGTTAAATAAAATGGAGGAAAAGGAAGAAATAGAGCTAATTGTTACGGAGCATGTTGTTGATGCGCCGGAGTAGCCATGAGTGAAATACGTACACGCCCGAAAAGCTTTAAGCAAATGCGAGATGAAATGTATCTCTGTATTAAATATGGAGAAATGAGTTCGGAGCGTGCACGTGAAATGTCACTGGACCTGCTCAACACCATGTCCGACGCGCAAGTCAGCGAGATGTATTTTCGCTGTGTAAAAGAAGCGCAGAAAGTATAGGATACATAAAATGGCTGTTTATACAATGGTGTTTACGGATGGTGAAATGCAGGCGGTGCTGCAGAGCCTAGCTGTTTCTTCTAATGATATTTTTGTAGCCGAAAAAAATGCACACCGTGCGCTGCATGGATTTGCAGAAGTGCCTGTGCTTTATCAAAAAGAAAAAGAAGCATGGAAAAAGTTGAGTGATCGGTTCAGTGGTGTTCTACGTGAAGCTACGAAAAAATGAAACTTGAGCTTACCGATGAACAAGCCAAAGCGATGTTGCGAGCGCTAGGCATTGCAGCGTGGGAGGTTGGTACGCCTGCTACAGCGACTGCGCGAGCTGTCGTGGAAGCTGACCGAAAACATTGGGATGTAATTGCTAAACAGTTGACAGAGAAAATCACTGAAGCAAATATGCTGCATGGCAAAAGCTCTCGTAATTTACCACGATAAATGCATTGACGGTTTGACCTCAGCCTTCATTGCCAAAAAACACTTGCCCCCGGACACGGAGTTTCATGCCGCCAAGTACGGCTCGAACCTCCCGGACGTTGCAGGCAAAGATGTTTATATTTTGGATTTCAGCTATCCGGTGGAGCAGACCATCGAGATTGCCGACAAAGCCGCAGGCTTGGTGGTGCTAGACCATCACAAGACGGCAGAGGAGGCGATGGCGCAGGTGCGCATCACTTTGCAGAACCGTACCAACGTGCTCATCGCTTTTGACATGGAAGCGTCGGGCGCAGGGCTCACGGCACGGCATTTTAAAGAGCCTACCAATTGGTGGGTAAACTATGTCGAAGACCGAGACCTCTGGAGATTTAAACTCCCCAATAGTAAAAACGTGAATGCGTATATTCAAAGCGTGCCCATGACCTTTGAAGCTTACGAAGCGGCGTCGGAGTCTGTCGACGTAGACCAGGCAAATATCTTGGGCATGGGTGCACTCAAGTATCTCGAGACGTATGCACAAGATGTCGCTGAACAACACCGTGTGATTTATTTTGATGGCTACGAAAACATCCCTGTAGTCAACGCAGCCAAGCCAGGGATTTCGGAAATCTTAAATATCTTGGCGAAGAAACACACCTTCGCGTTGGGCTGGTTTCAGCGGCCCGATACCAAGGTAGAGTTTAGTCTCCGTAGCGTCGGAGACTTTGACGTGTCGGCCATTGCGAAGAAATATGGCGGTGGTGGGCACAAGAATGCAGCTGGATTTACGGTGAGTTTGGAAGAAGCGGTGAAACTTATCAAATGAGCCTGATTGTTGTACTTGCACCCAACCCTCGGGGGCTGCGCCATTACGTAGACCCAACAGCCGCGTACATACGTACCTTTTGCGGACAGCGCCCGGAGCTCTGGCCTATCGACATCAAAGGCGGTAAGGCTAGTTGTTTTCGTTGTCAGAAAACTGCGAAAATAAAAGGTTACGAATGAGGTAAAAGGTTTTATGACGCAAGCAGCCCCCTATTTAGTTAGTTTTGAAGAATATGCGGCCATGGACCACGAGCAGCTTAACTGCAAGCTCGAATGGGTCAATGGCCTGATTTATGCCATGACTGGAGGTACGATCCAGCATGCTGCACTGACTGCCAATGCAACCATACTACTGGGGAACAAATTACGTGGCAGTAAATGTCGCGTTTATTCGGCGGACTTACGGATTTGGGCACCCTCAGGTTTAGGGGCATATCCAGATGTCAGTGTAATTTGTGGCGAACCGGTTAGCCACGTACATAGTAAAAATACGGCCGTAAATCCCGCGCTGTTAGTTGAAGTGCTCAGTCCCACGACAGCCGCATACGATCGTGGAGAAAAATTCGAGCACTACAAATCTATCCCAACACTAACCGATTATTTGTTGGTCAGTGTCGACAAACAAAATGTCGATCACTGGAGTAAAAACTCCAAAGGCGAATGGGAGTGCGTGCCCTCAGACAGCATTAATGTTTTGGGCATTCATTTTACGGTTAAAGATCTTTATGGCGAACCGTAACCCTGATGACTACTCTGTAGAGCTGCGTATTTGCGCAGCCAAAAACTATGAAATTCCTTCTGAGTTTACGGACGAAGATTTAGAATTAATAGACCAGCACCGTGTGAAAGTTATAAATACATGGATAGGTCTTAAATATATAGACCAACAAATGGCTGATAGAATGTTAGCCACCTGGCGAGAGCGCGTATCGCTTTCGTCTACGGATATATTTAATAAATTCTTAATTGGAGGGAGTTATGCCGACACGTAAACAATGTAAAAAATGCCCGTGGAAAAAGAGCACCAATCCGCACGACATCCCCAATGGATATTGCGAAATCAAGCATGCCGGCTTAGCAGACACTATCGCCGAGCCTGGCAAGATGACCTCTTTGACAGGCCTGCGTATTATGGCATGCCATGAGTCGACCACGGGCAATGACATCCCGTGCGTAGGCTGGCTCGATAATCAGCTCAACGATGGAAATAATCTACCGCTGCGTTATGCCGTCATGAAGGGCAGGGTGAGCGCGGACTATAAGCTCGTTGGGAAACAACACACATGTTTTGAGGATACATTACCCAAGGCGGAGTAATGATTACCGATGAAGATTGTGACGTAGCCTTTGTGCTCGACGGCCAGGACGATAATCGCGCCGCTACCGTGAGCCAATATCGCATGCGTTGCGAACAAAAACTCCTCGTAGATGTCGAAGAACTTTTCGCCAATCTCACGGTATACAATCCTGGGCTTATTCAAGTCCTGGAATTAAAAGAAGCTTGGGAGGAGCTGAAAAAACGTTATGCCGAAATACAAAGTGACAGTGACGAAAAGGGGTGAAATACCCCTCATACTCGAAGACACTATCGAAGCCCCTGGGCCGCAAATCGCGCTGAACTCTGCCCGTGCGGCCATTGTGCTGGTGCACCAATTAAAAATAGCAGATTGCGAATTTAAGGTGGAAGGTGTCTGAAGACAATTCTGAAGATAAACCTGACGAAGAAACCCCCAAACAAAAAGTACCTGATTTATCTACGGATGACCTGCGCAAGTTCGTCGCAGACTACAGAGCCAATCAAGTATTTATTTTCCAGCATATCAAGGAAGGCGCCAAGACCTTAGTTGGTAGTATTTTTATGCCGCTAGGCTTGGGCGGTGCATCCCATATTGATTTTAATGACGTAGGTACGATCTACGCGTACTACAAAGACGCGGGACCCAGGGCCATTAATGGCTACCCTATTTTCTTCTCATGCGCGTTCATGAACTGTGCTGATTGGGATAAGGCACGCGCGGCTATTATCGACTTAGAAGAAATAGAAGAAAAAACTCTGGAAAAACTGGTGCCTAGTGGCAAATAAACTCGCCGAAGAAATCCAGCAAATCAACAATTGGTTTAGCTACCACAAACCCGAAGGGGATCAGGCTGAACGTTATGAACAGCTCCGGGCAGCCGGCGGTGCTTTGGGGCGTGTGATTGCAGCACTCTGCCCGGAAAGCCATGATCGTGACGTTGCGATTGACCATGTTCGCTCAGCGATTCACTGGGCCAATGCGAGTATTGCATGCCAAGAAAAATAGAAACTAATCTGGAGCGCGGGATGAGAATTCACAGCGATCTAGAAAAAATTGTTTCCGGGCGAACGCACCTTACGCTACGGCAGCTAACCAAAGATATGCGGGGAGTACTGCCAAGAGCGCATATTGGAAAGAGTGATGACGGGCAGCTTGTGATTTACACAGGCATGCAGGCGGATGACCAAGGCAAGCTTTATGCGTGGCCCCCTGGAACTGACGATGGTTGACCAGGGCGTCTTGCATGGGGATCATTATAAATGCCCCAATTGCAATATGAGTATTAGAGGCTGGACGGCATTAAAAGATGGAACCCGGCTTGAACCAGGAAAAGCCATTTCTTTGTGCGTGTATTGTAAAGCAGCGCTTCAACTTTTAGAAAACGGTTGGGCACAGCTTACAACGGATGAGTTTAATGCACTGCCCCCTCGAGATCAAAATAAGCTTTTGGTGGCAGGAGCTATCGTAGGGCAGTTTCGAAGAGAACAACCGCAGTTCTTCGATCCCATCATGGCCCCGGTTCCCAAGAACAAAGCGTAATGCGAAAGCCGTAGGTCTCTGCGGCTTGTTTTATTTTTAGGTGCTGTCATGGCCAAACGTTTTGATGCACTGATTGCGTTTGCCCACAAGCGTGTACGTGACGCAACGCCGCAGCGTATTGTTTGGAAGCTGAGTGTGGAAGGGATGGCCGACGAAGATATGCCGGCTGATTTGCGTGAGGATTTAACAGCCTTTCGACATTTACCCACAGGCAATCGTCAGCGAAAAGTCGAGCAGTGGTTTACGGCGCAGGGTGCACGTTGACTACAGTGGAGGCACGTATGCCAGACGAAAAATCTCTTCCCCCAGCGCCCCGGCTACCGCGTGAGGTATTGGAGGGCACTGTGCCTTCGCCAAGCCCGTCAGAAGAGCCGCCGAGCATCTCGGTGTCGCCCAGTATGCCTGTGCTCGATTCCGAGCCGGCTGAGGAGCCTGAGGAGCCGCAGGACTACGGTCCAGCGGTCTCTCTAGCGCCGGACAACGTGTACGTAGCGGACGTGCTGCCCAAGCGTTCGCCCGTGATGGCGCCCAAGCTCGATGGGTCTTTATCGGGTCCACCACCTCCTGTCGATTTGTTCCCGGCTGCTACAGCGACAGGGATGTACGCGAGTACGGGTACGGATGTAGTAGAACGGCTCAACCAGCTCGATTGGCAGCTGCAGGAGCTCAAACAAGAAGTTGAAGTGTTAAAGAAAAAAACCTGGCTACAAATTATCATCGAAACGTTTCGGAGGAAATCAAATGCATAATCTGTTGTACGTATTGCTCGTAATTTTTATTTTCATGTTGGTTTTTAACAACATGCCGGCATATCGCAGTTATTCGCCAAACTTCCAAGGCGCCAACATCGTCTGGATTATTTTGATTGTGATTTTGGTCTTGTACCTGCTCCGTTGGCTTCCGGGCATTTGAGGTATAAGCATTTAGTGTCTCTTTTACAGAAAATGAGGAAATTGCCGATGCGACGCCCTGAACGACCCAGTGCTGTAGTAGCCATGGCCGCGACGGAGTTTTATAAAGCGTTTCATACGTGGCCGACCGTGGCACGATTTGAAAAAGAACATTGGAACGTGCAAAACGGAATGATGTCCTTTTTGCCGATGCCCTCGATGCGCGACGAAAAGAGTTCGTGTGTGCACATTGAGGTTAAGGCAGACGTCACGGGGCTCGGGCCCGAAATAATTCTGTTGAGTAGTGACGAAACAGAGTCTTGGGTCGCAGTGCATGTGCCGCGTGGGATGCGTGTACCTGTCGCGTATATTTCGGATATGCCTGCCTCGGCGATGCTGCACTAGAGGGGGGTTTATGCAAACTGTTGGCAATTGCGAAATATGTAAGCGTCTCGAGCCGCTCTACGATTGCCCGCCTGAAATTGCCTGGCCTGACCAGTGGCTTTGCGCCAAGTGCATGCACACGTGTGAACAGCGCGCAGAAGCTGAGGAAGAAGAGCGACTTCTTGAGCTAGAGATGGCCAAGGAGGTAGAGGAGGACGGGCAATGTCCATAGAACACCTAAGGGCAGAAGAGGGTACAGACCCTGATGCGCCCATGAAGCTGCGTGTCGCAGGGCCTTTTGAGGCGCTCACGCCGGTCAGGGATTTTCTTAAAGAAAATTACCAAATAGCCACGCACATACGGAAATGTAAAAATGAGTATGTGCTTACGGGGAAGGTGCCGCAGCCGCTGGCCAAAGAAGTAACAACGATTCTTTACAACACCTATCGGTAGTTATGTTGCCTCGACTATTTAAACGACTCCCTTCAGGAGTTATCTATTCTTGGGAAATAGAAATGGATCCCGCAGGTCGCTACTGTACGGTCGACAGTACGATTGAAGACGGTAAAGAAATTGTAGAGCGGTACGGACCATGGAATACTCCCGAGCCGCTAACGCATGCGCAAGGGATGCTCGAAGCGCGTAAACTTTGGGAAGATAAACATATCGCAGGATTTGATGAGTACCCTTGACCGCGCCATTGAGATTGCGGTGAATGCACATCGTCACCAGCTTGATAAAGGCGGTGCGCCGTATATTTTGCATCCTCTGCGCGTCATGCTGGCGATGGAAACGCTGGAGGAGCGTATCGCAGCAGTGCTGCATGACGTGGTGGAAGACTCCAACGTAACTCTCGATAATTTAAAGCAAGAAGGATTTTCTGACGAAGTTGTTGTGGCAGTAGGAATGCTTACGCGCAAAAAAGATGAAGACTATAAAACGTTTATCAGGCGTGTTTCGGTAAACAAGCTAGCGCGCCGTGTAAAAATGGCGGACTTACAAGACAACATGGATTTGCGTCGAATCCCCAATCCAACGCCGGCAGACCGCGCTCGTTCTTCTAAATATTACAATTCTTTGGTAACGTTACGTCAGTATCGTCCATGAGTTTATTAATTGGATTAACGGCCGGACTCATCGCAACAACTTGCACGCACTACGCATCGGTTTGGTTTGGCCTTGATGAACGAGCGCTCAACATAGCGAGCGTACCTATTGTATTTGTTATTTGTTTTTACACCACACGTTGGCGACGTAAACGAGAAGATGGAAAAACAAAATCTACTTGATATTGCTGAAGTGATTGAACATGAAATTGCTGTAGCCAAGACAGAGCTCTTGGTAATACCCGATTTAGAGCAAAAAACACGGTTACGTGTGATGATACAGATTATGACTGTGGCGCGTCTGGGGATGCTGCGTGCTAGCAAAATGTGCAAGGAATAAATATGTTTATTACGGCGGATCAATTGCTGCTGCACGCAATCGGGGATTACGTGATTCAGAGCGATTGGATGGCAAATAAGAAAGCTGAAAAATCATGGACCGGATTAGCCGCAGTGATCGTGCACGCGTTGACGTATACGCTGCCATTTCTGGTGTTGACGCAAAAACCACTAGCGATTTTTGCCATCTTCTTTACGCACTGGATTATCGACCGCCATCGATTGGCGCGATATGTAGTGTGGGCCAAGAACTTTATTGGGCCCCCAGGAAGTAATTACCCTTGGGCGGAATGTAACGCCACGGGCTACCACAAAGACCGCCCGCCTTTTATGGCGATATGGCTCTATATTTACGCGGACAACGTCTTACATGTAATCTGCAATGGAGCAGCGATTCTCTATGGCTAATTTCACAAATAAAGACCTGTTGGATTCAGGACTGCTGTTTGAAATTAACCGAACGGTGCTTCACCCCTTGGGCATTTCGTTGGGTATCGACGTGGATGAGATCACGGGCGAAGTGGGCCGACTGGGGTTGAGGCAAATTGATGATAAAGAAGGGATGATTTTTAGCGACGAGCAGATTAAAGAATGCGTCGTAAAAATAAGTTTGTTTCGAACGCGACCGGAGAACATTGAGCGTTACCATCTGCGTCGAAAGGCGCTCGGGTATGTGGTGCAGCCTCTCGAGCCGGTGAAGCTGGAAGACAATGGCGATCCCTTCTAAGCCTTACGAAGAGGCGTACCAGGAAGTCTTCGCTGTGGTGGGGCCGCACAGCGAAGAAATGCATCGTTGGCGCCGTAAGGGTCAGCGTGCGCTCTGGGCGTACGTGGCAGTCGGCATAGCGGACGGCCTCGTGGTGCCTTGGATAAGACTAGGTTGGGCGGTAACCATGGTGGTTGTGGTCATTTTGACGGGGCTGCTTGTGTACCAGCGCTACTGCGAGAAACAGGCAACTAAAGCTGATAAAATCATGATGGCTAAATTCCATGAAGCGTTCCGTGCGCAGCTGGATAAATATGAGTAAATACGTATGACAATAAACGAGTTAATAAAAAAATTACAAGAACTACCGCCCGACGCGGAAATCATGATTCTCGACGGCGGCAATGGTTGCGGGTACCCGCGCACGTTAAATTTTGGGCCCGTGTCGCAAAAAATTACGGATGAAGATGTACAAGCTGTTGCAGATTGCGAAGACACTATGCCGGGCGTAACTGTGTATGTCATCGGTTACGGCTGTTATTAATGGTTAAAACAAGAAAATACATACGAACATATTCCAAGGTTACTTTAACGCCCAAGGAACTGAACCGTGCCTCTGATGACGGAATTGTAATCATTGTTCGTCCACAGGCGGAAGGTACGTGGGGAGTATTCGCAGTCACAATCACGGGCGACTTTCGAGGCGTGAATTGGTACGAAGTAGATTCGCGACAAGAGCTCTCTGCAGCCATTACGCTGCTGAACCGGGACCTCGATAAATTTCATGGCTTAGGGTCGACAATGTCTGCGCGTGGCAGGAGTCGCCCAGGGGAGAAGAAATACTATATGTCTATTCAACCCAAGTGCGGACAAATCACGGATGTAGATAGAGACACCGGTGATGAACAACACTGCACAAACGCAGCCAAGTACATGGTTGAAAATATGGAAAACTGGTTGGTGTGTGAGGAATGTCTACAAGCTCTTTTGAAAGAAGAGGTAATCACGCCTCCGGATAATTATCGTCCAATATGAAAAGTACAAAGCTGGAGGATACGTGGCATCGCTGTTGGCAGCTGTGCGTAGATGGCAGTATTTGTGGCAAGCTAGCAACGCATTATATTAATGACGACAAAAACCAAGCGGTGTGTGAACACTGTCTACAGGATTTAATCAATGAAGAGAATAATCGTTCAAACCGGACTAGATAAAGAAACCAACCAGCCGGTGTACCGCATTGCAGAGCATATGGAGTGGGCCAGTAAATCGGGCGTTGAAATTTATAAAACAGAAATCATGACGAACAACCCACCGCGATCTCTCGTCGAGTGCGTGGATGACCTGAAGTCGTTCTATGCAACAATACAAAGTAATACTAAATAATATTGAATGGGACCTCGATGAGACGTACGATGGCAATCAAACTTTGCCCACGCGACTCGAGGTAACGGTAAACGCCGTTAATTTCCTGGCTGCGATCGAACATGCGATGAGTGACGTGTCAGATGACTACGGATGGTGCATCTTAGGGTGCACACCAATTGCCAAAGAGGCAAACGCATGAAACGCGTAAAACAATTGGTTTGTAGTTGCGGGCTCGCCAACTTGGTACAGCCTGAAAATTCACTGGCCACCAAACTTTTGTGGTGTCCCACGTGTTCCAAAGCCACAGCGTATTTGGCGCGCTGGGAAGACGGTACCCAGTATATCAAGATTATCGCAGATAGCGGTATTCGGTATTACACGCCGAATGAGTTTGACGCTATTACGAAGCATGTTTTGCAGTTTATGGACTCCCCAGCGAAATAATTATGTCAAAACCCAAACAAGCTAAATCCGGTGCGAAGGCGGCACGAAAAAAGACACCTAAGTCTTTTAATCTCATGACGGCACCTGATGCGATGGAGCGTCTGGTGCTTATTGAGTTTTTTACACTGCTCGATCGCAAAGCGCGCGGTGAGCCTACGGGGGTATTTGAACCAAGTCCGTTGGGGCGTGAAGCACTTACCATGCTTTATACGTTGCTTGAAAAGCCGCTGCCGGAAAACATCGCACAGCGGCTGGGTATCGCGGACCAGACGCCTGTTGAGCGGCAGGTATACATTGAAGAATGGCGTGCGGAGTTGGTACACGCGGCAAAGGAATACGCCGCAAAGTACGGAGGATAAAATGGGCTATAGCGTTACGCCTGCCCAGTCCAATTGTGTTTGTGATTGGTGCGGTGCGGAAGAAGTAAAAATAGTCATCGTCGAACAGCCGACATATTTCCCCGTGGGCTGGAAACAAACTGCGACCTTCGGAAGCTTGGTTATGGAGGCGTCGGCGGGGGAGCTCATTTGTCCTTCGTGTTTGCGGCGATGTTTTACGGCGCTCGAGACCACGCGTGCGACCATAAGGAAACTCAATGCAGGACGATGAACCAGACAATGAAGACCGGCCGTTCGAGCCCGACTGGATATCTCCCCCGCACGAGTCAGTACGAGACTGTCTCGATGAAAATAATATTTCGGTAGAGCAGTTTCGTATGCACATGGGGTGGGGCCTTGTGCAGTCGGATGAGTTTTTTGAGGGACTTATTGTTATCGACCAAAGCATCGCCGATCGCCTGGCGTCTGTCACAGGTGCCCCGTCGGCGTTCTGGATGAAGCGTCAACAGCAATATACTGAAAAATTTAATAAAATAAAAGCCGCAGGAGCAGAAATTGGGTTAGAAATTCTAGGTGAAAGCGAGCTGAAAAATCCGCAGATGCTTGAGATTTTTATATACGAAAATCGCAAAGGACATCACTGCATTGTGACCAAGAAAAACGGTACAGAGCTGCGGTCGCGTATTGAGTATCGTTTCCGTCATGAGCTGCATTGCAGAACTACACTAGATATTCTGCATAAAACGCTCGATTTGTTAACGGGCATGATGGAGCAAGTCGATGCCTCAGAGTAAATACTACGCGCAAGAGTTCCGTGAAATCGGAATCATTGCGGTTGTTGATTTACATGGCGCCAGAAGCGTGACCAACGACGCGGAGGCCGTCGTAGAGAATCTCAAAGATGTCTATGGTGGGCTTAAAGGCTGGAGGATTTTGTACCGAGATTCTATGGGCAATTGGGACGAGCTCAGACATAACGGCGAGACATTCACTGGTTTTAGAAATCTCAGTGATACGGTGTTAAAAACGTTTGCGTCTGCACTTACTGCACTGGGTCTCTCGGGAGAGCTCGGGTTGAAGTTCGATGAAGAATTAGTTAAATTGAGGGAGTAGCATGGCACTCGATAAGTTTTTGGCTCTTCATAATAAAATTAAGATTGAAATGGATGAGGACGCTGACGAATACAAAAAACAATGTGATGCGATTGTTGCTGCAGCATTTGTGAGTCTTGAGCAGGATGCCGATGACGATGACGATTCTCCTGCGCGGTCCAGAATCACTTTCTGGCAAATGCTAGCTGGGGGTGCTGCAGTGGCTTTGGCAACTGCTGTAGTGGCACGGTCTGCGGGGTCGAATGCCGGGTTCAGTGAGGGTTACAGCACCGGTTTTGAACAGGGCACACGAGCGGAGCGCAACCGGGCACGGCGCGTTAAATACAAAAATAGATATTATTGGTGAGGCAGCAGGCGTACGGCAGCCGGCCTAGATTAAGTGCATGTCAGTACTTGCAACTTCTGGTGTAATCGCAAAAGAAGACGGGCTTTACGCACAGCTCAATTACCCACCCGGTACGAAGGTGGCGGAAGAGGGTCCTTTTGAGCATGACTATGACGCGCACGAAGCGGCGCGGGTCATGATGTCTGTGTTTTTGGCAAAATTGAAGGAGCTGCAAAGTGAAGATCTCTGAAGTTATCAAAGAACTCCAGGCAGCCTTTAACAAGCACGGCGATATTGACGTCGTCAGTGATTCTGCGGACGGGTGCTTGCCAATACAACTGGGTGGTGTCGATACGGTGGTCGATGACGACGGTACCGAGAGCCAGATATTTATGCTCTGGGGCCTCGAGACGGTAGAAAAGGACGATTAATTTGGAAGAATTTGATATGAAGTTGCCCGCAGGGAAAACCTGCAGCGACTGCGGGCACATTAAACGATGCACTTGGTTGCTCGGACCGAGTGTAAAGGATAGAACCAATTGTGACTGGTTTCCAAGCAGGTATCTGCAGAAAGAGTTAAAACAAATTGGAAAAGAGTTTAAAAATAACGCCTGAGCAGATAGAGCTCCTTGATGAAGGGCTGGATTTGCTTAAAAATCGCGTCTTGGAAAAAATAGGTTTCAACAACAGTGATTTGAAGCTCTACAAAAGCTCACCTGATTCCCTCGAGATTATCAAAGAACATCTCGCGGAGCATCAAAAAAAGCTCGCCCAAATCATCGTAGTTCAGGCGCAGTTGCTTAATGCATAGTATACAGAATGAAGATTTGACAACTCTCGGATTACTTGATTTTGATAAGCACATCACCCCCATGGCGATCGTTTCTCGTAAAGAAGCAATTTTATTGGCGCTATTGACAATGTGGTGGCAGCCCAAAGAAAAGCGGTGTTGTTGTGGCGAGAGATCACCTCGGTGATGAAATGCCCGCCGGATATTATCCATGGTCTTGTGATTATTGCACTGCAGTTTGCAATTTCGAAGCCATGGCGTATTGTCAACGACGGCTAAACCCCCTGGCCGAGTGTGGTTTTGAAAAAGACCAACCGGAAAGTAACGGCGGCATGTTTGGATTTATGTCCAGAAAGAAACAATCGGATGGACTCGATGGACGAACTGCTAAATGTGCTGGATATAAAAATGATGGAAATACTGAGTAAAATACGTAGCGCTGATGCGACACAGCGTGAGCGGTTGCGTGTAATCATTGAGAACGCTGAGGCGACCTTATACATTACAAGAAAAGATACATAAATTAGCGGTACAAGGTATTTGGAGAGTAAAAATGCTAGTTATTTCTGATATTGAATATTTCCAGAAAGTTTGCGATCACGCTGAACGGCACAATTTGGGGGAAGCGTTCTGGCGTCAAATTTACAAGCTACATGTGATGTATGACCGCGCGGACGGTCTTTTGCCGAATATCAAATACTACGAGCCCGGTCAGCGGGTCATGCCCACGACGTGGGGCGTGGCGTGCAAGGGTGAATACCAGACCACGCTCTACAAAGACTTTTCGCCCGCGAGTTTCCAGTTCGTCATCACGCGAATTGCGGACAACACACAGATTCTCAATGGGGGTCTGATTCTGCACGGGCCGCAGGGTGGCTGGGAGCTGTCAGACGGTCGAACCATTCCCGATGGTTACGGCGTGGAAACGTTTTCGGTGAGCCTCGTGCCGGAAAATGGTTGGGCCATTCATACGTGAAACGTAAGAAATGGCAAGACGCACCCAGTCTGGATGGCTGGTATTGGGTGCGTTTAAAACGACCCTATCCCAAAGGGCTTTACATGACGCTTGTTCGAAAGGGTAAGCAGGTAACGCTTTATACGCTTGACGGTACGATCCCTTCAGGAGGACAAATCGCTGACGTGAAGCGTGCGGGCGGCAAATGGTATGGGCCGTTGGTTGCGCCCTCCAAAAAAGGCAAAGAAAAGCGCAACCGAGAGTTTCAATGTATTCTTACATTGGTTGAGCGATGAAGACGTTTATCGTTTACGTAGATGGCATTGAAGTGGGTACGATTAAAGCAGCAGGGCACAACTCTGCTGAGAAAAAAGCGCAGAAGAAATACCCTGGTAAAGCGGTATCTGTCGCATATACAGAGGTTTAATATGACATTAAAACCAGCAAAGCATTTGGCAACGTATCAAGATGTCATTGATGCGCCGCCGAACATGCGAGCAGAATTAATCGAAGGAGATTTGTATCTTCAACCGCGCCCACGAGGAATACACCAGCTGGTACAGCATCGAATAGGCCAGCGTCTTGAGCCCATGGAAAGAGCAGGAGGTTGGGTTATTTTGCCCGACGTTGAGCTGCATATTCCCATGACGCTCGTGCCGGACCTTTCAGGATGGCTCGCGCACAACTTCACGGAACACTTGGATTCGGCATACTTTCAAACGGCGCCGGACTGGGTGTGCGAGGTTTTGTCGCCTAGTACCAAAAGTTATGACCTGGGACTCAAGCGACAAATCTATCTCGAGCGCGGGGTAGAGTGGCTTTGGATTGCGGACCCAGCGGAACGCACACTCGAAATATTCGAGGCGAAAACGGACGGCAGTCGCTGGGAACTTCTGGGTACGTGGGATGAGAAAGACGTGCTCGGGAAAGCGCACCCTTTCGCACTGGAGCTCGACTTAACAACTCTCTGGACTCTATGAAAGCACTGGCGCGGTTCATCACGCGTCCGAAAGAAGGCCATCAACCCGACCTGGGGCTGATGGCCTTTTTTCGGTCTAACAACCTGCTAAAAGCCAATCGTGTCTACGAGATACAGGAAATCTTGGGTGAGCTTGTGATACGAGACGTAGGTGAATGCCGTCTCGGCATGAGCATCTCCGAGTCGCACCCCACGGCGCAGGTGTGCTGGGGCAACGACGTTGGGTACATCCTGGACGTCGGTGACAAATACATTTTCTTGACGCGAGAGGAGACAGACGGTGTGGGATAAAGAAACATTTTATGTCTGCGTCACCGATGAAATCCTGCGCACGGAGGTTTGGTTTACCGTACGAGCCTTCAGCAAAGAAGCTGCCGCCGCTGCGGTGAGCGACTGTGGCAATGTTCAAAATCATCAAGTGATAAACCGGCGCATTAATATTGAGGCGTTTACAGACAAGCCAGAATGGATGTGCGATGTCTGATAGTGTAATTATTGAAGTTAATGATTTCCTGGTTGACATCGGAAATCCGGAAGCATTCGAAAACACGCTGGCATCGATGGTGCCAAAGGTGTTGGCGCAAGTGGTAGGCATGCCCGAGCCTATTAAGCGTGACGGATATTATGTCGTACGCGTCTTTGGAGACCCTGCCTATTTCCTATTTGCCCTGGAGCGCCAGGGTTATGGCAAGGTGATTGGTAAATGTAAGGAACTTACATGAGAAAACCAATTCCAGGCTGGGTCTATGAATTGGCCAAGCAATGGGATAAAGACCGCACAACGTACCCGGCGGACGATCCTCGCGCGGTGGGTGCCAGGGCCGCTATAAAACTTTGCCAACAAGAACTTTTGCAAGCAGCGGCCAATGCAACACCCGAAAACGGATAAACAAGATTGTTATCATGATTTCGATGAAGACCCCGCATGTGGGATATGCGGGCTGCGCGCGTCGGAACAATATAATGCGCTGTACTTAGAAAACACAGCGCTTAAAAAGCGCACTAAGCAACAAGCGGCTGTCATGTGGTTGTCGACAGTGCTTTTGGTTATTGCAAGTTTTTTATTGTTTTCTGCAGAAATGAAACAATGACAAATGAGGAAAGACTAGTGCGCACCATGAGCTGGGGCAGTGCCTTGGCTCGGGCGCAAAACCGCGTGTTGGTATCCATCGCGGTTGCGTTGTACTTGTCTTCTCCTCATCATTTATTTAGGACATTGGCGGCAGCAGGAGGCGTCCTGTTTTTTGCAGGCTTCTTGCAGATTTTATTAGGTCTTCGCTGCGGTTATTTACGAAACCGCGTTAGGTTGTAAACTATGCCTTTTCGTATGCGGGTATGGCTGGATGAACTCGAGCGATTGCCCGAATATTCCCACAGCAATCCAACGGGTACTTGTCCAGGGAAGACTTGGAAAAGGAAGTATGCGGATGGCACGTGGGTAATTATGCAATACGGCGCTATTCATGGAAATTGGATCGATACTTTTAGATTTGAAGTTGTGTTACGGCAAGGCCCGCGTCGTAACCGAGAAGAGCCTTTACCGTTTAAAATCAGTTGTTCATGGAAGGAGCTACAATGAGCTTCCGATGGAAAATGATTTTAGCCATACTCGCGCTGATAGGTTTAGGTTTAGCGGGACGGTTTGTTCCTAAAGAATGGCGGGATTATATCCCGCAATATTGGCAAGGCGTGTTCTTCGGTTGGCTCTCTGGATTTATTATCGGCCGGATATCGGAACGAACGCGTGCTTGGAGATCGCCACATGTCAAACCCTCCTGATGAGATGGTTAGAGGTATTTTACGAGCTGCTGCGCTTACATGGCCGCGACATCATGCTTTTCGTGTAGAGCGCCAAGGCGCTGGCCCGCTATATCTCATTGCGTACACCAAAAACGACCAGGGTGATGAGATATCCCAGGTGTTGGTGAGTATCGACCATCCGACGCCGTATAACTTGTTGGGGTCGTTACTTTGGAATAGTTGAAATAGCCTGAAATGGGCAATATTCGCATTCGCACTAGATTGGGGTATGGGTCAGTCCCGCGATTGCGGCACATGCATGGCGTGTGAAGAACGTACGTGCATGTGGCGCTCCGGCTTATTTGAAGAGCAGCATCGCCCCGATATTTTGGGGGCTGTGTTTTTAAAAAAGTATGAAAAAACGGTCGAGGTAAAAACACTGATACCTATGGGTACGTTACCCACGATGGCAATTCCTTGTATCGATCATCTGGCCCAAACGATGTTAGTAATTATTCCTGAAGAAGAACGGTTACTCGGGCCGTTTCATTTAGTCATGGAATATGTGACTAAGTATCGCGGTTACGGCGCCGATGCAAAGTAATATCAATTGCGCAGTCGGTTTTCAATAGAGCATTTTCGATAATCCCCATGGCCCGTCCGTGCTTGACCGGGTCATTATTGTATTCAAATTTTTTAGACACTAGCGAGCGCCGCACAAGTTCGAGCTCTCTTAGGGTATAAGTAATAGAGACTTGTTCTTCGGCAGCAGGGACCTTGCGCATGTTTCAAGTATACTCGGGCATGGTACCTCTGATAAAAAACTATGACCCAAAAATCTGGTTTCAGGTGAGTCGAAACAAGCGACTCATCGCACGTCTTCCTGAAGGAAAAACAGGTATCCAAGCGTTACAAGATACGACAGCCAAGTTGGCAGCGGCGATGGCAGAAGTGCCAATATTCAAAGGCTGGCCGCACCAAGCCAAATTAAACCCGTCGCAAGAAATAGACAGCGGCGAATTTTATTTACGCCATCTGTGCCCGCCTGAAGATGCAGTTTTACTCAGTAAAGAAGAGTTCGATGCATTTCGTGCGGCCGGAGGCACAACATATCGTGGGAGTAGACATGGAAAAGTGGCTTGAGAAACTAGTGGTTTCGTTTGAAGAAAAAGCTGCCGACTTTCGACGTAGAGGACGCCCTAAGGCAGGTAATTACAAAAATAATAGTCTGCTCAATGCGTACAACTCTGAGGCAAGCATTTATGAGCAGTGTGCAAAGGAAATACGAGCCGGCGCGAAAGAAGCTGAAGAAGCTATTCTCGAAAATCTCCCCAAAGATATTGTCGAGGCTATTCGAAAAACAGATGACTGACTACAACCATTTACTTCCCAATACGATGTGGAACCGACGACCTACACCCCAAGGTATCGTCAATAACCCCTACCAGGTCGACCTGGGGGCGTGGATACAGCCAGGGGCCGATCCCGTTCGTACCATCGTAACGGTCGACCTGGGGGCGGACAGCGGCGCAGGAGACTGGTTGCATATCTCGGTGTCGCGCAAAACACGGCTGCCTTCTTGGCCGGACTTGTTGACGGCGCGCGATGAGCTTGGGTATGGCGATCTGTATTTTTTGCAGCAGCTGCCGCCCAAACGATATTGGTTGAATGATCATCAATATTGTTTGCATTTAATGCACCGGCTCGACCAAGACGCCGTACCGCGCTTGCTTTGGGCTTATCAAGTAGGTGCGACAGGAGAAAATTATGAGCACGGAAAATAAACCGCCCGTTGAAACAAACGACGAGGATATTACTTATGCGCAGAAATTGCTGCGTGAGTTGTCTGGTGCGGAACCGTATGCGGCGTATGTGATGCCTACGGCACGCATGATTGCGAGTATTCGTAAAGACATTACCGAGAAATTGCTCAATGAAATGACAGAGCATCTCGAGTACGACGACACGCGTGACAATTACTGCATTGCGCCGTTCGCGTGGCGCGCATTTACTAAGAAATGGCTCGATCCTTTTGTGGTTAAGCCGTGAAAGACATGCCCACGCCCAATGCACGGGAAATAGAACTAGCAGCTCAATGGTATGTACGCCCTGAGTTACTGGCGCTATATCGTGCGGAAGTACTGGAACCCATTGAAAAGCTTGCTGCGCATTACGAGGTCGTAGGTGCGCGAGCTGATTATACAAGAAAAACAGATACAGGACTTTTAGAACTAGTCGCGGAAGTGTTGCGCGAGCGGATGGTAAAGGACGGACCATGATGGATCCATTAATAGATTCTAAACGACTTAATGAAATATTTAAACGCTGTTTGTACCAAGACCCTACGCTCACGGAGCTGCCCGAAGACGCGATAATTGTCCGGGGTCTTACGATAACTGCGTGCTTTGACCCAAAGAATTTGCCGCCGTTCGAGAACGAGATACACAACTATCTCGATCAATTACCTGCACCATTTTATCGAGACACAGGGGGAGGGTGGTCATTCCTCAATATGTGTGTAGACAAAAATGAAATGCTGTGGGGACAGCATCGAGCTATACAAGAGCTCGTCATTTTGGGTATTGCGCTATACCGTGTATCGTATTTGCTGCCTCGAGATCTGTGGGAAGGTCTTCCTGGCGGCGTCCCCTATGTTGCAGTGTATCCTAAATACCTGTCGCGCGATGCGGATGCGCTGGTATTTATGGATACTAAAATACCTGTACAGGTAATTTTGAAATATATCGAAAGTGGTGACACCGACGAAGCAATTAAAGAAGCTTTCCCCGTACTTCCTTTGGAAAGCATCCAAGCGCTGCGGTTTACGGCTCGGTCGGCGGCAGTTTAGTATCGTCCTCTAGAGCGGCGTCTTCAAGCTTCGGCGCGAAGTTAACAAAATTATTGTGCGCGTCTATGTACTTTGGAGCGCCGCCCTCATCGATAAAGTCTTGAATGGTTTTATCGTCTTCGTTGTCCCCCCAAGGCAAATCGGTCAGGTTGTATGGGCCGGGCAAATAAGTCATGTGGTTGGCGCGAACTTCGGGATCAGTATCGAGCTCATCGCGCATGGTGTAGTTATTTTCGAGAGCGCGCTGGAATTCTTGTTCGACGTCAAAAGGATTATCGCTTTCGGACGCAAAAACGAATTCAGTTTCGACCGTCACGACGTAAAGCTTCTTTGGCATAGCGTATAGTCCTTGTATGAAACTCGTGATAACAGGTTCACGATTTGGTCGTGCCGACGTAGAGTATTGGCTGGACCGTTGGGTTCGCAAATACGGCGTGCCAGACCTTATCATTTTAGGCGATGCACGCGGTGTAGACGCGCAAGCGCGTGCGTGGTGCATAAAGCATGGCTACAACCACCGTGTTTTCGTTGCAGACTGGGCAACGCACGGGAAAGCTGCGGGTCCGTTGCGCAATCAGCAAATGATGGACGCAGCGGACGTGGGGGATTGGTGCATTGGGCTCCCTGCCGGGGAAGGTGCAGGGACCTTTGATTGCTTGCGCCGCGCCAAAAATCGGGGGCTATTTATTGTAGTTCCGCCGGAAAAGACTGCGGCATAGCGTATGGTTGAACCATACACATGTGTATGGCATGCTCCTGCGCATGAAACAAAAAACTACGCTCAATATCGATAAAGACCTGTTGGCCGAAGCTCGCGAAGTGACGGGCGCGACGAGCGACACGGACACCGTACGCTTGGGGTTAGAAGCACTGGTTCGCCATGCTGCCTATCAGCGTACGCGTGCGCTCATAGGCTCTGAAAAAGGGCGACCTATAGTGGATGTTCCTCGACGCCGGGAAGTACCTGTAAAGCGTAAAGTACGTACGCGAAAGAGCGCGTAACGTGGTGCTCGTAGACACTTCGGTGTGGATACGCATGCTCGCTGGGAAAGAACCCTATGCAACTAGGATGGATGACCTTTTGCAGCGGGGACAGGTGGTTGGACATGATTTAATATATGGGGAGCTTTTGGTTGGCGATATAGGAGCACGATCTAAACTATTGGCTGAATATATTCGATATATTCACGTGGCGCCCGTCCCGCATCAAGATGTCGTGAATCTTGTGCGCGCGCGACGATTCTATGGACAACGACTTAGCTGGATTGATGTGCATGTGTTGGCCGCAGCATTGGTCTACGGTGCGCAAATTTATACAGCAGATGTCGCACTCGAATCGCATGCTAAAAAATTAGGAGTACATTATGAATGAAGAATTAATTGATGATCGCTATTACTGGGTACGTTCGTACAGCGAAGAAGAATGGCAGCCGGCGCACTGGTACGACGGGTATTGGTGGGTGACGGGTAGTGAAGTACAGCGGGAACGTGAACGGTACGATCACTGGGTGCGTATTAAACTGCCGCCGGATACAAATGACGATGATTTCTGAACGCCTATAGTTAGACCATGCTGACACACTACGGCTTGGGCCAAAATGCTGCACTGCGAGCGATGGGCCTCGATAAGATCGCAGCCAGCCGTTTGGATAAAGAAGTATTAAAAGGAATCGTTAATTACAGCGATGTAGTGCCACACGCGCTAGGCGCGGATAGTAAAAACATTCTACGCCAAGCAGTGCACATGGGAACGCAACAACCTGAAGAAGCGGTTGCACGATACCGAGGTATTCAAAAAGGCATATATAATAATGAGCATGCCTTGGCAGAAAAAGCTAGGGCACTTCCTAAGTTTACGCGCACGCCTGTACAGCAGGATGCAGCGAATATATTTAAAGGAGGGCCAGATCAAATCCCAATGGGCTCTAAAACTGAAGTATACGCGCCTGAGACGGCAGGGCAGCAAGCGCGAAGATCGAGTGATGAATTTCTAGCAACACCAGAGGGGGGTTATGCAGATCGCTTACCGCTACCACCGCGTGCACCTGTCGATGATACGTTAAATACAGGGGTTTTGGCGCATGAGAAAGCAGAGCGTGCAGGTATGCGATTGAAAACGCAATACCCGCACGCCACGCATGTTGGCGTCGGACCTATTTTGGAAGAAGATCAAGTTTTACGTGGGGATTTTGAAGCGCGGCAAGCGCGAAGGGGTACGCGCATGGACCCCGATAATGCGTTGGTGGCAAAATTAAAAAAACAAATAGGCTTTCATCCAGATTGGCCTTTGCCAATAGGCGGACGACATCAAAGGGCACTTGAAGGGCGGCTGGAAGCCAATGCGCATAAAATCGAAACGCCTAGGCTAAATGCGAATATAGAAGCGCATTTACGGCGTCTGCGTGATCCACAACTTCCAAATATTGCAACGATCCCTAAGAAAGCAAAGGGACTTATCGATGAGTTGCAGCGTATTGAAAATACCCCCGAGGCGGATCCGGCTCAATATGACGCGGCGTTAAAAACGCTTTATGATTCTATGGGGTAACTAATGCTCGTACGTGTTGTCGCCCCTCATTTTGTAGCTGGATTAATTTTAGAAAACGATGTCTGCGTGCATGCCGCGCCCATCCTCAGATGGACTGTCGGATGGACCCGCGATGAGCTACGCAATTGGTTTAGGTTTAAGGGTTACCAGGCCCGTGTTCTCAAGGAAAAGGCATATGACAGCCCCTGAAGATACGTATCTTGACCGCGACGTCGCGTTTCAAATTGCAGAATTAACGTGTGAGATTCTATTGAGTAGATCTCTCTACGAGCCGGAAGAGCTTGCCGTTCGCGACACGTGCGGGCCCATTATTGCGGCGTATCGCGTAGGACAGTGTGTCGGTGCAAAAGAACGTACTCTGCAAGAGTTTGCCAAGCTTGCTGTTGCATTACGTGAAGAAGCCGACAGCGTTCACAGAACCGATGAAACAAAACTCATCATCGATAATATATTGTTGAGCGCCATTAAGGTTGAAGGAACTGTCGCACGCTTGCGAGGCCAACCGTGATTAAAGCCAAGCTGACTAATGAATTGAATGGCCGTAATTACTTTATTCTTGGTATCACGGACATTGAAATTGCCAAGCTCAAAGACGGTGATCCGCACGGGTTGATTATGAGTGCGTTTGGGTACGACGTAGAGTCATGTCCCGATACAATTGTTTTGGTTTATGCGCCGACGTATAAAGAAGTACAAGAGCGCATTGGTAATGTTCAAGCGTTTCCGCATGGACTAAGTTTTCCAGGGCCGAAGGGCCCCAAAATACTGGGGAACTAATAACGTGGACGATCAAACACTACTTGATCAAGCGCGCGCTGTTTACAAGGGTATTCATGAACTCGCGCTGCAGAAAGACCAGGCGTACTGGGAGCGCAATCAGCTCGTCAACGTGTTTGCAAAAATGGCGCACAACATGGGCTGGCCGGTGTGGCTTGCGGAGCATATTGACAAACCCGGTGAGCCCGCGTGGGGTCCAGAATGGCGGACGATTCTTTTTGTTCAGACGCCGCAGGGACAAGTAAGCTGGCATCTTTATATCGATGAATTGGGAATGTTCGACTGGGCGCAGCCGCTCGAAGTACTTTCACCGTGGGACGAACATACGACGAAAGAAAAGTATCAACGGTTGGCAGCATTGACGGCGGAAAATAATGCCAAATAACGACTATAACGCACATCTCAGAGTAGAGCTCGAAGGTGGCTCGTACTGGTGTCCGCGCTGTGGTAAAAAATTAAACGGCGCGGCGGTTTCTCAAGGGGATAAACGCGAAATCCCGTCCATAGGCGACCTGAGCGTTTGTAGTGGCTGTGGCATGGTTAGCCAATTTGCAGAAGGAAAACTCGAGCCATTTTCGCAGGACGCCTTTACATTGCTCAGTGAAGAAGAGCAGCAAAACCTAAAAGAAACGGGCGTTGCGCTGGGCTTTTCAGTATTGCGCATGCTGAAGAGCAAACAGCTCGATTCTTAGGATTGGTCCTGGGTAAACACGCGTGCCATGTCCCGCAATGTTTTAATGGTCTCGAGCTGTGGTGCCGTCAGAAGCATGCGTTCAATGTCGTTGAGCAACCGCAGGCCCGTCGGTTCAATAACCAAGATACGTTGACAGCGCGAGCAAACGGTGAGGGTTGTGGTGACCTCTTCGTCAGTGTCCTGCTCGTTGCTCACGTGGTTGGTAATGTCCGTGAGGCCGTTGGAGTAGGTGTATTTGCACACAGGGCATTGCGCGCCTTTATGGTCGCACTGAATACGCCCGGATTTACGTACCTTACGAATGATTTCACGGGCTCTTTTTTTAGTCATTGAACTTGGCCTTGAGTGCTAGTTCTACGGTAGCGAGTTCTTGCAGGGAGCGGGTGACCGCGTCGCGTGCGCCCTGTAGACTCTCGAGCGCCAAAAGCGGGTTGGGGCCGAGTTGTGCGTGCCGTATTTCGTGCACCGCTTCGGCCAGGGTTAGCTCAAAAGCTATCACGGAGTGGTCTAGGTTTTTTTGGCACACCGTAAACCTCATCAATTTTCTACGCCGAGCGTGTTATTTTTGATAGCCGCGATAGTTAGGTCTATCGCATGAATGTTGGTCAGGAAGTTGTCGCGCAATGTTTTGAGTTCTGCGAGATCTTCTTCAATCGTTGCGTCCACTGCTGCAAGAAGTGGTGCGAGCATTTCGCGCTCAGCGTCGCTCTTGAGATTACGCATAGCGTTGACTAATGCTGCACGTGCTTTGGTCCAAGCAGCACGGCGTTCGGTTTCAATGACATCGAGGTTTGCAAGTGCTGCAGCGACGGTATGATTTTTCATAAAAATATGTCTTTCTTAAATGAATGATTCAGGAGAGCTTGCGCATTTCTTCGCGTACACGTTTCTGGAAATACCCAGGCATTTTCCGTTCGGAGCTCATCACACGGGTAAGCTCAGCGTCGGATAGATTCAATTCTTTGTAGAGCTTGGCCCAAGGCTTCGCGTCCATATTCTGCCAGTACTTGCGGCGCGCAGCCTTGGCTTGCGTGAGTTTACCATCGGCAAACCACACGAGTGCTTTGTTGGCCGGTGCGAGTTTTTTAAACGCATCGCCTTCTGCATCGAGCACAGCGTCGCGCGCAAGCTTGTTTTTGCGATATTCGTCGCCAAATCCAAGCAGAGTCATGCACAGCCACAAACAAAAATTACTAAATGAATTCAACATCTGTATAACCTCTACTGCGTTATACCATGAATTAATCTAAATTACTGGTCTGCAAATACGCGAGTCCTTTGGGTGTAATATAGTGAAGATTATCGGTTTTACAAATATAAGCGCGGAGAAATAAACGAGCGAGGGCACGTGATGTTATTGAATCTCTTCTTTGACTCAATTTGACTAAGTCTAAAAAAGTGAGTCCGGGTTTTTCCGCGATAATGCCTAGCAACTCTTCTTGCTTATGACCTAGGTCTGTCATGCAGTTCCTTGGTGCTTAATCAAATAAATGACACGCTCGAGGCGAACTACAACGGCGGCTTCGTTGAGCTGTTCTTTGTGGGTAAAGCAGTAATTCATAATCACTGTTACCAATTCGGGGCGCCGGTTCCATGCGAGCGTGAATATGCGCAGACTCTCCGCACTGCTGTGCTTTTTTAGAAGGCGCACAACCTCAATCTCGTCGAGAGTTTTTAGCAACGTCCTATGATATGTAGGAACTACGATGAGTGAAAGCTACACACAGGGCCGTGGGGATGCTCTGCTCACGCTGGGCATAGTCAAATATGCTCGCGTATTGACCACGCTACAGCCGCACCAGGAGCGTGTTCGGGACCGGTTACGCGACCAGGAAGGGCTGGTTGTTGCGCACGGTTTGGGATCGGGCAAGTCACTTTCGTCCATTGCAGCTGCGGATGCGTTGGACATGCCACGCAATATTGTAGTGCCTGCTGCGTTGCAGGGCAATTATGCAAAAGAATTAAATACACATCGCGCTGAAAAGGGCGAAGGATTTAATGTTCATTCTTTGCAAAAATTGACGACGGCACCTGAAGAAGCAAGTCGACTTAACAATGGTTTATTGGTGGTCGACGAAGCGCACCGGTTGCGAGACCCTTCGACCAAAGCCAACCAGCTGTTTCGCAGTCTCTCGCCTCAAAAGCGCATGCTGCTGACAGCGAGTCCTGTGTACAATCATCCCGCAGATCTGGCCGCTCTGGTAAATCTGGCAGCGGGAAAAAAGCTTTTGCCAGATGATCGCAAAACTTTTGAAGATACATTTACTCGAACGGAGAAAGTAAATCCTTCGTTGTGGCAGCGCTTCAAAGGCGTGCGACCCGGCGAACAGCGTGTGCTCAATAATACAGAGCAGCTAAAATCGGTCTTGGACAAATGGGTTGATTATCATGGTAACGCGGGGAACACAAATTTCCCTGGATCGACAGAAGAAACAATTTCTGTCCCCATGTCGAAGAGCCAGCAAGATATTTACGATACGATGCTCAATAAAGCACCGTGGTGGGTGCGGCGGAAAATAGAAGCAGGGTTACCGCCCAGCAAACAAGAAGCAAAAAGCCTGACATCATTTTTGTCGGGACAGCGTCAAGTTTCGAATAGCCCGCAACCGTTCGTTGAAGGCATGTCAATGGATGAAGCGGTTGCACAAAGCCCAAAGATACAAGCCGCATTTGACCGCTTTATGTCGCGTAATAAAGAAAATCCGAACCACAAAGCAGTGGTGTATTCGAATTATCTACAGGGCGGGCTGTTGCCGTATGAGCATTTGCTCAAGCAAAATAATGTTCCGTACGGTCTTTTCCGTGGCGGCATGAACACGACCGAACGTAATAAATTGGTTTCTGATTATAATCAAAATAAGCTCAAAGCACTCTTGTTGAGTTCAGCCGGTGGCGAAGGGCTGGATCTCAAGGGCACGCGACAAGTGCAGCTTCTCGAGCCGCATTTCAACGAAGAAAAAATCCGACAAATTATTGGTCGAGGCGTTCGTTACAAGAGTCACGAGGCACTGCCTGAAGAAGAGCGCAATGTGCACGTGGAACGGTATTTGTCCGAAAAACGCCCTGGCTGGTTGGACAGTCTTCGTGGTCGAAAAAATCCAGACATGGCGTCGGATGCGTATATGTCGCAGTTGGCTCGAGATAAACTCAAGCTCAATGATCAGGTAATTGAACTGCTCAAGCAGAGAGATGCGGAGACAGCATGAGTATTTTTTATGAACAAGGAAAAACAGCTGCATTTTCTAAGCTTGGGTTAGACGCAGCAGCCCTTCACCGCCTTGGCGATGCAGGCCGTTCTGCGCTGCAGCATGCAGCGGTTGGTGGCGTGTTGGGCGCGGGTACGGGGGCTCTCGCGGCGGATGAAGGGCACGGTGTACGCGGCGCGTTGATAGGCGGCGCACTGGGCGGCGCAGGTGGATATGGCGTGGGTGCTGCGCGACATCCTATGACCAAACATATTTTGAATATGCGAAATAACCCGCAGGCGTTCGAGAGCTTGGGGAAGGCCGTTGGTGCGCATGGTGAAGGGCCTGCAGCATATCAACAGGCGATGGCTGCGCATGCTGCGCACGTGCAGGGGATCAATAACCCTGCTGTACAGGCCAATTTTCAGCGTGTTTATCCGCAGGCTGCCCAACAGGTAATGCCATGAATAATTTTTATTATGAAGGTTACGTAGCTGCCTGTGTAAAACTGGGTTTAGCGAAAATTGCCGCATCACGCCTCGACAAAGAAGTCTTGGAAGGAAACGTTGGTTATCACGACGTAGACCCAAGGCTTCCAGCATCAATGGGACAGTCGGGAATGGGCAAGGGCTTTACGCGTATGAATGCGATGGCTCCTGCGGAACAGACGCCTGAAGCGGTAGCGCGCCTACGTGCGCTGCGCGCTGCCAAAGATCGAAATACATATTCATTAGCTGATAAAGCGCGCCAAACAATTGAAAAAAATCCTGAGGATCTAGGGAATATTTCAAACGAAGTGTTAGACCAAGCGAGTATCCATAATCAAATGTTTCCTGGAGCAGGGCCCGCAACAGTGCCGATGCATGGCGCAGGTAATCGGCCCGGCGTGTTCGCAGGAGATGATTCGGGACAATTTTTACGGTCCATGCAAGATGGGCCTTACGGAGCGTTTCGTGCAGATCTTTCTACAAAAGATCCCACTAATTTAGCTCCAATATTTCTCAATCCACGTAAATCAGTGGATGATTCTCTTAATCATGGCGTGTTGGAACACGAAATTGGCGAACGCAATACGATGCTGAATACCAATCCACAAGGACGGTCGATTCAGCACGCGCATGCGACGCACGCAGGTATTGAGCCGCTATTGCGTGAAGAACTCGCGGTGCAGGGTGACCCGGAAGCCGTACGTACTCTACAAAATTTGAGGCAAGGTAATCCCGACGATAGACTCACGGCAGCGCTACGCCGTCGTGCAGGCGCGCATCCAGATAGTCCGTTACCGCTCGGGGGGCGGCAACAACGTGCTGTTGAAAAAATGATGCGCGATAAAGCGCATCTAATTAGTAAACCTGCACAAGCACGCGCGGCGGGGCAGCAGTTTATGACGGAGATAGCAGACGAAGGAAAAAGAAGGTTGCCTGCAGATCATGTACTCCAAGAAATGTTTGCAGGACTCCCTCGGTCTGAACAAATGCTTCTTCCGCAGCATATAAGAGATGCTACGCGAGATTCAGCGGGGCACTTGGGAGAACTCGGTGGAAAACTCATGAATGCGAAAGCACCTACTTCGCTACGTGAAGCGGTAGGGTTGGCTAAAGAAAATTACCCGCATTTGAAGAATTTCTATCAAGCGTCAAAGCCTGTCGCTAATTTCATGAAGGGTTTGCGGTAAGGAAAAATACCATGAATTACTACGAACAAGGTCGTCGTGAAGCGTTGATGAAATTAGGTTTTCCAATTACGCCAAGCATGAATGCATGGGGCACTGTGGGGGGTGCAGCGGCAGGCGGACTTCTTGGCGCGATCGCTGCCGACCCTGAGCGCGTGGGTGTCGGTACGGGCGCTCTTGTTGGTGCAGCAGGGGGCGCTCTCGGCGGATACCACGCTTTGCAAGGACCGCGTTCGGCGCACATTTTTGAAAGTGCCTTGGTTCCGGAAATCGACAAGGCGAGAGAGTTGCGCAAACAACTTATGGCCTCTGGCCCGGAATTGCTCGGTACGGCAGCGGGAGGTGTAGCGGGATATACTGCAGCTGACGAGGATACACCTGGCTTGGGTATCCTATTGGGGTCTACTATCGGCGGTGCTTTGGGACACCAAGGCGCGCGTGCGCTGGACGAAGTGGGTTCGTTTACAAGGGACGTCAAGGCAATGCGTGCAGCGCGTGCGGCCCGACGCGCAGAGCCTTTCAAAGTAGTTAATGTACGACCTGCGACGCCTCGTGCGCTTCCGGAAACTACTAAACTGAGTTTTGCTTCGCCGGGGAAAGCGCTAGCCGCACGAATTGCTGCGGGAGCCGCCGTAGGTGGCGGAGCCGGAGCTCTTCTCGGGCCAACCTACGGCGAAGAAAACGACAAATACACCGATTTTTGGGGAACTAAGCTTAATAAAAATAGGTTTAAAGAGCAGACTCCAGAAAGAATAAAAGAACTAAGGTTGAAAGGTCTTTTGCGTGGCGCGCTCTTGGGCGGTGCGGTGAGTGGCGGGTCCAAGGCAATGTCTCAAGCTAACCTACGCCAGGTCGCTCAACAAATACCGATAACAGAAGGTCTCGTTGGTGACCTAAACAAAGGATTTTGGTAATGCGTACGTACTATCAACGCGGACAGCGCGATGCGTTTCATAAACTAGGACTAAAATTGCCTAGTGCGATGGACGGCGAGCTCGTCGGACATTTGAAATCCATGGGCATTGGCGGTACCGTCGGCGGTTTGGGGGGTTATTTAGGCTCTGACGATGACCACAAACTTCGTGGTATTGCGTTAGGTGGTGCCGGGGGTGCGGCTGCGGGAAGTGGCGTTAAGCATTTGATTAATACGCGTGCTGCGCAACAGGCCATGAAAGACTATGAAATAGCGCGCGATGTAGTCAATTCCAAGCGCAACGGTGATGCCGTCGCGTTTGGAGAAAAAATGAATGGCATTGGTGCGCGTGCCGAGGCGGCCTTTGATGCACGGTTGCGTAGGCCTTTCTAATGTCTATTTATTATAACCTCGGTAAAAAAGCGGCCTTTGCAAAATTAGGTTTTGCAATGCCGCGACACTTTGATTTTGGGGGATATGCAAAGAGTATAGGAACGGGCGCTGCCGTGGGTGGAGCTGGCGGGTATTTGGCAGCGCCTGAAGACCGCAAAGGAACGGGTGTAGCCTTAGGTGCCTTGGGTGGCGGAGTGTTGGGTGGCGTAGGTAAAGATTTAATTAACAGGAATATTACGAATAAGTATCGGGATTTTAAGCGCCAAGAACGTGCGGTATATCGAAACCAGCAAATGGAGCTTGATCCGGCAATTACTGCGCACTATCAAAAAGTTGATGATATAGGAAAAGAATTAAAGACACATGACAATAATTTTACTGACATGTTGCGTAACAACCCAGAGATGACAAATGAGGAGTATGAAGTATTACATGCACCGCATAGAGCAAAAACTGATGAATTACGTAATCAATTAAATGAAAAACGTACAGCACGCAACGCGCTTGAGGACCAGGCCCGTGAAATTTCTGACGCATATCATGACCGGGACGATGTACAGCAAAAAGAATACCTTAATCGTCTAGGTAGACTTTTTTAACGTGTTAAAAGAAAAACTTCGCATACTCGAAGCCAAAGGTGTTGGCTATCTCTGGAAAAAATTTTTGAAGAGCCTAGAGAAAAAAGCTCGTGAATTAGCAGGTCAACCTAAGCCGCCAACCAAATCTGATGGCACGGCTAATTCCTGAGCCGCGACGCTTTTTTCAACGTTTGCAGTGCAGACACTGTAAACGTGAAAAGCTTTACGACTTGGATCTCGAGACGCACGAGATTATTATCCAGTGTACCGCGTGCCATAACGAAACACGGCTTATCCGCGTTGTCGACGTGACGAGGGTGTCGCTGTGATTCATTTAATGAGTTTCCCGTTTACCGGTCAAACGGCAGAGAGGGCCTCCCCCTCTGCGGGAATTGGGGAGGCACTTTTCTATGTGTACGTGGAGCGAGCGTGTCATTGCTCGCATGGACGCAGATGAAAATCCCACGCTGTCTCGACGTGCTCGGCGTAAAATATTAGTGTCATTTCTTATCGCACGTCGACTTATGACCCGGCGCGGTGATAAAGGAATGAAGCGTAATTTACGCAACCTAGAGCGCACACACGCGCGTATGTTTTCAGAAATAGATAAAACACTCAAAGAAGTTGAGGAGCTGCTTCATGGCAACAAAGCGCGAGGAACTGGAAAACGGATGCTTCGCCAAAGCAGCCGATAATGAGCCTATTTTTGTGTTGCGCGCACAGGATAGGTTGGCACCGGCGCTTGTGCGAGAGTGGGCTGTGCAAGCGGAGGAGCGTGGATGCCCGGCGCCCAAGGTTGCAGAAGCACGCGCGCTGGCAGATAAAATGGAGAACTGGGTGAATCGCAAGAACCCAGATTAGGGTTTACTGCGCAGTTCGAGGAGTACGCGGTCGAGCTTGGCCGCGTTTTCTCGTTCAAGTTCTGCACTGCGATCGAGCTGTCGATCAATACGATTTAAATGCTCTTCAATATTGCTAATTTGTACGCTGACCTTGGCGACGGAAGCACGCACTTCGGAAAGCTGCTCTCCTCGGCTGTAGTCGCGCAGCAAAAAGAACACCGCGACGGCGGCCATGATACCGCCGCCCCAGACAAGCAGTTTTAAAACAACGCCCAGGGTAACCGGAGTCTTTTGTAGGTCATCCGCATCAGCCGTGGGGCGCACGGATTTGGGGCTGGGGGTTACTTCGCTCATGGGCCAGGTATAGCACAAAAAATACGTATGTTCTGCGGTATACGCACATATGAACACAATCATTGATTTTTGTAAAACCAATAATATTTCTGTTACCCATCTCGACCTTACGGAAGACGCAGTGGGGCACACGGGATATCTTGATAAGCTCCGTCCGGAAAATTTCGGTTCGGGCCTTTACTACGGCATTGACCCGCACAACCGCGAGTACGTCGCTATCAAGGTGCGTGAAACCATGCTCGAAGCACCGGAAGAAACTGACGAAATTATGTTCGTTGCGTTTCAGCGTTACTCTGACGGCAATACGTTGTGGGTATCTATGGCGGCCAACGTAAGCGGCAGCAAAGAAGAAGTTCTGGCCAAAATGATTTCTTATGCGCTTGAAGGAAATCCACGCATGGATTATGTGACCGCAGATTACAAAAGCGGGTATACCTACGCGCAGGTCTAAGGCACGACGTTAAACGCCGTGAGCCACAATTTAAAAGAATTTGCGCAACTAGGACAAAGCGTCACCTGGTTGCGCGGTCGTTCTTCCTGCAGCGCGTGTTCCTCAGAACGCAGTACCAAGGCACGGTAGGTAAATTTTTTACACCGGGTGCATGGTATGCGTTTGAGGCGCATTTTTTAGATCTGCGCAGGTTCGGCGGCGCGATGGTTTTGATAAAGGCCGTAGCCAATGCCGCTTGCGCCCGCGAGAAGGGCCGCTGGCAGGAGGGCCCGGCGCAGAAGACCCCGCGAAGGGGGTGGGGCCTGCTGCGCAGCGACGCGGGCGGCGCGGGCGGCGCGGGCGGCATGGACCGCTTCATCGACCTTCGCGGTAAGAGGAAGGGGCACTTCAACAGGAGGAATGGGCGGCGGTGGCAACGAGACTTTGGGTTGTGACGGGCCAAAGTCTGCTGGAGCCGCGTTTCGTTTTACCGGTGGCGGCATAGGCTTGGCATAGGTACGCGGTTTGGCGGCAGGCTTGGGATTGTTTTTAGCCTCGAGTTTTTCCGCGCGACGCTGCATTTTACGTTGTTGATTTCCCGCTTCTTTGATGCCGCCAAATTGTTCAAATACGCTTGCGGTTTTGGTGACAGGAATACCTGAAAATTTGGCGAAAACACTTTGTACCATGTGTTGGCTTCCTGTTTTGGCGTAGGGATTGCCGTAACCATAGTTAGGCGGCGGTGGTGGGCTGGAGCCGCCAAACATATAATGTAGTCCTGCTCCTGCAGCCATACCGCCTGCAAGGGCTTTCCAGGGCAAATGGCGCACGACTGCACCTGCGGTAGGCGCTACTGCAGCGCCCGTTTGTGCCGCATGTGCAGCAGCCGCTGGAGAGGCGCCCAAAGCTTTATTTGCTTTAAATGATTTTAGGCGATCAGTGAGCGCAGGCGCTGCAGGTCCCGCAGGTATTTGCGCGCGCGCTTGGGGTGCGATTAGATTTTTTTGCGCTAACTCGAGAGGGCCCGCATTACCTGAGTTTGCAGCATATTGACGCGCCCCACCGATTTGCTGCGCATTTTGTTTTCCTGCGACGTAACGCTGTATATCGGCAGGGCTGTAGCGACCAGCGAGGGTGTCTTCAAACCCTGGAGTATTAAATGTCGTAGGACCGCCTTGGGCCATACGGTGATCAAGGATGCGAGAATCGGCACGTGTGATAGCTTCTTTTGTGAATCCTCGAAACAATGAAAATACGCTGGCAGTTCTTTCTTGATCGTTGCCAGAAAGAGCATATCCACCGACGCCCGTACCTACAATACCCGCGCCAACGAGTTCTGGATTGTTACGTACGATATTATTAATTCGTGCGCGCAGAGTTTCAGGTGTAGAGGTGGCAGTGGTAGGAGGGCCGTTGGCCGGAATATCTGAAGTCGTAGGCGTAACGGTGTCTGCGGAAGGAATTAAAGATTCTCGGGCAAAGGACCCCGTGGGCTGTTGTGACCGTGGGTCTATAGGTGCGTCGGGGATTCCCGGCGGGAAATGAGAATCACGCGCTGTGGATGTATAAGGGGAGGGTGCAAGACTCTCCGGCGCAACGGAAGGGCGCGGCGGAGGCGTAGCCGCCCTAGGTGCAGACGGTTGAACCGTGGGCGTAAGCGGCGCGATGTTTCTTGGGGGCCTGTAGTTGGCCGCAGCGTCGGTAGCCGCGTGTGCAGCAGCATTCTGCGCTGTTTGATAGGGCACCGTGAGACGTGGCTTGGGCATCAGGGCTTGCCGAGCTGCATCGATGGTGTTTTCTGAGAGGTGCCCTCGAGCAGAATCGAGCAGTTGCTCATACGTCGCGACGGAGGACAGCTTTTCGAACCTCGAAAAGACACTCACGCCTGCGCCGCCCGGCCTTGGTTGTGACAATCCGGCGTATTTTTGAAAGACGCTTTGACCCATGTGTGCAACTTAGTCTTTTTAGACAGAGAAGCACAGACTAATGCGCAAACTTTAATGCAGTTAAAATGCGGTGAAGGATCCACAGGGGGTCGGGGTCAGTTAAATCCCAATGAACCTGGTTCTTCACACGCACAATGACTCGTGTTGGAGACTTTTGTGTAATTCGTAATGGTGTTCCTGGCCAGACTGTATGGGCTAAATGCGTGAGTGTTTCGATGGTAAATACTTTCATTTGAAGATTTTTATCGTGAAGCTCCCAGTCACGATAAATTGCTGCGTTGTAGCGACTATCCGTGGGTTTGAATATGTACGCGGTCCAGCATACGTTGGTATCGATCAGGGTAAGTAAATAAGCAAAAGTCCCATTTTCAGTACAAACAGGCAGATTTCGTGTTTCTTGAATACGTTTAAATTCTGACCACGGAAGGTGCACAACGGGGAACGCCGACATGGTCATAATATAGGGCACTTCTGCGGTATAGAGATGTAGAGGTAATTTTTATGGAAAAAGTCAAGAATTGGTTTGCACGTTGTGGCCGCGCGATTGTCAAGACGGTGCGTGCAATTTTTACGCACACCAAGGACACGATCGTGACAACGCTCAATGTCATCAATCTCGGCTGGGGTGTGCTTGCGCTCGCAGTAGGTGCCGTGTTGGTTCTGGCGCTTGTGCTGTGCGTGCTGGCGGCGTTTGTTGCGCACGCAGCGGCGGCGGTAGTTCTTATCGCGGGCTGCGCGTTGCTAGTGCTACCTATTGCGGTGCTGCTGACCATTATTTTGACGGCATTCACAGCCGAAAAAGACGAAGTGGTGCCTGTGGTGGACGCCAATTTCGTCACTGTTTGAGTAAACTCGCGCCGATTTGAGGTATAAAAATATAGAGGTAGTTGTATGGATAGTATTAAGAAGTGGCTCTGGAACGGCGTACGTGCGGTTGCCCAGGCAGTCGTTGTCGGTGCCCGATTTCTTGGCAAGTTTATTGGATTCGCTGCCGCCGTAACCGTCGATGCGTGCATTATCGTGTGCACCGGGTTTGTGCTGGCGACGGTCCTTACTGCGGTCACCAGCAGTTCTTTGCCGATGATTATCGCTGTTGGTATTTGCATGATTTTTACGGCGCTCGTCTTGACGACGCCACGCGAACGGTTCGGCATCAAAAGGCCGGCGTACACCACCGTGGAGGGCGACTGGTATCAGTAATATTCTGATTAGTTTCAACCACAAAAAGCGTTTTTGAACAGGAATATTATATGAGCAGTATTTGGGCAACGATCAAGAGCTGGTTTTCGAAGAAGGTATCCACGGCGAAGGATGTGACGCGCGTGTATCGCGGCAAGCGCACGTACCAGAAGGTGCAGAACGAAGTCTCCAAGCGGGATTGGTGGACGCGCTGGACGCGCAAGGTGTACACGTTCGAACAATTGGACGCGCTGGAAACGTTTTTCAGCAACGAGCATCTGGCGCACGTTGCCTTTTGGGAGAACAGTACCGGCCGAAAATGTGTTTCGCAGTCGGATAAGAACGCCTGCACGTCGTGGCGTCTTGAGCGCTACGAAGTCATTCACAAACTTTTGGAGAAACTCGTAGAAGGAAAAGAAAAAATCACTGTCAGTCTCTACAACAAAACCATGGAGACCATGCTAGAGGTCCCGGTCTACACCCCTCCCATGGAGCAAGCAAAAAAGGCTGCGTAAAGACAGTGTGAAAAGTGCTTTTGGTGCCTACACCCACAGAAGCATTTTTTTAGTATTTTGCGGTATAAGGCAATATCACTATGACGCCTAAAGAACTCATTAAATTATGTAACAAATTAGAAATGTCACGTGCTGAAATTGCACGACAAGTTAAAGTTTCGAGCAAGTCGGTTGGCAACTGGCAGAACGGAATTTATCCAATTCCAGCCAAAGTAGAACGCCGGCTCTTGCGACTGCTTAAAAAGCTCGAAGAAGGCGAAGAGTCCGTTACGTTAGAACTACCAGGAGAAGAATCGTCAGATAAAGGCTGGCCTATTTATCTGCAACCAACAGGAATACGTCGGTTGTTTGATAAGTACGGCGAAAGCTACGCGGCGTTTGGTCGACGGATGGATACGTCAGGTTTGACAGTACGGTACTGGATGGAAGGAAAATTTATTCCTTCTGACAAATTCCATGAGCCGTTGCGTATTCTCTGGGCAGACACGTTTGAACGTACGCCCGGCACGGTGACTGTGGGCGGCAAGTCTGCAGGGATAAGCATCATGCATGCGATGCACCGTCAGCTCGCAGCGGAGCCGTTATTAGAGCTCAGCACTGAGTTCTATAACGAATATCGCACCATTCGCAACCAACAGGACGTGAATGCAGTCATTTCTTTTTCAGCCAAAAAAGTCGGCATGGATGCCGAGGTTTTGCGGCAGGCGCTAGCCTTTGTGCTTTTGACGCTCAAGAAAGAAATGGATACGGAGGCTATTTACCGTTGCCTAACGGGGCATGTGTAGGACCGACTATTATTGGGTATGCCGCTTACGCCCAATCCAGAAGTCACACGTGTTCAGTGGGTTCGGTACAAGGGGTACGCTGGTTGCAAAATTGACGGGCGTACTCCGGTGTCGTTACCTAGTACGTCCCTACATATGGATCGTGCTTTTTTCCTGACCGCACAGTTGGAAGCGCCGCGTTATGGCAGCGTGCAGAGCTATGACGGCGCGGGATTGAGTGGCGGACCACTCCATAATATTGCGGTGTACCCAAGCAGCGGTACGCAAGGCAGCTTGTTTGCGTTGCTGAGTCGAATGGAACTTGCGCGAACGCCTGGTTTTGCGATGATTGCTTTGCTCGATCAGTATCGCGCGCGAGGCTGGGCGATTACATCTAAGGGCGTGTTGTCCGAGGTACAGACAGGTAAGCCCGTTACAGGGGCGGACATTCTGCAGGAGTTGGCACCTTTGCGTGGTGTGGTGCCTCAAACAGGCCCCTACTGGGAACAAGCGCGACGGTGGGCGCTTTTACACCATCAAGTTTTTTCAGAATCTGCGCTGTTTGATGCTCAAAAAGAATATGCTATTAATTGGCTGATTCAAGGTCAGCAAAATACAGAAGAATTATTTTATCAAAGACGGCCCGTGCGTACCATGCTAGTTGAAAAAGATATTTCCATGGCTGAAGACTTGGCGTTGTGTGTTTATCACGCCTTTTCAGTCAACGCGCCTGCGATTGCGCAAAAGATTTTACTTAGCGCAATCAAAAGCAAGGATTTTCCAAAGGTGCTTCTCGGTACCTTTCGAGCAAGTACGTTTGCGAACTGGCAAGTACGTTACGACCGAACGCGCGCAGTTGCGTTGACGTCTGGGCTTTGGCCCGTCGCGCTTTTTACAGGACCCAAAGCGATCTTCTCTCCTTGAGCAAAGAATTTACGAGTGGTATGGGTATACATCCCCATACCTTTCAGCAGTACATAAAACGTCAAAAGGTGAATATTAAGTGCCAAAAGAATCCAGCGCGATGAGTGTTCGAAGTCCCCGGCGTGTAGTAGTGGAGACCCGCATGACGAGTAAAACTCTAGGGCCCCGACATGACAGGCATGAAAACGCATATAAACAGCCATTGGTAAATTGGCTGCCTCTCGAGCGCAAAACCAAGGGTGCGATTGCTGTGGAAGTCAGCAAGCGACCCATGCGCGTACCGCAGTTCTCCATCAAGGTGGGTGCGGTAAAAGTTGGTGATGACGGTCAGGTCATCGAGACGATGCCTTTTATGAGCATCTACATGATCGATGATCTTATCGAAGTACTTAAGCAGACCCGCGATAAATATATGTCTATTCGCGAGAATTGTCTTAAAGACGAGAATCCCAACATGGTGTCCGGCGCCTCACGCTACACCAATGATGAAGTAGATTACGAAGCAGATTTTCGCGAACGTTCTGAAGCTGCTGCAGTACTACCTCGTCGCAGGTAAAAAACATGCTCAAACATTTTGATTTCGAGTGCCTCGCCTGCCATACGGAATTCGATGAGTATGTCGAAGGGGCAGACGGCGTACCCGAGCACTGTCCTTCCTGTAATCGATCGGAAGGATATAAAAAATTACCAAGTACGTGGGCAAGCCCTACGACAATTATTGTCGATTATCCCGGTTCTAAGCGCCTCAAGGCGGGGTATGTACACCAGTACAACCGCCCCGCTGAGAAAAGGGGCTCCCAGGTTACGGTGAAATAGTGTCTACGGCGAGCGACGCACTATCGACGCTGTTGTACAATAAAATTGATAGCAAACTCGGGACATTCCCGAAGATTGCTAGAAAATCAATTCGATATTTCACTGATGCGTTTGCCGAAGGATTGCTTGAATACTTCACAAGCGCCGGCATTACGGTCACGATTCAAATCACCCAAGGTGGATTGCAGACTATCTCTTCGGCGTTGCCGGGGGAGGCTGCAATTCCCACGGGTGCTCCTTTTAGCCCTGTAACTTTAACCGGTAGCGGCAGGTTTGATTTATGATTTTTCACATCGTAAGTGGCGGGCCCGTGACGCTTCGTGGGAAAGACTTTTCTCTCGAAGATCCTTATATTTCGGTTTTCCCGACATATGAAGGTAAACACCCGCGTGATTTACGTCCTGGTGAAACGTGTACGGGGCGCCAGGGCACTGCTACATATACGGTTTTACGTTTTAAATAATTATTCGAAAGAAATGATGCGTATGCGCGCGCCGCTCACGGGTGAAGCTGGCGTCGTGACGAGTATTTCTTTTATCTGCTGACCTACGGGGTGGACGAACATAATCCAGCCGGCGCCTGCAGCCAGTGCGGATGTGACACGTCCACCCTCGTCCAGGCCGTCGGAAAGCTGAATGCTGACGTCTGCGAGTTCGCAGGACAGTAACAAAAATTTAGGCGCCGTAATTGAATCTAGTTGGACTGGATAGTCGATGACGGCGGGCGGGACGTGGACCAACTTGCTGGATTCTTCTGTGTAATCCAGAGCAAAAATAAATGGGTCCCGTCGCGGTACCGCCCCGTTAGGGATGAGGCTTCCGTAGGTGACAACGAGGTTCGCGGTGAGAGTGGGCATGCGCTGAATTTAGTGTCTTTTTTTAGCACCCATCAGCACGCGTCGACTTTTTGAGAGAAGCGTCGAAAACAGGTGGCACTTTGGAAGGCACTTGGGCATCTACGACGTTCGCTACTGTGGGCTGGAGGGATGCGTCAAACCTACCGTAACCAGGCCCCGTGCCGTCGTACGTGGGGTCGTAGACGGCGCTGCCGGCGCCGGGTCGACGCCCTACGCCGTTGGCGCCCCTGCCAGTGCGCGTGTCGACGTCCAGGATTTCTAGTACCTCTCGAAGCGATGTAGGTTTGTCGTCTCCAAAAAAGAGTGACAATAGTTCCCGAAATGCCCGAAGTTCGGGGAGACGCGGCGCACCTGCGACAATAATAAACCCTGCGCAGAGCTCGTTATGATCGTAAGGCGGGCGAGAGGGGTCACTTTCGTCTGCCAAACGCCGCGCGAGCTCTGCGCCCCAGGCTTGAATTCCACCGGCAGGGACTTCGATGTTGGTTGTTCGGACACCCGCCGTTTCCATCGTACTCAACAGTTTGATACGGTTGGCCAACTGATTGAGTAGAAAAGAAATACGCCGCGCCTCAATCAATAGCAAATCGACTTGCGCAATAAGCTGTAGAATTAAATTCACAACACCATTGTTGCTGGTAGTGCGTGCTAGCATTTTAGAAATAAATATCTTTGCTTCACCGATAATTGAATAAAGTACGGGAAAAAGCTGTACGGCCGTGGGAGTCATAAACCAATCAGGTGGTTCTCCTCGGCTCGAAGGGCGTGCGCGGCCATTGTAATAAATGGTTTCTACATTGGACAAATTACTGACCGGCTGCAGGACCCCACCCAGGGTATAGATTACGGCAAGCGCGTAGTAGTAGGCGCGGCCCTCTTTCAGGGGAACACGGTCAACGTAACGGAAAACAAAGCCAGTATTTTTTAGCTGCGCGATGACTTGCGTTTCCGCGTCGGGATCGATTTCCCAGTCTTTGACTGTTGGGTCTGCGTCCGTAAGTACGCTGGGAATGAAATCAAAATTTTGGGCCCAGCCAAAGCGCTGACGAAGATTCGGGTCGACCGAGCGAATCACTAAAATATTTTTAACTTGGAATTGCTCTGACGTGAAGCCTGGCCGCAGGATAACCAATGGAATAGGGTCCCAGTCCAACTGTACCCCCAGCTCTTGTTTGTCGGGCATAGGGATGACCAACCCGCGCAAGTTACGTGGCATAGGTAAAATGCGGGAGGACAAACTGCCGCGCGTGCCCATAAATAATAATTGATTAAAAATATCCATCAGAGGCATCAACAACGAAAGACTGTTGGCGCCCATGATTACGGAGACACCGGCAACAGCGTAATTTGGCGGGAACAAGGGGCGCGCTGCGTCACCCGTATCGTATAGAGATAGCATAAAGGTACGCCAGTAGCCGTGGTTACCGCCTGTGGCATTGGTGGCGTGATTGATAAATGAAATTGTAGCGGGTGTATTGGTGCGGAGAACGTCCCGTGTGTAAGAGCCTTCATTGGCTACCTTATCAAATACTGATTCGAGCGAGAATCTGTCAAAACTCTCAAGAAAGTCGATACCTGTATATTGTTTTTGAATAGGAATCATGATGGCGTGTGCAGCGGTATTGGCTGCAAGGCCGGTTAAAAAGTCTTCTATTTCTTGAAGTGCAGTGCGTAGAGCTGCTTCGACTGGATTGGCTGCTGCGATACGCGCAAAAACTTTGGCGATGTGAAGTTTGGCTTGCGTGACACGCAGCGCGGTCTTGAAGGCCGCATTGGTTTTCTCAACGCCGAGAAGAATTTTCTGGAGCGCCGGAGGAGCCAGCTTGTTTGTGCTGAGTTTTTTCCAATTTGCCATACGATTTGAGCATAGCCTGAGCTTGGTTTAACTTTTCCTCAAGTTCTTCTTTTTGCAGAAGTGCAGCGCCTTTTTGAATAAGCAAAAGAAGCTTAAACATAGGGGGCACATGCCAGCGAGAAGAGCTCACAGAGCCACTCCGGTTGTCAAACTCTTGAGTGTAATAATGAGTGAATTGAGCACGCTGCTGAAGGGCACAACGGGCATTCCACTTACACCAACAACCGGGAAGGGACCGGCCGTGGCGGTGCCTTGTTCGACGTGCACGTGCGTGTCGAGCAGCTGGTAAAGCAGCATGAGGTGTTGTTCGAGTTGTTCGTATTTAACGATATGGCTCGTTAAGGCAGAGCCCCCCAAAATGACTGAATCAGGAATATTGTTTGTAGAGAGTACGGCTTTACGTGTCTTGCTTTGTAAGATGCCAAGCAGCGAAGTGATATTGAAATTACCGCCCGCTGTAGATTCATGATTCATATCTCCGGCGAATGTCTTCATCGTAAACCCGCTCTTGGGATTGGGTGAGTTTACGCCACCAATATTCACAAAGTAATTTCCACTGGCGATATCAAATATTAAAGATTCACCCGTGTCATTGCCTTGCACTGCGACATACATATTGCGGCCGGCGGATAGTCCGTAATCGCGCAGCGCCTGGGTACGTACGTCGTTACCGGCGCTCAGCGTATGGTCACCGAGTACGTTCGTTTCTACGCCACCGCGCACCGTATGTTTTTGGGTTCCTGAAACTTCCGTTTCGTGATTGCCTAAAAAGGACTGTCTTTTGTTGCCAGTTACGGTTTCAACAGCAGTGCCGCCCGTGAGGTTCCCCGAGTGAATTGCAACGCCATTAATGCCGAATATTTCGCATTTGCCTTCGCTGTCCACATGAAATCGAAACAGCGTTTGCCCTTCAGGCGTGCAGAGTTCGAAGTTGAGCAAATCACCTTCGGCTCCCAGGTCAAATTTAATGGTCCAGTTTTCTTCGTCAGGACCCGCTTCGCTGCGCTGGTCGCTGCCACCACGGAAGCGCATATTGATGCGCCCGTCGTTGTTTTGGACCGTAAATTCGCCCATATCTGTGATATGGCGAAAGTTACGCGATATAATTTCTACAAGATCATTGATGAGATGTGTACGTATTTGCGCAAGAGGTGTCGAACGCATGACGTTGACACCCCCGGCCAATACCCCGATAGAATTCCCATTAGAGCCGAGCTGCACCCAATCGCCCGGTACTACGTCGCTGGGTTCTTGTGCGTTGCGGTAATCGCTGCCAGTGTCCAGCGCAGTTTTGTTGAGCCCCTGGCCGCCAAACCCTTCTGTGTCAGTAAGGGAGAATTTATTGTCTGCGGGGTCATTTCCCAGCGGCGCCGAGAGTACGCCCAATATAAACGGAGCACCGTAATCGAAGTTCAGCAGGACGGGCGTACCCGGCGCAAGAGGGGCAATTTCTCCTGGAGAACTGCGTAGACGGGGCACGCCGGTGAGTGTTCGACCTGCGGAAGTGCGCACCGTGGCCGTGTAGTTGTCCGCTTGATAGGTGACAACAATGCCGAATTCACCTGCGCGGCTCATCGTATCCCGTTTCCCGTTTTGCACCCTCTTCGCGATGCAGAGGGCAAAACTGACGCTGAGGTAAAAGAAGCCAGCCAGCTGCTTTGGCTTTTTCGTTATTAATGGACGCGAGGCACATGCCGCAGGTGAGTAACCACCCGTCGCGTACGCTCATCGCAGATACCGGTAAGGGTCTTCCGACCGATCCGGAACATTTTTGCTGGTCGAAAACTGACTGAGCCCAAGGCCTGCAGTGCCGCCGAGCGCGGCGCTCCCCGCGCGTTCAAGGGCGGTTAGCTCGCGCTCTGCGAGTGCACGTGCAGCCACAGGAGCCACTGCGCTGCCGAGTCCACCAAGGGACGCGCCCATCACGGCCCCCACGCCCTTACGGTCCTCGGGCGCTAGTGCGTACCCTGAGAGGCCACCAAGTGCGGCGCCGCCCAAGGTGCGTGTCACAAATCCGAGTTTCTCGAGTGCGGCACGCTGGCCTTGGCGGTAGGCAAGGGTCATCGCGACGCACCCCTGGTTTTTTTGGAAGATTTGTCCGCAGTTTTATCGAGGTAATGAAACGTTTCAGGTTCCGTTTCACAACCTTTCATAAAATCCGCAGTTTGTTTTTCCAACGCAGCAATGCGTTCGTCTTTTTCGCGAATGATTTGGAGGAGCGCATTTCGGTCAATCTCGAGACGCCTAATTTTATCGGGCAACTCAGAGCGCATTCTGCGCAAGATGGTCACTTCCTCGGAGAGGAGGTGGATGCGTTCTTTTTCTTGTTGGTCTCGACCTTCAGAATTGTCCATTATGATTACTCAACGTAGATGTTGAAGCGAAAGCCCCTGGTACGCACTCTTGGTCAGGAGGAGCGTACAGGGACCATATAACATATAAACAAAGCCCTGCCGCCAGGGCCAATAAAACCATAACGACGTAGAACCAGAAGTTCAGGTTAGAACGCCGCCGGGACACTTTGTTCCGTGAGAGTCTCCGTGACCAAATCACTGCTGATCGGGTCCGTGAAACCAATGACAGCATCGAGCGTATCCCGTGACACACCAGGCTTGCTGAGTGAAGCTTCGCCAAAGGGCATCAGGCGGTCGAACACAAATGACACCTGTTCGGCAATCATATTGGTACCCGCTTGAATGCTAATATTGTAGCTCTGGATGAGCGTAAGTTCCGCGTAAAATCCGCCTACAAAGTCATGCGCTTTGTTGCGGAAAATGGAACCCAAACCAAACGGAATGAGGTAAAGCTCGGAGTCCAAATTAATATAAAACTGTGAGGCCGAGCTCATGGCAGCCGGGTCATCTAAGTTTTGGACCGGCAGTTCTCGCGCGCGTGCGTTGTGGTAAAGTACGCGAAGGAGATTTCTCCCGTTGACGAAAAGACGCATGATGGTCCCTTGACCCTGTGCCTTTCCGGAAACGAAAAAAGAACGACCCGAGCCGAGTGACATCACGGGCTGCGTGCTCTTTTGCTGGCTAATAGAGAGATTTTGCAGCATGCCGATAGCCAGTAGCGACTGAACGCTTTTGCCATTTGTGCTGGCGATATCGACCGTGCTCAGACGCGCGGGGCCTGCCAACGTGAGCGTGTCATCCGGGTGCGCGGAAGAGTACGTGGCGTTGTCCATCGTGCGCTCGACGTGTTGATCTTGAAAACGCCAAGTGACGAGGTTACGTGTAATTCCGAGCATTGGGGTGACTCCTAGTTGGTGAGATTATGCGCGCCCGAGGAGTTGAATAAAATCGGGTCTTGTCAAAACAGCGGAACCTTGTTTCGCGTAATAGACCGCAGGCGTGTTGGCCAAGAGAGGGGGCTGTACGGGCGCAGGAGGCGGTGGCGGTGGTGGCGGCGGCGGGACAGGTCGCGATACCGCCATTTCAGCGGCGGTGGGCAGAATAAATCCAGCTCCGACACCGGTGGCCATTCCGCCCACCAATTTCGCGCGCGATGCTTGGCGATGGAGCGAATCTTCTTTACCAAAAGCGCCTCGCAGAGCATTGCCTTTGCCCCAGAACATGTTTTGTTTATATATGTCTTTGCCTAAGGTTCCTGGCATAACGCCATGCGTATTTGCCATATTCATAATATTTTTTGCGCGCAAATTTTTAAAAATACCGGTGCTAGCACCTTGCACCGCGCCGCTCACGGCTCCAAGCCCTGCACCTGAGGCGGCACCTTGTAAAAATGCCTTACCGCGTTCACCCTTTTCCGCGAAAGCCGCATTGAGTCCGCCGCTCAAACCGCCGCCAATGACAGCGTTAGACCAAGCATCACGCACCATAGGGCGAGATATTCCTTTGACAGCTTGTGCAAGACTTTGCGTGCGTTCTGGGGATAGGAAATGCCCGGCCCCCTGTACAAGCAGCTTTTCAGCTTTATCTCCGTAAGGCATAAGACCCCGAATTACGGGGTTGTTGTTACTGCTGCCTAGGAGACGGCCTACGGAACTGTTACCTGCAAAGCGCTTAATTGGCGCCAAGAGACGTTTGGCTGTGCCAAAGTTAATAAATGCCACCTTGGGCATTTGGGTAAAGTCGAGTGACTCGCGCATGGAGCGCACTATGCCACGAGATGGAGTCCGAGGACATTCAAGGGTTTGGGCAAACCCACCGTGGCATAGATTTCAATGCGGTCTGTGGAAGCGTTAGAAACTTCAACAGACGTCAGCGTTGCGTCCGTGAGTGGTGCACCGATTTTTGCGATGCGACGAAGTTTGAGCTGTTCAATGCCGGTGTTCATGGCCTGACGGACAAACCCCACGGTATCGGGATTGACGTTCCAGGTGCCCAAAAACGGCTCGAGGATGCTCAAGAAATAGAGACCCACGTAGTCGTAATTTTTGACGACTGAAAATTCGCCAGACTCGAGTGTTGAGGGGTCTGTCGTGAGCTGGTGAATGCTGTACGGCAAGCTCGTGGGAGAGCTCTGCGCAAATACATACCAGCCACCATCGGACAAATCCGTGAGCTGTTTTTCGGAAAAATAATCGCTCGAGTGCTCGAGGAGCGTGATGCCTGCTACGCCGAGGCGGCTGAAGCCTTGTTGACTCGGCAAACCGGCCGTCATGCCGCCGAGCAGCGCCGACAGATACCAGCCGGGCTGAGGGTCTGCGGCTTGCATGGTGCCGTCGGCATTACGTGCCTTGCTGCCGTCAACCAGGCCTGCCACGTGGACTTTATCGGGCCAGGTGAGAAGGGCACGTCGCGAATTAAAGCTCTGTGAAACAGAGACGAGTTCTGCCACTTGCTGGTCTTTGGTGAGCGTACGAATCACTCGATAACGAACTGCGTTGGGGTCCAGAATGGTCCCGAGACCTTCGCGTGTATCGCCGTGGGGCAGCTCGAATTCGGCATTGGCCGTATTGTTTTTATAGATTCCGTTGGCCTGACTCACGATGCGAATGCGCTGTTCGCTCAGCACTTGATCGACAGTAAATCGACGTACGGTGGAGGTAAAATTGCCATTGACGGATTTGGCAATTTCAAGTGTGTCACCAGGCAAGACACCGGACGAAAAGAAACTCGCGTCCGCGTCGTAAAAGCGGTTGTATACGCCATCGAGTGCTTCAATGCTGGTCAGGCTCTTGGTGGTGTAGCCGGTGAGCGGCGTGTCAAACTCAAGCGTCGAAGGTACTTCCGTAATTGCGGTGTCCTCATTAATTTCAACGCTGAAATTAGCTGAGCCGAAAAATGGAACGGTGACGCCGAGACCCTGAAGAGCGTTAGCTAGCTTTTTACCACTCACAGCGCCTGACTCGAAGTCAGCATTAAAAGTGGTCGATACGCCTGCGATTTCGATCACGGACTGGACACCATTTGGCGTGGTGTCGTCTTGAACGAAAAGAATTTGACGTGCAGGACTTTGTACCCCGGCCAAGCGGTTTTTGAATACGACACCGCTGAGCTCGAGACCAATGCGCATATCGGAAGCAGGGACTAGCGTCGTATGCGTCGTTGGTCTGAAAATACTGTAATTCATAGCAGCGGCAGTATTTACAGCGGCAGGGAAAGTCTCTTCGACTTCAACCTGCGTATCGCTATTAATATGCGCAATGGTGTAGGTGCCGTCGACCGACGGATTCACATTGCTGGCAACAATGGTAATTTTGTCACCCGGCAGTAGTTTACGAGACTGTGCCTGTAGGTCGGAAATGGTGATGGTGCGCAAACCTGGAGGAATTGCATCCTCCTGTTGTTCGACCACTCCATCGTTGTTTTCCGGAACGAGTGTGGAGGTGAGTGGCAACGTGCCGCTGCCGATGACCACACGAAATTTCTGCGGGACGCCAGTGTTAATGGCGATATTTGGATCTGCCAATTGGTCATTTTCGATTTTGAAAGACGCAATTGTCGGCAGGTCGTTCGTCAACGGAACTACGGCATAAACGGTTCCGTTAACAGAAACAACGTCGCGAGCAAGGCTATACCCTTCGAGGTCGTCGGAGCGGACGCCATAGAAATAAATAGGTGCTTGTCCGGCATTCTGTCGCGAAACAAAAAGCGCGGCAGCCAAAGGATTGCGCGCATCAATGCGGCCTACTTTGGTTTTAATTTCCTCAGTACTTGAGACGCTGTCGACACGTTGCAAATCCGTACGCAATGCACGATATCCGACGTACACACGCGCGTAGGAAATCTTGGCAGTCTTGTTGCCTACCGTCGCGGTGACCCCGCCGAGGATTTTGATTTCGTTGCTCTCGCGAAACGCAGGGAGTGCGACAAAAGATTTGTTAATTTCAAAGCTCGCAATTTTACGTTCAATGCGATACGCCAAATTAGTCGCAAGTGCTTCGAAGTTCGAAGCGACGCGAAGAAGCGTTTCGCTCTCAACACCCAAAATGGTCAAAGTGAGATCAGACCCGTCGGTGGTCACTATGAGGCTGTCGCCGGCCTGCACTTTGTTGGTGACAAAAGTGCCTGTGACAGACGAAAAATAATTTTCGTAAGGTATTTGGTTGGGTGTTCCGCCATCGGTGCCTTGCACCAATACTGCGCGTGCATCATCGAAATAGATGCGCACGGACGCGGGGTCGACCCAACTCCCCGGCGCAGCATTCGGCAGCCCTGCGAGAGTGATGGCGGGTGTATTTGCCACGGGCAGGGTATATGCCGCGTTGGCTTGAAACTGGCCGTATGGCGATACCTCGATGGTCAGCTTGTCATCGGGGTAGTCGTAGATTTGGTAGGCCGCGCCGAGCAGGATGGTATTTAGGTCCGGCGTCGTTGCCACTGCCGTCTGCGTGGCGAACTCCTGAAAAAGTAGCACAAGAGGACGTACCATGGGGCTTCTCTCTCCAGCGGCCTGGGCCTAATAATTATCGCGAATATAGTGTGCTGGTCGCTCTTGAAACAAGGTACGCAGTGCGTGCATCTTCGTATCCTGTAAGCTGTAGACGCCGTGCTTCTTCGGGATTAAAGATGAGTGAATTAACGCCAAGGTCTCGGCGCGGACAGAAAACGTTTAATGCAACAAAGCGTTTTGTATCGTCTTTATTCTTCAGTACGAGGTCATTTATTCGTTGCGTTTGTTCGATGTCGCTCCATGTGAGTTTTTGGTACAAGAGCTCGACCACAAAGAGTGCGACGTCTAAAGCACTGGCGGTTTTATTTTTGAAGGAAAGGGTAGGCGGGTACCCTGTCACCACATCGACAGCGGTCGCGCCGGCAATAATAGCTGCTTTGATCGGTGTAGTAGCTTGTATGCCGCCATCAATGGCCCAAGCATTTTCTAGGTGTATGGGTGTAAAAAAAGGCGCGTACACTGCAGATGCTTTGACCGCATCAACGATAGCGGGGTCCTTTTCTGTGTATACACGCGAATTAATCCCGGCGTCTGGTGAAAGAAGCGTGACACCTACTCGAAGAATATGTCCTCCGCTTTGAAGACGCGCGGCGCTTATTTTCTTAGTAATAAGCGTGTTGAGCGGAGTACTGTCGTAAAAGCTTTTCTTGTTAAAAAATCCGTGAAGCAACCCTGCGGGAAACCACGACCGGTAAATGTCACGTGTTTGAAGTGGCGTAAAAATACGCAACAATTCGGTAATTGCTTTTTCTTCACAGCCAAAAGAAAATTGTGCAAGGTAACTGCCCAAGAGGGCGCCTACACTCACGCCTGATATGATCGGATGTTGTAATTTTAGTACTTCATACAAATAACGTAATGTACCTAAATGATACTGCCCTAACGACCCACCCCCACTCAATACAAGAGCCCTCATGGAGAAGGCTCTCGTGAATGTGTTATTTCTGGCGTTTCTTTTGATTTACGCAATTGTCGAAACCCCCTGAGGCATAAACTGCCTAGAGCAATGATAGGGGGTCCTAGGCAACACCTTCAGCCAGAAACACGTATAAATCGACTGTAACGACGTCGTCTGTGCGCGGCGCGTACATGAAATTGATAATATCGTAACCAACCACACCAGGGCGGCTTTTACCGACGGTATAGTCATTGTCTTCGCCTGGCACCATACGTAAGCCATTTACAAAAACAGCCTCGTGTTTTTTAGAATTCCGTACGAAGGGTAAAGGTGTTTGAAAAATTTTATTGATTCCATCAAAAGCGCCAAGGACAGATTGCGCGACTACGTAAACGTCTTCCAAAGGAATTGGTTCAACGCTCGGCTTAGGCAAGACGACTGATATTTCTTGACGAATTGTTCCGGACAACTGATCCGGTATTTTGAGAGGTTCCTCTCGTACCTCACCGCGCCGCATTGAATTAATAGTTGTTTCAATAAAATAATCGTCTGCGGTACTGCCGCTTTGTGTAATGCGCTGGCTGATTTGCTGCAGTAGCGGTGCAATAGGAACTTGTTCCCATTGAATCCAAAACTGCGCCATGAACTCAACGGGCGTCGTCCACTTGGCTTGATCGCGTTGATAGGGCGTAGTTTGCCCTAAAGACGGATGAGATAAATCGTAAAATCCAAATTCTCGGATAATGACATCCCGAGACGCTAGGATTGTAAATTGAATTAGATCCGCAAGGATTGCACTTTCTGCTTCATCGTTAGAAGTGCATTCAATCATCATTGCAACTGTGTTGAGCGCTTTATGCGCTTCACGGTGGTCGGGCAGGCTGACACTGGCGCGGTCCCCGAGTACTTGTTTGCTGGGAACGGTCGATAGACGGTGCACGTAAATAGCAGGCGTTTGGTCGCGGGTTTCAATATTTACGTTGAACGCCGACTCAATAAGAATGTCGGTAGTAGTCCAATCTTCGCGCCAAACCCAACTCAGGCCCGCCTTTTCTTTAAAGCGAGAGCGCAGGATTTCTAAAAATACCCCTTGAATCGCCAACGGAGACCCCGCAGCAATACGCAGTGGGTTTTGTGGAAACTCCTTTGGACGCAGTGGGTTGGGCATAATTATTTAATACATGATGGGGGTGTGGTCCCAATTGGCGGGGATGCGATATTCGACAGAGTCGCGCGCTAGCTCTGAGAGGATGATGGATTGATGGACTGTTTCTCGACGAAGCTGTGTTTCAGATTGTGCGGTGACAATATAGCGTTTATTGAGACCCATCTCGACAATCACATCATCGACATCAACCGCTGGCTCTTGACCACAAATGGCGCGGATTTGTGTCGTATCGGATTTTCCTTGGGGCGTTAGAGATGTGTTGGTGTTCGGCGCCAGGAAACGCATTTTTATGCGCACGGGCGTAAAATATCCGGTTACAAATCCAGTGTGAAAACAAATAGCACACTTGCTATTTGTGGTTTTGCGAGTAATGCGGTCGTAACAATTTGTGCAGCGTAGACCCCAATGTTTGCGTTTAAGTACCGCCACATCAACACCATTGAATTTAAATCCAATGGCTAAGTCACGCTGCATCTTGCGTTTGAGAAGCTGCTCACGCAAAGGCAACGAAGCCCCGACGTCAGAGATGTCGTAGGCCGTCTCGCCCGTGGACGTAACCGCAACAATTCTATAATAAACTGTGCGCGCTAGTGATAAATAATTAAGGTCGTCTACGATGTCCCCTGGAGCGGGCAACACTGGGCGGCGCATCTTGTCGAAAAAATGATAGGAATCGAGTTTAAGAATGAGCTCGTCCCATGGACCATTAGGGGATCCGGACCGCTCGAGTTTAAACGATATGTCTGCAGAAGGTGGCTCATGTACCACCCACTGCAGAAATACGCCGTGGTCACCGGGGTGACGGAAAATAGGGACGGTTTTTGTGATCTCTACGTGCATACTTCGTAGAGATGATAGCGTCTGGCGGCGTCAGAACGCGGCAGCTAACTTCGTCGACTTGTACACTTTTTCGAGAAAATCCGCGTATGGAAAGGTGCGAATTTCACGCAAAAATTTAGGGTCGGAGTAGTGGGCGCTGAAGGCATTCGTTGCGTCGTTTAGCGAACTAAACCCAAGCATGCACTTCTGTTCATCAACACGGTTGAAGTCCGGCGGCTTGTTCGTCGTAACGACGTAGACGTTTGTGGCGGATTCATTGGGCCCGACAAAACAATCAATTGCTTCGCCGTCCATGCCCTTTGTCTTCTTGATATACCCATAAGGGTATTTCATTAAAGTCGTGCCACGGGTGCCATTGTGTTTGTCGTACCAATGCCGGTATTCACCGCGATCAGTTTCGATCGTAACGTTGAGGTCCCGGAATTTACGACCGCCATTAATCCGACCTATTTTTAGTTGTTGTGCAACTTTAATAGATGAATACGCGTTCGGTAAAATTAGCATGGCAATTAGAGCGGCGTAGCAAACCGGCGCTGTGGGGAAGACATGCTATTCCCCACGTCCATTGTCGTCGTCTGGTCTGCAATTCCATGCTGCAAATTCATGCCGGCGGGTTTGGCAGTGCGCGGGTCAACAACCCCAGGCAATTTAGGCATGCGTGCTTGGGGTCCACGTGCCATTTGCATTTTAGGTGCTTGAAGCATTTGTTTTGCACCTGATGGGAAATTCAGTGGTCGCGCGCCACTGAGATTTTTAAGTGCACCACCCAGTGCCATGGCTTCTTTGGCGGTCTGGTGCGCCTTTCGCGGATCTTTTTCGTCCAATTTTTCAAAAGGACTGCCGCGTTTGGGCGTAAATTTGTGTGTGCCTTCAGAACGAACCTTGGTGCGGATAAATGGCGCGTCGTGCAGCATTCCGAGCTTCTCGAGCGCGTCTTTTTGGCCCTCAAGAAAATAGGACGAATCCATTTTAGTAGCCCCCGCGCCGTCCCGTGTAGGCATAGCCAGAACTCAAGCTGCCGTACATGCCGTTTAGATTGTTTTGGATTTTGATTTGCTGCAGGGTCGCCATGGCAGAATCTTCCATTTCGCGAGCCAGCTGCGCGTAAAGCGGAAATTTGTCATCGACACCAATTGGCGCGATATCGCCATCTTGGTAGGTGACTTGGTTGCGCAGCTGCAAGAAAGAAGCGCTGCGCATGAGGTAAGCCGTTATCGCTTGCAGCATGGGATACTGCATGTGCGCCGGCCATTGTTCAGGCAGAAGCAAGGTTTGGGGCGTCATCGAGTTGTATCTCGATGTCACCATTTCCATCGCCTGATTAATCTCTGCCTGGGTGAACTGAACCTCACCCGTAATGATATTGAGGTTCGGGTAGTCTTGGAGAAAGCGCCGTACGTGGTCAACCGTCAGTGTCGGAGAGATAATAATATCTTTGGCGACAAGTGACATGGTGGGTACCACCGGCATGTTAGAGGATGACTTCTGCAGTGGTCGGCCCATATTCGTAGGGCTTATGTAGCACGATGGTGTAGGTCTCACCGGGCTCTACGAAAATAGGTGGCCAGCTGCCATAATCGTTGGTCGTTGTGGATCCCACGATTTTGTCGAACTGCCGCGTAACATAGTCGATTTTCCGATAAATGCGTACATCCGCATTCCGAATAGACGACCCGCCAGGAGTCACGTAACGAAACTTGCCAGGCTCATCAAAATCGGAGCTCAGTGCGATAAAATGTAGTTTCGGGGCTTTGACTGGGTTGTTGTTTGCCTGAAAAGGCATGGGAGCGTCATCTGCCGCGATGTTGCCGTAGCGGTCAAACACGCGTAGCCGGTAATACCGATACGGAACTTCATCGTCGATGAAAAAAAACCGGCTATTGGCGGCATCCCAGTTGGGTCCGGGCATGTCGCTAAGCACCAACGCATGGCGCTTATATTCGCCGTCGATCCCCGTATCGCTTGCAAGAATCTCGTACGCAACGATGTTAGGAGATGGAGACGGCAGCCAATAAATGGATTGTTTGTTAGCCATAAATACTCCTTAAAAATAAAAGCGCGCCCTCGGTTAGGAGGAGCGCGCCTAGAGTGCCACAGAATGCTCGAGGGCGTTAGCGGCGATGCTTACGGCCCAAGAAGCTCTTGGACTCGCCTGCCTGTGGCTCCGTGGTTTGGGACGCATCCTCACTTGCTATTGTGCTCTCGTCAGAGTTGGATGCAACAGCGTTATTGTCGGTCGTGCCGTCGTCAGATGCAACCTGTCCGGCGTCGCCCCCGTCGGGGTTGACACCTTGTCCGGGGGCAGCATCTGCATTGACGTTCTGCCCTGCCCTTTCACGCAGAGCATTGCGCGCCGCGCTCTCGGCACCCGCTGCGCCCGAAGACGCGTTGTTTGGGTCGATGCCGGAGGTGGGGTCTTCCTCAGCCTGCGGTACGTCCTTCCGCGCCTTGCCAGGAACCACCGCCGTGCCGTCCTCAGGATTGGCACCAGCCCCACGCTCCTGCCGGTTACGCGGCAGAGTCGCAATGACTTGACCGTCTCCTGGAATGACGATGGGAGCGGGTGCCGTGCCGTCCTCAGGGTTGGCACCCGCCCCACGCTCCTGCCGCGTCACGCCAACGCCTCTTTCGGCGTCCGACTGAATCGCGGGTGCAGCAGGGGGTGGAATGATGGTGCCGTCCTCGTTGACTTCGACCAGGGTGCCCTGGGCCAAGTAGAGCTGAATGACCTCGTCTTGCAAAACGTCATCGCCGACGGTGACGAGCGGAGAGCCAGGATTGAACGCCAACGGTTGATTGTTGACGTC